ATGGCCACCGTCAAGGTCGACAACAGCAACTTCCAGTCCGACGTGATTGAGGCCGATGCCCCGGTCGTGGTGGATTTCTGGGCCGAGTGGTGCGGTCCGTGCAAGATGATCGGCCCGTCGCTCGAGGAGATCTCGACCGAGCTGGAAGGCAGGGTGAAGATCGCCAAACTGAACATCGACGAGAACCCGGAACTCGCGGCGCGCTATGGCGTGCGCTCGATCCCCACCCTGCTCCTGTTCAAGGGCGGCGAAGTGGCCGACATGAAGGTGGGTGCCGCGCCGAAAACCGCGCTTTCGCACTGGATCAAGGACGCCGTCGCCTAAGCAGAGCTTTCCAGCCACCCGGCTCGGGCGGGCTGATGTGATAAAAACCCCGTCCGATCTGGGCGGGGTTTTTATTTGTGAGGCCGCCGTCTGTTTCTCCACAGGCCCGCTCAGCAAGCCGCCGTCCACGACGGTCCGCGTAATCGATCCGCACTTTTCCTCTGACAGAAATGGCGCGACGGTATAGAAGGCTCGTGCCGGCCGCGCTCGTTTCGCGCTCCCCCGGCCTGCGCTCGTAGCTCAATCGGATAGAGCACCGGACTTCGAATCCGTAGGTTGCAGGTTCAAGTCCTGCCGAGCGCGCCAAAAAATGAAGCAAGATCAATCACTTACCGCACCGCCGAAGAGACGGTTTTGCATGGATTGACCGCCATGCAAAAATATGCAAAGCGATGCAAAACCGGTTTTGCATAGGGAACTCCGAATGAGGTTCACCGGCCCGTATCCGTACCCCGTCAAGAATGGGCAGAAGTGGCGCGTCACCTGCTATCCGGACGAGGGTAAATCCTTCAGCCGAAGCTTCGCCACCAAGGCCCTCGGCGAGAAATTCATGCGCGACAGTCTCGTCGTGACTGGTATTCAGGCCGTGGCCGAGAGGACCGATCGACCACTCGATGACGTGATCGACATGGCGGTCGAGCAGGGCTCATTCGCCAGCCGCGCGCCGATCGATCGCGTCCTCGACAAACTCCACTCGAATCGGACGCTGCCGCTACCCAAGCTGGTCGAGATGTTCATCGAGGCCAAGGAGAAGGGCCATGACGGAAAGACCCCTCGGCGCGAGACCACGGTGGCCCGCTATAGTGAGCGCCTGAAGGTGTTCACGGACTTCTTTGAGGGCCGGTCATTGGCGTCGATCACGAAAGACGACATGCGCGCCTTCCGCACCCATCTGCTCTCAACCCGCAAGACGCGCAATGCCGCGCGCAATCACCTGCGCATGGTCTCGATCTTCTACAACCACCTGATCGACGAACTTGACATGCGCATCGCCAATCCGTGCAAGAAGATCACGATCGAGCTTTCCAAGGACAAGGACCCGGCCGAGGTCTCCGAGGAGGAAATCTACACCGACGACGAGATCGAGAAGCTGGTCAAGGTGCTGGAGACCCGCATAGAGCGGACGAACTCCCTCTACTTCAATACCGGTGGCGGCATCAAAGGCCGGGCGGCGCTGCGCGATGCTCTTCTGATCTCAACCCTGATCTATGCCGGCCTACGCATCGGCGAGGCTCTGGCGCTCGAATGGGATGACATCGACATGGAGCGGCGGGTGATCAATGTCACCAAGACGCTGACACGCTTCATGAAGGTGCAACCGGTGAAGACCAAGGCCGGCCGGCGCGTCGTCGTGATCCCGCTGCCTGTCCTCGATCTACTGAAGCGGTGGCGCATGCGGACCAATCATCCGGTCGTCTTCACCACGGTCGAGGGAAACTACATCGAGCACACCAACGCCCTGAAGATGTGGAAGCTGGTCGTGAAAGAGGCCGGTGTGCCCTATCATAATCCACACAAAGCGCGGCACTGGTTCGCGTCGAAACTCATCGACAAGGGCTATGACGATCACCGGTTGACAGACATGATCGGCCACGAGGACATCTCGTTCACGCGGCGCGTCTATGGTCACCTGCTCAACAAGCGTACACGCATCGAGAAGGACGTGAAGGACATCGACAAGGTGTTTCCGGGTTGAGTGCAGAAAGGCCCGGAGTATGTCCGGGCCTTTTCGCTAGTCGTTCCATTTCAGCCAAGTGCTGAGGGAGTCGTAGAAGACCTCGGAGTCTCGCTCCATGTGGAAGTCCGGCTTGAAGGCGTCCGGCCACCAGTCGACGCCGTGCGTGTCCCGGCTGTACTCCCGGTAGGCGGCGTAGGCGTCGTTCTCGGAGAGATCGAAGCCGTCCTTGTGCGCCATGGCGACGATGCGCTGCACGTCGGCCTGACGCTCATCCGGCACCGGCAACTCGAAATACATTGGTGTCAGCATAGGCCTTGGTCCATCTTGGAGATCGCCTGCTTCATCCGCACACACTCGCGGAAGCGTTTCATGAACAGGCGACTCAGGTTGTCGTCGGATCGGTAGATCGACCAGTCCGACTCGTACATTGAACCCTCGGAGATGATCATGCAGTCCGGCCCTTGGTGTTCGACCCAGAATATGCCGACACCGAAGATGAAATTCCAGACTCCATGTGCCCACGAGGTCGTGGCTTCGTAGGAGAGGTAGACCCTCTCCTTGAACACGACCCACGTGGCCGTCTCGTGCTCCAATAGGTCCAACGCGTCTTCGAGAGGCGTCGGCTCCACGTAGCTCATTCGAGCACGTCACCGCCAAACTGCTCGATGAAGGTCTGCATGTCGCCGGCCGAGCGGAAGCTGTAGAGGGTCAGGCGCTCGTCGGTGATGGGGCTCATCTGGATATCCATGTCGATCGACGACGGCCGGGCCTGCGCGATCGGCCGCGTGCAGTGGAAGCGATAACCCTGCCCGTCGAGGGCGCGGGCTCGGGTTTTCGTGAGACCAACGGTCCGGATGTGAGGGCTAGACATTTTCGTCTCCTGTTAAGAATTTCTGGACAGTACGGCCGAACTAAAACCCGAGTTCCTTGGCGGCGCTGTCGATCGCGGTGAAGAGGTCACCTTCCACATAGATAGTGGTGTTACGCTCGTCGGCCCAGTTACCGCAGGCGAGTTCGACGATCAGGCCAGCGAGTTTACCGGCTGCTGCCTTGTTCTCGATCTGGTCGACGATCGTCTCGTCATCGGTGTTGCTGTCGACGCCGATCTCCATGTCGCTCACGATCTGGTCATCCGACTCGATGCTGGAGATGAACTCCCCATAAGCTCTGTTGAATTGTCCCTCGATCGCGGCGAGGCCGGGGATGAAGATGTTGTCGACGCGGACGCCGCGTTCGCGTAGTGCGATGATCTGTTCGTGTGTGAGCATCAGAGTACCTTTTCCGCGAGCGTCCGTACCAGCACCCGCAATTCGTAGAAGTTTCTGGCCTCGTCGATGGCCATCAGAATCCGTTGCTTCTCGACCCGGCGCTTGGCCTCGAAGATGCTGATCCCTTCCCGCGCGCGCAGGTCCTTGACCTGCTGCACGTCAATCTGCGACACGAGAGCCGACATCCTGCGGCTCCGCCCCGATGCTCTTCAGATTGGCCCAGCACGTTGGCCCGACGTAGAAGGTGCCGCTGACCGGGTCCCGGACGTAGCCGGCATCTGGGACGACTACGAACGGGATGCCGGTGATGTCCGGCATCCTCATGTCTGTACCGAGGATGCAGGGACCACCAACACCGGGCAATTCGATCTCGTTGGCCACCAGTTCATCAGGAACGCCATAGCGCACGCCGCGCAGCGGGCTCTCGCGAGGCGGAGGAAGGTCCCTGCAAGGATTCTTCATGCTGCTTCCTTCTCCGTGACCCGCGACCGAACCCACGCGTGGAAGTCCATGCGCCTGATGCGCACACAATCGTCCGGCCGGTAGACCTCGTGTGAGTAGCCGCGCTCTGGAAAGTGGAAGCGGGCGTAACGCTCGACCGACACTTTCAAGAGTTCGTAGTTCATGTTGATCAACTGGACGCAGTCCTTGACGCTGAACCAGTTGCATAGACCTTCGAGGGAATCGGTGACGCTGAGCCATCGGCTCTTGAACGCACGGAAATAGGGATGTGGTCCCATCGGCAAGTCGGCAGCCTTCGCACCATCTAGTGTGTAGATGGTGTTCACTGGCCTCGCTTCACCGTCATACCAGAGGCCGCGCCAGTCCTCACGACGGCCGACGCGATAGAGCTTGGCCGGAGCCTCGATCAGTTCAATCATATTGTCTCACTCTCCCCTGTATCGACAAGCTTCTCGAACTCGGTGACCTGCTCCAGAGCACTCTTCAGCGAGTAGGAGAGGTAAGAAATTCTTGACACGATGTCGTCGACTTTCTGGCCCAAGGCAAACTGCTTCTTGGCCGTGGTGTCGTCGTAGACCGTGTTCAGGTCGATGCCGGCCTTCTCCAGCGTGCGAACCTTCTCCAGCACCTTCTCGGCCTCGCGAGCGCGAAACGTGACAGCGCGCTCGACCCGAGCCTCGTATTGCTTCTCAAGCTCGGCCGTCTTCAGCCGCACCGCCGCTTCGACCTCGCCGGCATCGACCTCGCTGGCGCGCCGCAGCATCGCCGCCACGAAGTTCCGGTTGAGCGGCGTGACCGTGTCCAGATTCTTCTTCGGTGCCGGCTTCTTCACCCGCAACGACCCGTTCGGCAGGACCTCCATATGACCCCAAAGCGCCGGAAGCTCGTGTGCCTGTACGATGTTCTCGGGCGAAACGATCCACCACTTGTCGCAATACTGGGCGACCGCCTCGGCCTTCTCAGGCAAGGACAGTTCGCGCCGCCAGTCCGACCGGGAGACCTTGATCTCGAACCCCTCGATCAGGAGCCCGCGTGACGGCCACAGGTTCATGACGACAGCATCCGCATGCCGGCGCGCGTTCGCTCCGGTCCCGTTACTGACCTCGAACATGAGTGCGTATTCACGCGGGTTGAAATAGCGGCGCAGTGCCGCCTTCACGTCACCGGTTCGCATCGATCGCCTTCATGGCAAGGGTGACAAGATGCGGCAGCGGCGTCGTGACAGGAGCGATTGCAAGCGGCGGACGCGGATTCTCGGTCTTCCCGGAGATGATGATCGGAGGAAGCTCTTTCGAGGCTACGCAATACTTGACGACGCGCTTGTTCTTTGCTTCACGCCGGACCAGATTGAGTCCCACGAGTTTCCGCAGCGGACGCATCACCGAGGATGCCGCGACCTCATAATCGAAGCCCATATCCTGACCGATGTCGCTCGGACTCATCGGTCCCTTATCGCGCAGCCTATACAGGACGCGCGCCTGAAATTCATTGAGGATGATCATGTCAGCGCCCCGTCGAACCGAAGCCGCCCTCTCCACGCTGGGATTCCGGCAAGTCGGCGGTTTCCTCGAACTCGGCATCGGCGTAACTCTCGAAGATCGCCTGCGCGATCTTATCACCGTGCTTGATCGTGAGCGGGACGGTGCCCGTGTTGAGGAGGATTACGCCGATATCACCCCGGTAGCTCGGGTCGACGACGCCGGCCAGAACGTCGATGCCGCTCTTGTAGGCAAGGCCGCTGCGTGGTGCGATGCGCATGTACCAGCCCGGCTCGAACGCCATGGACAGGCCGGTTGGAAACAGCTTGCGCGTGCCCGGATATAGCGTGACCTCGCCACCGAGGCCAAGGTCGGCACAGATGTCATATCCGGCCGCGTCGGGCTCGCTCTTCTTCGGAAGGATTGCAGTCGGGGAATTTCGCCGAACCAGAACTCTAAGCATGGATACGTTGACCTTTCACAATGTGCCGGGGGGCGGTCTTCATGATATCGGTGGGATCGCTTGGGTCGGTCATCATCACCGGGTGTGCAGCCAGTTCGACAAGAGCCTGATTGGGCTCGAAGACGCTGTCGAAAACGAACCCGTTGGCGGCGAGCGGGAAGGGAATATCCGTCCGCTCACCAGTCACGATGACTGCTGGCGACCTTGTCTCGATGCTGATGATACGGGCGATCTTTTCGGGGCGGAAAGGTCCGGGGACGCTTCCCTCCGAACGGTAGTCCCTAAGTAAACCGATTCTTGCGGCTATGGTTAGGGCTTCGTTAGTAAACGCGAGGACATGTCCTCTGACCCGATCTTTCGGAGCTTTATCCGAGGCTACCTCCATGTTGGTTGTGATTCCGAAACGGAGTTCCAGCATCTCAGCGATTCGCTGGACGGTATCGAGAGACCGGTGTCTGATGATAGCGTTTCTGTCGTCGATCATGGCTCCGTTGATGAGCCCGAACGCAAACGCCCACGAGGCCTCTCGTGAGAGAGACATCAGATCAACTCGGAGTTGCTGGGTTTTCGGCTCGATCAACCAACTTGCTGCTCTTGTCAACGTTCGCGACTTCACGAAAACGAGAGCAGTTGATTCGGTTTTGGTTCGCCGGATGGTAGGACGATAGGCGCGGCCGACACTTCCGTGGCCTTCCTGATCCGCGACAGTAAGTAGGAAATTTGCGACATCGTCGGCGACACTGCCCTCGACCAGAGTCATGTTGCTCGGCCGCTGCCGGTCGGTCGAATGCGTCCCGGAGGCGCAGATCATTCCAGTGAGTGCAAAACGCCGGATGTCCTCCTTGATCTGACCCGCCAGAGGCGCGGCCCAATCCAGCAGCGGGGGATTCGCTGCGAAGGCGTCATCGATCGGAACGTATCGGATCAGGCGACCATCCGGCGTCTTGCGGAGAGCGAAGACCGACTCTGGGGTGAGAGTCAATCGTGCGCCGCTCTCCGTCTCGATGGTGAAAAGCGGCTGCTTCGTCGCCATCGCTTGGATGCGAACCCCACCTTCCAGCAGCCCCGGCTCGGTGCCGCTGCGGTAGCTCAGAGAGCCGTCCGCAGCTTGGTCGAGGAAGCGAGTCTCGCTATGGAAGATGGGGTTCAACATGTCCGCATGCCTAGAGGTTCTGGACCTCTGTGTCAAGCGTTTCTTAACGAAGATTAACGGACCGGGCAAGCTCCCGTGGCGCAATCCTCGATCGCGACGCCGTCGTAGGAGTTGTCGTCGTCAAGGATCAAAGGCTTGAGATTCTTGACATAGGCGTCATAGGTCGACTGCGCCACGACCTCCTGCGGCAGGTACGGGTGGCCCAACTGCTCGGCCGTCTTGGTCACGTCCGGACGTTCCAAGAACGACACTCCGATGAAGTGGTCCCACCAGTCGTCCAACCACTCGACGATCTCGGAAACTTCGTGTGGCTCGAAGGCGACCGTAATCGAGCAATTGTGCTGGACGTAGTGATCCATCAGCGTCCTGTACCGTTCAAGCTGAACGACGGCCGGCTCGGCGTCGACGAAGATCGTCTCCTTGACCCCGTTGACCACGCGCTCGACGGGCGTGAGTCCCTTTTGATCGTACTTCACAGGGAAGCGGATCAGCTTTTCCGTGACCTGCTGGTCCTTACCGACCGGCTTGTCGAAGACGTAGTAGCCGGCGTCGAGCGCCTTCTTCACCAACGGATCGTGGATCGAGACGGCGACGTTGTTGAAGATGTGCTCGGCCTTCGGCTGATGCGCACCTTCCTTGATCTCGTCTCCGTCCTCGCCCATGGCCTTGGAGCCGGTGCCATTCGGCTGAACCTGTGTCACCAACGCCGGGCGCGGCGTGCCGAGTTCGTCAGCCATGGAGTTCGCAGCCCAGACGGCGACCTTCTTGAACCCGTCCAGCATTTCGGCGTTGTCCGCGTACTCCCAATCGACATAGCCGGTCGGGCTGACGCCGCAGAGGCGCAACAGCTTGTTGTTGTCGTCCCACGCCGTCTGGAGGACGCCGTCGCGCATCGACACGCAGGTCTGCCGGTAGTTGGCGCGCGCCAGAATGTAGGCGGCACGGTGCAGCGCAGGGAGATCACCATTGAAGCGATGCATGACGATCTGCACGAGGTTGCAGAAGCCCTTGGACGGCAAAATGATCTCCGCACACGGGTTGCAACCATCGGCCCACGGCGCGCGCTTCTTAGCATGTGCCATGTTGTAGAAGCCGGGCTCGCCCGAAAGCTGGATCGAGACGAACATCCGCACAAGCTCTTCGATCGTCGGCTTGCGCATGAACGTGAGCGAGTTGTTCGACTGGCCGCGCCAGTAGCGATCCGGGTAGTAGTTGTCCTTTGCCTTGGCGAAGCGCTCGGCGTCCGGGTGATCGGCATCAAGAAGCGCGATCTGGGCGGAGCGGCGCGACGACAGGACGGTGCCGAGGGCGTTGACGATGTCGAGGATGTCGATCGCGTCCAGCGCGCGGCCGGCCGCGTTGTTCATCACGTCGATGATGATCTTGAGGCCGTCGCGCAGCGGCTCCCAGCCAGAGGAAATCCAACCATAGCCGCGCAGGCGCTGACCGGCCGGGCGAAGCTGGCTGAAGTCGAGCACGAGCTTCTTGGCGCGGTACTTCTTGGCCATGAGCGTGCCGGCGAGCTTCGCCCACGCCTTGGCACTGTCGCCGACGACGATCCGCCACTCACCCGTCTCCGGGTTGAAGGTGTTGGTGTTCTTCTCCTGACCGCCGCGCCCGGCACGCGTCGACGCAACGAACTCCACCTTCTCGATCCGCTGGCCGAAGCCAGACAGGAGACCGGGCTGCGGACGAAAGCCCACGCCACAGCCTTGCAACAAAAGCCAAAATGCGTCGACGATGTCGGCCGGAATGCGGATGTCGGTGAAGGAGCAGTTGAACGCCGCGCTCGGCCGCTCACGGATCACGTCGGTGCCGGCCATCCACTTGACGCGGCCGGACAGCGAGCCCTTACGCGTGCGGATGATCTCGCGAAGCTCGGCAAGCTCGGCCTCTTCTTCGGCCGTCAGTTGCCAGAGACGATCATACGCGACAACGATGGCGTCGCGCTTGTGCTTTAGGCGCTCTAGCTCGGACTCCACCGCAGGAATCTTGGCGAGATCGTCAGCGACATCCTCCAGCCCTTCCATACCGAGGCCGGCAAACTGTCGAGACAGGGACTCAATTTCGAGAATCTTGGACCAGAGCGCTTCGATGTCGGTCTGAACCTCTTCGAAGGCGTCCTTCATGTAGCTGTATTTCGCCTTCTTCGCTTCCTCCCAGAGGTAGCGCTGATGGCCGATCTGCCGGTCGAGAGAGGCGGCTTTGGTTTCGAGACGGGCTCCACCGTCGACGGCTGGACGAAGATATGTACGGTGCTCTACGAAGGCGGCACGCGCGGACTGATTGGCCATCTAATGTTTCCTATGCACGCAGAAAGCCAAACCGGACGCGCTTTCACGCGCCCGGCTGGCGCTTGGTTTGGCTCTTGGAGAGAGAATCCGAATGATAGATATTCTTGACACGCCGGTCAAAGAAATCTGGTCAGTGGCTCACGATTTAGCGCCACCAGCATCCGGACCCGACTATCTATGGTACGTCTGGAACTTGAAGGCCTGCCGCCCTTACCAACACGTCTACCCGGACAACCCTGCCGTCCAGTAGATATCCTCGATAGTCACGGCTCATCCTCTTGCCGAGGATCAGCCGGGCCTTTTCAATCAGGGTAAGGCCATCGTCGTCGGCGACGCGCGGACGCATCACCGGCCTCGGGGCGGTATTGGTCCCCTTGGTCTTGTGGGACGCGGGAACTCCCAGTTCCGCGATCCACCGTTTCACTCTCGCGAGGGAAACCCCATAGTAGGCGGCGATCTCCTCGCGGTTCATCCCGTTTTCCCGCAACTTCCGAAGTTCCTCCCGGCTAGGTGTGACCGGGGATGTACCCATTCGCATTCTCCAATTTCATTTCCACTGTGCCCGGAATAATTCCGAACATCTGGTTCATACGCTCCAGCACGGTCCCATCCGTGTAGAGCGAGAACATCGCAGCAACCACGGCCATGGAGGTCGTGATCTGTTCACTCTGGTCCTTGGCCACACCTTGCCCGTCGAGAAACACTTCAAGGCGAATCTTGTCGTCCTGTCGGTACTCCTCCACGACGATCCGGTTCTCTTCGACGAAGACCTTCTCTTTTACCTGTTCGTCCACTACGCAAACTCCTGTTAGGAATGTTATCCTAAACCGATCAACCTATACGTGTCGAGAACGAATTAGGAACGCCGGTCAGCGATCCCAAATCGTGTCGTCGGCGACGAGCGCGCGGAACTGGACCCACGACCGAAAATTCCGGGTCATAAGGTGCTTGCCGGATTGCTCGGACGGCGTGGCCTGATGCTCGGTCGGCGAGGCATGAACCGGCGCGGAAATAGCCAGCCGGTTGAACAGCTTGCCGTCCTCCTTGAAATCGGTGGGCTTGCCTTCGTGCGTGCGATAGCTCACGCGAGCGCAGCGCGCCGCCGAGACAATGCACTTGACGGCATCGAGTGTCGTGTCGAAGTAGGCCGAGCGCGAGTTGTGGCCGATTCCGACTGCACTCAACCCTTCCGCAGCCCAGTCAGTCTCACAGGTGCGCAGTCGCATATTATCCTCGTCGAGGATGTAGGGTGTGTGCCAATCGTAAAGGTTCAAAACCTTCGGGGTCGAGTGCAGACGCGCCTCGATAACAGCCTGCGCCAGATCGCGGATTTCCGGCTGGGCGTCCTTGTGGTTCCGCAGACCCTCCCAGTTCGCCCAGTCGGTCGCAGTCAGGACCGTGCGCGTCGACAGGAACGGCTCGATCACCCGGTTGACGATCTGCTTGGCGAAGCCGAGCGAGTGGAGCTTGAGAGCATGGCGGATTGCATCCGACCGCGCCTCATTCCAGATGCGCCGTCCTTCCGCCTCAAGCTGGTCGTCGGCGTGGGTGAAGGCCTGCATACCGGACTGGTCAAGGCCCCATTCCAGCGGCTCCACCATCTCGCGCAAGCAGTTTGCAACCAACTTCTCGGTCGGGATCGCCCGGCTTGACGCACCGTTGCGCGAGAACGCCCGATGCGTGTTGAACTCGGGCAGCACGTAGCGGTGGTAGTGAAGCTCCAGCGACGTGATGCGGGTGTCGTCGATCGCCGAGACGGAGTCGGCGAGAATCTTCGCGGAAATCTCCATCAGATGAGACCCCGCATTCTGGTCGCGGCTTGCAGCAGACGGAAGGCAGCTTCGTCCAACTGATCCATCGAACCGTGGTTGTAGATCGTGAAGTCGACCTCGATCTGATCCATCAGGACTTCGGACGGATGCGGATCGGTGCTGGTCGTGCCCGGCCGGACGACGCGAACCTTGACGCCGCCGTGATCGTCAACGAACGTTGCCTCGTGCGGGAAGCGCATGTCCGTGATGATGACGCCTTCGGTGCTTTGGACCTTGGCCTTGACGATATCGGTCCAGAGGTCCTTGCCGATAGTGTCGCGCCACTCCGTGCCGAGCGTCTGCATTGCGTGCCGCGTGGACTTATCCTGCAACACAACCAGCGGCTCTTCCTTCTCAGCCTCGGAGCCGTTGACGCGGCGCTCGGCCTCCTCTGCACTCATCCCCGAAGACATGAGCAGGAACTTGATCATCCCCTTGAGCGTGCCGGCGAAGGCAATCCGCTCGTATCCGGTCTCTTCGGCAATCATGGAGGCGACGGTGTCCTTACCGCTCCTCTTCTTGCCGGTCATCGCAATCAGCATGGTCTCTCCTTGTTAAGAATTACTGGACACGGCGGGCGAAACTTCGCCGGGGTCGTCGAAAGCGCTCGTGTAGGCTGGCTGCAACTCCATCGGGTGATACGCCTTGCTCAAGTCGATCGCGGGCAATGCGTCGCCGGGGAAGTCGAGTGGCCGGAACAGCGGGCGAGTCCAATCCCGCTCTTCCTCCACGGTAGTGATCCCGCGCTCGATCAGCACGCCTTGAATGTAGCCGAGCCAGCGGTTGGCCTTCTCGATCGGCATGCCGGCGCGGCAGCCCTCGATAAGCTCCTCCCGAAGCTTGTGCAGTTTCGAGTCCGAGGGGTTCCAGTTCTCGTAACGCAGTGCGACTAGAATGATGGCTTGATGGTAAGGCGTCATCGGGTCCTCAGATTACGAGCGTCAGCCGTTCCGCTGCGCGGGTCACGGCGGTGTAGAGCCAGCGACTGGCGTCGGCCCGGAACACATTGGACTGGTCGTGCACCACGACCTCATCCCACTGCGAGCCCTGCGCCTTGTGGCAGGTGATCGCGTAGGCGTAGTCGACCTCGTGCACGTTCGGCGTCTGCCGGGCGCGGAACACGTCACGCTTCGGCGCGCTCGGGTTGTTCTTGCCTCGGTAGTGTTCCTCCGGCACGGCCTGAAGGCACTTCAGTTCGTAGTCGCGACCGTCCTCGGCCGTGATCGCCATATTGAAAGTGATCGAGCCTTCATTCAGATAGCCGACATCGTCCTTGACGAAGGCCATCGTCCCGTTGACCAGCGCCGGGTGCTGCTGACTGTTCTTGGTGACGATCATCATCTCGCCGGCACAGGGACCGAGGCCGTGCATGCCGGACAGCTTCCGCAGTTTGCGGGTGATCTGCCACCGCTTCTCATGCGTGCCGACGATGATCTGCGCATCGAGATCGAGGTCGAACGTCTTGTCGTCCTGATGTGGCTCGATAACGCGCAACAGACCGTCACCATGCGAGCCATAAGGCACGTCGTCACCCTCGCGGATGCGCATGGATGCCCAGATAATCGGGTTGTCCGCTGCCTGCCGGTGGATTTCGGTCAGGGCTGCGTCAGCGACGCGGTTGCAGAAGCCGGGTCCGGATGGATCGACCGGAGGCAACTGGCCGGGATCGCCGATCGCGAGAATTGGGACACCGAAGCCTCGCAGGTCGTCGGCCATGTTGGCGTCGACCATCGAACATTCGTCGACGACGATCAGATGCGCGCCACGAACGGACGGCGAATCCGGGTTCAACTGGAAGCGCGGACTGTTCTCGTCATAGGCGCGCTCAAGGTCACGTTCCCACTGCTTCACACGGCGTGCAGCTTCGCGGATGAGTGCAGAGTTGCCGGAGGACTGGATGTCCTTGAACTCGGCCTGCGCGCGGAAAAGTTCCTGCTCAATCTGGTAGGCCTTCATCGCCTTGGGCTGATAAATGGCCTTGTGGATCGTGGTCGCCGTGGCAGTCATCTTCTCGGCGTGCAGCTTCTTCGTCATGACCTTCGCGGCCTTGCCGGTCGGGCTGCAAAAGACGATCTGGTTCGGGGCGAGGCCGGTCGCCTCAACCAGAAACGGAAGCACGGTCGACTTGCCAGTGCCGGCAAAGCCGTTCAGGAGAAAGAACGGAGCCTTGTCGAGGCCGCGATCGACCACGGTCTCGGCATACTGCTCGCCGGTCTGGGCGTCGTACATGTGCCGGAGCGATTCCTGCGCGGCCGGCAGTTCTTTGTACCAGTCCCGCCAAGTCAGGATCGCCTTGTCCTGTTGCGGGCTAAGTGTGATGCTCACTTTTGGCCTCACTGAACGACATTTCGTCGATGATGGTGATTGGAGCTTCGGTCTCGATCCACGCCTTCGCGCCGCATTTCAGGCCGGTCGGATCGTAGACGGCGATGGACGGGCCGTGGATATCGACTCCACGGCCGTACCTCGTCTTCCCGCCGATCTTGATCGTGTAGACCGGGCGGTTGCCACCATCGCGCTTGTTGAACGCGATGAACTGGCGGTTGACGTGGATGATCGCCTTCATGCCAGCCAGATGATCCCGGTCTTTCCGGACCTGAGCTTCTTGCGCTCGCCGGAGTCCACCACGATGCCGGCGTTGCGAAGCTCGGTGATGCGCGGCCGGACCGACAGCGGCGAAAGCTTCAGCGCCTCCGCGACCTCGTCACAGGTCATCGGCTCCTCCCGCAGGAGTTCGAGGACGCGCTGGCGCATTGATTTCGCGTTCGCGGTGGAAGGCATCGCCGCAAACGACGTGTCGGTGTTCTGGTGTCCGATTCCGTTGACGTACGACATGGTCAGTCCTTCCTCCCGCCCGGATGAAAATCGATGGCGACCGGCGCACGCAACTTGCCGTCAGGCGTGCGCTGCTTCATGTACCGGACGGTCACCGGGTGGCCGACGTAGTGCTCGGCATTCACGAGCAGCGCGGCGCAGAACTCGAAGCTTCCACGGATGCCGGCTTCATTGGTGCGGCCGTCCTCAAGCTCGACGACCACACGCTTGGCTTTGCCGGCCCAGTTGCCGTTGCCTTCCTCGATCGCGAGAAGCTTGAACTCCTTGGCCTCGAAGTCCTTGCGCTTGAGCAGGTGCTTGGAGCGGGTGTGCTCGTAGGGTGCGCGCATGGTGCGCACCATCTGACCCTCGTAGCCTTCCTCCAGCCACTGTTCGAGCAACTGGTCGAGGCCGGCCTGATCCTCAACCTCGAAGGTCGGAACGAGCACGATGTTCGGGCAGTCGAACTCGTGGCGGAACATCCTATCCAGTTCGTCCACGCGATCCGTCGTCGGACCAAAGGCGGCCTCGGCAATGTCGTAGACGTGGTACTGGATGAGGTCGCGCTGCTGCTTGGCGAACTCGGCGCGCTGCTGCTCCTCCGTGACGCCGGCCTTCAGCGCCTTCTTGTCCACCTTGAAACCCTTCCGGATGACGGAGGTCAGGGTGTTGAAGTCGTCCTTGTAGGCGTGGTTGTAGAGTTCCCCGTCGAGTACGAGTTCAGGGTATTCATCGAACGCCGGCCGCAACTGCTCAAGGATGTGGTCGACCGTCGTGATCGGCTGACCCTGACGGGTGGTCGCACCATCGACGGTGATGATGGCGCGGATGCCGTCGAGCTTCGGCTGCGCGAACACCGGGAACGCCAGAGGCCCCTTGAGCTTGTCGTAGTCGCGGGCGAGCATCGGCTGGATGAACACGTCATCCCAGTTGGCGTCATGGTTGCGCCGATACTTGCGATCGAGCTTCTTCTTTTCCTCGGCCTGCGCCTCGAAAATAGCCTGCTCTGCGGCCGTTGGCTGAGACTTCGGCGTGCAGGAGGTCCAGCCGGACTCGACGGGTGTACCGTCAACAAGTCCGGAAATTCCGCGCCAGCGAGGGCCGTCAACCTGATACTGCCAGAAGCGCAGGTTGCCCTTGGAGTCGCGGGTGTAAATCTTGTCAGAGATCATCGGGAGCCCCGTGTGTTGGAGAAAAGGTCCCCGGCGTCGGGAGCCGGGGAGACGGGGATCAGGCGTTGATTTTCGGCAGCGTGGCGCGGAGAGCGCTTGCGTCCTTGGCCTTCTCGGCGGCGGTCGAAGCGGTGAGCAGGGCGCGGTCGGCGACTTTCTGCGCAGCGACTTCCTTGGCCTTCTCCTGCGCCTCCAGCTTTTCGATGTAGGCGTCGACGGAGGCGAGTTTGTTCACAGCCTTGTCGAAGGTCTTTCCGTCGATGAGGCCGAGACGGATCAGCAGTCTAACGATGAGGTCCATCGTGAATTACCTTTCAATGTCAGGGATTGATGGGCATGCGGACCGACCGGGGCTCTGAGCCCCGGCCACGCGGTTGACGCGCTTTAGAAGGAGCGACGACGGGTCGTGCGCTCGGCCGGCACCGGCTTGGTGGTGGTCTCGGCCGGAGGAGCCTCCGTGGCGGCGGCAGCCTGTTCGGCAGCAGCGGCCTTGCGGGCGCGAGCTTCCTCCAACTGCCGCATCAGAGCGGCTTCCTCGTCGTCGACCTCCGGCTCGGCGGCGGGAGCGGCCTGCTGCTCGATAGCCTTGGTCTCGCGCGGTGCAGACTTCGGCTTCTCCTCCTCGATGAGGTTCGAGTTGGAGTCGGACTCCGAGACGGTGCGGCCGTCGCCGTACTGGGCGATCAGGTCCTCCTCGGACATCCAGTCGACGATCTTGAAGATCGGGTAGTGCTTCTTCCCGTGCTTCTTCTCCTTGGGCATGTACGAGCCCTTGGTGAACTCCACGACCGGAAGCTCGCCCGGATGGTTCTTGTACTGCCGGCCGTAGTCCTTCAGCAGATCACCCAGCGGGCGCAGGGCCGACTTGGTGGTCGTCTTGTAGACGATCTGGACGCCGGCATGATCAGCGCCGAGCGGGCGAAGGTCGATCGCGAACTGCTCCGACCAGCCGTCCTGCGTGCCGTCAGCATGCTTCTCGTAAGGACCGTGGTCCGTGAGTTCATGCTTGCCGGGCGGCGGACCCTGAAGGATCGGGACCATGATCTCGTCGACCACCTCCTCATCCTTCCAGCAAATCCAGCCGCGACGGGCGTTCGCCACGTCGGCAACGAGGCGTTCTTCGGCCTCGATCTCCTGCGCGCTCTGCCCGTAGGAGAACTCGCCGGAGTTGCCGTTGAACTTGGCGTAGACGGCCGAAGAGCCACCAAGATCGTTACCGGCTGCCGCAAACGGATCGTAGGCGCTCTCCTGAGCGATCTCCGTCCGGGTACGGGTTGCAACTGCTGTACTCATTGTGTCTCCTTTCGTTCAGCAGGGTGTGCTTGACTTCCGACGCCCGGATGTCAAGAATTTCTGGACACGCAGATCACGCGTCTTCGTCGTCGAGGTCCTTGAAGGTGACCTTCAGGATTTCATACGGGTTACCGAGCTTCATATGCTCGGAGACATCGATGCCGGCCGCTTCGAGCGAGGACTTGTCGAGAGTCTGCCGGCCCTGTGCCATAGTGTAGGAAACCGACCAACTGTTTCCTTGCGCCTTGTTCGAGCCATGGCGACGCAGGACCTCCTTGATCTCCTCATTGAGGCGATCCAGTTCCTCCTTCGCCTTCTTCGCTGCCTTGGTCGCAGCGCGGCGGCGGAACAGGAGTTCGTCCTTGAGCAGATCGCCCACGAGCGCCGGGTCCGTCTGGCGTTTCTTGTCCGTCGTCTTGCCCGGCATCGCCTTCACCGTCGTGTCGAGGCACGACTGTTGGTAAGGGCAATACTGACAAGTGCCGTCGATCACACCTTCGCGATGAAGCTTGGACGGATCAGTCGTCTTGAAGACCAATTCCGCGCGATCCTGCGCAATCTTGAACTTCTTCTCGTCGAACTTGACGACGAATACTTCGATGTCATCCAAGAACGACGCGTTGATGTACAGGATCACAGCGTAGTTGGGCTTGAACGCCGTCGTCTGACGCATCAACCCCATCTGAATCTGGGTCTGGCCGTGGTGGATCGCCTTTTCCTCGGACAGGTCCACACGCGGGTCGATCGACTTGACCTCCAGCATGAAGCAGTCGGTGCCGAGATCGACGACGCCGTACTTGGCCAGAGCATTGCGGGCCACACCACGGATCAGACCGTCCGGTGTAACCGACAGCACGCCCTCCGGCCGGCCGTTATCGTCGAAGTCGTCCGGATCGCCGTCGAAGAGGGTGATCTGGTTCTCACCGCCCATCAGGAACTCGAACAGCTTGAGTTCCTTCGCGCCCCACTCCATGGCGGGGACAACGATGTGGTTCTCGATGATGTCGCCGCGCCGCAGCGCGCCCCACGACTCCTCGTATTCCGGATCGGGCTCGAAGCCGTTGCGCTTGTACCAAGCCTTGCGCAGGCAGCCGAACGCCTCCGAGCCGCCGAGCGTCTTGTTGCGGTCGTGACCCCACTTCTTGTTGGTGCCGTCGACCCACGACTGGAAGATCGCCTTGAAATCCAACGGCTCTTTGGTCGTAGTCAGCATGTCAGGACTCAATGGTGATGGTGCCGTAGAAGTCTTTCCAGCACTCAGGGATGAGGGTGTCGCTGTAGACGCCAGCGCGGCCGTGAACGGTCGTGGTGAGGGTGACGCCGGTCCGAGGGCCGGTGAACATCACGACGTGCGGAGGATCATCCGGGAGGCCTCCCGGAACACAGAGGCGCTTCAGGATCGGGTAGGGACGGGTGTTTGGTGTGGCTGTAGTCTTCACTGCGCGTCACCCTTCATGTCCTCGTAGCAGGCGCGGTAGCCGGCTTCGTAGGCATTGGTCAGCATCTCGGAGGTGATCTGCTCAGCCTTGGCGGCGATCTCCGATTCAGCATTCTTGCGGATGTTGGTGATGACGCTGGAGTTGGAAATGGCGGAGCGCTCCACCATAAAATCCAAATATTCCTTGTCGTTCGGTTCCATTGTCTGCATATCGCTTGGCTCTTGTCCAGTAATTCTTGACGCTTATCGAGGCAGACGGCCGGGTCGAAGAGGCAAACTCCCCGGCCGTCTGCCAAGCGCTGGTAACGAACAGCGCTAGGGGTATTGGTGGATCAGGCCGCGTCGGCGGGAGCGGGGCTTGGGAGGGCGATCGCACCCTGCTCCACCAATTTCATGAGCACACGCGCGGTGGCTCGGCAGTCGATGATGGCGTTGTGAGCGCCTTCCAGTTCCTCGTCGAAGAAGAACTTCATGCACTCGGCCAGCTTCGGCCACTTGTAGTCCTCGTTGTGCAGCGGGCGCTTGCCCTTCTTCTTCACGATCGGCGTCGCCGCCTTCATCGTGCAGACGATCGACTTGTCTCCGAACGGGTCGTCGCCGACCGCGCCTTCGAGCGCAAGCTGCACCATCGCCACGGCCCGGCGCATGACAATCGTGTCGAACGCCGTGTTGTGACACACGATCATGTCTGCCGCGTTCACCATGCCAAGGAACACGTTGATGACGTGGTCGAGATCGAGCCCGACTTCCTCGGCAATCTGCTGCGTGACCCCGTGGATCAGTGCGACCTCCTGCGGGATGTCCCACGAGGACGGAAACACGATCAGGTCCGCCGAGCCGAGTTCGCGGCCGGTATTCAGGTCGATCAGCAATGCACCAAGCTGCACGAGCTTGGGCTGCTGCGGGGCGATCGGGTCGGCCTTGAAGTCGGCCTTTCCGGTCGTCTCCGTATCGAAAATCAGAGCTTTCATCGGGAGGTCGTTAACCTTAATTTCTGGGTGGATTGTTAGATTATCTGGACACGAACGTCAAGAAAAAGTTAGGAACATCACCACAGCGGCCGGCCGGTCGGACCCATGCGGCACTGGCCCGTGTTGGGCTCGACGCCCACTGCGATATCGTCCCAGATTTCGATCGTGTCGAAGTCCTTCTCATTCGTGATCTTCAGCGGCGGGATGTCTAGTTTGGCCAACCACGCGTGCATAAGAGTTTGAAGAGTCTGGCGATTTTCCACATCGCACCAGCGCGCGGTGAAGATTCGAACCTCGACCCCATTGGCCAGCCAGCGCTTGATCCGATCGACCATGGGCATGATCGGCTCGCCAAGGTGGTTATACCCCTTCCAGCCGTTGTAGACGGCGAGCGTCCGGTCGAAATCGACGCCAATCCAACCACTCATAGATGCTCTCCTCGAACGATGCGTTTCTCAAATTCTGTCAAGCAATTCTTGACATCGCGGACCTCGGAAAGGAGGCGCTGCATGGGTGTCGTTTCGTCGATCGGCGAATGCGCGTGGAAGCCGAATCGGTGACCCTTGAAAATCTCCTTGATGACCTCGGAGCATTCCTCGCCGAGGCGGGCGATGACCTCCTCGAATGGCGCGGTATCAAGCGGGTATTTGATCAGGTCCATCAGAGCACCACGTCGGCGTAATCGTTCGGGAAGCTTCCCCGATCGGCGAGCCAGTCCATGTCGGGCTCGACGCTCTCCACCTTGGCGATCGTCTGGCCGGAGCCGACAAGCCATTCCAAGAGTTCCATCGGCTGGATTTCATGACCCTCCATCACCAGCTTGCCGTTGGCGTAGAGTCCGACCCAGTCGTCTCCGTTGACGTAGATGATATGCATTTCAGTTTTCCTCAGCGTCTTCCTGCCACTCGCGCAGGATGTCCATGGCGTGTTCATGACCATCCCAGTTGTCGACGCCGGCAGCCTCCAAGGCGTCCAGCTTCATTCCGTCCGCTACGAGCTTCTGGTATTCCTCCAGCGTGATCGTGATCGTTTCTTTTTCCATCTGCACTCAACCCTCCGATTACATCCACCAGCCCCGATCACCGGACATCGTGGCCGGCTGGTAGACGTGGTATTTCACGACGTGATGGTCTCCGATCACGAGGCCGCACTTCGGCTGGAATGGAAGATCAACCGTCTTCCAGACCCCATCCGCGTTGGGCTCGTTGTTCGGGACAAGCTTGACCTCGTACTTCGCCATCTGCACTCAACCCACCAAAGCCATGCCGAGAAGTACGAGACCGACGACGATCCCGGAGCCGAACATGAAGTAGAACATGACCCCACCGAAGATGAGCGCGCTGAGCCCATCCCCCTTCCTGTTCAGGAAGATCGTGAACCACGTCAGCAGCATCGACACGACGTACAGTCCGACAAGGTAGAGTGCAGAGGCACCGACGATTTCCAGACCAGTCATGTCAGTCTCCGATCATCTTGTCGTAGTAGTGGGGTGACGCGTACTCGGTGCGAGCGTCGGCGACCTCATCCAGAGCAGCCTCGGCGAGGTATTCGCTGAGCTTCGCGCCCTCTTCCGTGATGCTCCAAGGCACCACGATCACGCCGCCCTCACGCCCCTTGCGAAGCTCCTCGGGGAACATCTCCAGCATGGTGGCGATCCCGCCCATGATGCCGCGCATTTCCTTGGGCGCGACACGCATCGCCCAGAAGGACAAGAGGGATGAGAGCAGAAGACGGAGCTTGGCCATCGCTCAACCCAGATGCTTGAGGGACAGGATGCAGTGATCACGATCCAGCACCACGGAAGACATCGCGCAGGGCGTGTCGTTCGACGTGATGTAGGTGATCTCGAAGTCAGCCGAGCGGCCGGAGTAACCACCGCCGAACGGTTCGTACTCTTCGAGGCGGATCACCTGCCCGACCTTGAAGTCGCGGTCCTTCTTACGCACGTCGTGCGTCTTCTTGCCGGCGATCATCTCGCGAAAGAACGCCGGCCACGACTTCATGGTGTGTGCTGGAATGTTCATCGAATTTCCTCAACAAGAAAAGGGTCGTCCGGCTCGATCAGAGGAGCAAAACAATCAAGTACGACGGTTCTGAATTTCTCGGAAAGCGCAGGCATCGCCTGTGCGTAGAAACAGATGTAATCATAGACGCCGGAGAAATCGCCAGCCTCTGCGAGTGTCGTCAATTCTGCATAGTTGAAGCCGCGAGAAGTAAGGCGAACGAATATGTGGTCCATGTGCCCTTGATAAGTTGTCTGCTTGTTAGCGAACCAACTCCAATACATGGATTTATTGTACTGCTCAGCGAGCCCTTCACTCTCAATGTGACAGGGCGCACAAAGTACATGCAGGTTGTCAGGCGAGTTGTCGCCGCCATGCCAGATTGCGACGATATGAGCGCGCTCAAGGCGCGCCCCGTCACCACACGCCGCACAGCATACGTCTCCAGAGACCTCAAACCCTTGTTCCTCCAAGATTGGAAGCCAATGATCGTGAATGGCCTGCTTCGACGGCATCCCCTTCCGTCTCTGTTTCTGCTCCTTACTCATCAGTGCGTCTGAGCCCACGTTAGTCCAATCTTTGCTTCCGCATCGACCGGCGCGACATAGTTGAAGTGATGGCCGGCATCGGCGGCGGCGCGCTTGGCGATCTCGGCCGCGTGCTCGGCGATCTCCTTGGTCCGGCAGGCCGACTGGATTTCGTCGTGGACCCATGCGCAGAGCGTGAAGTCACCATCCCAGCCGAAACGGTAGCCGGCGTCTTCCATGTACTCGACGTAGAGGCAGACCCACTTCTTGGCGATCAGAGCGCCGTCCGACTGGAGCAGCAAATTCAATGCCGAGTGAGGCGACTTCACCCAGAGCTTGCGCCCGTCGAGGCCGGGCATCCAGCCCTGACGCGCCTGCTTGGCGACCCAGCGCATAAGCTCGCGGTACGCCGGCACGCCCTGCTGGAACTTCGCCTTCAGTTCCTTGCCGCGCGCCGCCATGATCTTCTCAGGCGTGCCCGGAGGACAGACGATCGAGCCGATCTTGGCGTCGCCACCACCGTAGAGGGTCGCGTAGATGAAGGTCTTCGCGTTGTCGCGGGTCGGCAGACCTGCGGCCTGCTGATTGGTCGTGTGAACGTCGCCGTTGAGGACGACTTCGAGATATGATCCCTCGTCCCAGCGGGCGAGATGGTGGCCGAAGCAGCGAAGCTCGATGCCCGACAGGTCGCAACCCATGAGCCACCACTGGTGGCCGTTGAGGACCGGAGCCTGAAAGAGGTTTCGGCACTCCCATCCATAATTGCCAGCGCGGCCATAGACGACCGCAGCCTTCTTGAGACTGCCGTCCGCCTTGTAGCACTGCGGTAGCCACTCACCATTCGCGTCGAGCAGCAGATTGTTCTTGGAGCCGTCCTTCAAGATCAGGTCGACGACCTTGACCTTCGGCACCTGCGCAATATTCGGGAACGAATGGCTGGCGCGGCCGGAGCGCGTGCCGCCTGCGTTCGTGCGAGCGTGAATGAAGCCGTCCTCGTCGACGAGCTTCATCCATCCGTTCTGACCCTTGGCGACCTGACCGTGCAGCTTGGCTAGGAAGAACAGTTCCGCCAGCGTGTCACAGATCGGCCAGTCGTCCGCGAGCTTGCGCAGGACCTCGTCATCAACCTGAGGATTGCCGGCCTCGGTGAAGTCGACGGGTTCCCAGTTGTAGACGACGCGCAGGCGATCGATGATCTGCGGGCGCGAGTTCGGATTGAAGTCCTTACGCTCGACCTTGCAGTACGGAGCGTCGGCGCTGAAATGGCACCAGACGCCGGCCGCGTCGCCTTCCTTCATCCGGACGCGCCGGGTCGCGCGCTTCTCGATCGTGACCTCGGCCCAGACCGAGCGGCTGTCGTCCTCGCCGAAGTGCTCGCGCGGCTCACCCTTGTACTTCTTCGACGGAGCCAGCCACCATCCAAAGTGCTCGATCGCGACCTTGGAAAGCTTTTCGTATTCGGCCGTGACCTCGTCTTCGAGCGCCTGTCCACCAATACGGTCGAACCAGAAGCCCGCCCGCTCTTGCAGCGCCATCAGGTGCGTGATCTGGTGTTCGAGGCGGATCGCCTCGTCGGACCACTGAACACCCTTGCACTTCATCCACAGGCGGTAGGTGACCTCGATGTCGTCCTCGCAGTAGGGGACGCCCGTCTCGAAATCGAAGTCTTTCCAAGGGTCGCGGCCGAGAGCCTGCATGTCCTTGGCGTAGGAGCCCTTGTAATGACCAAGGCGCTGACCCCACGCTTCAAGTCCGTGCCGGCCGATCAACTTGCCTTCCAACACGCCGCGTTCATGCAACTTGTAGTCTTTGTCCTTCTGGTTGGCGAAGATCATCTGCGACAAGGCTTGCGTGTCGCGGATGATCTGCCCTTCCTTCGGGTTGAAATCTTCGTAGAGCTTTTCGAGGACCAGAAGGTCGTAGCCGAGCAGGTTGTGGCCGATCGAAATGTCAGCCTCTTCGATGATGCCCACGGCGTCATCGATCTCGTCTCCGGTGTAGGAGAAGATCGGGCTAGGCTCGTCGTTCTCGATGATCATCAGCGAGATCACCCAGATGCGGGAGACCTCAGGCAGCAGACCATCGGTTTCGCAGTCCCAGATGACCTCACGCACGTGCGTCACCTGTGACGATCGTCAGCTTCGGCTTCAGGGCGTAGTGGACCTCGGCCGCGCGATTGCCCGCGCCGGGACTCCAGATGAACCACGCGTAGTTGTGTCGGGGAGAGCCGGTGCTGTCGGCGATCCAGCGCGGACGCCAAAGCAGTGACAGCTTCGTGTCGTACTGCGCACAGTCGAGGAAGAACTTACGGCGGGTGATCGCGCTGTCGACTTCGTTGCGCATCAGCATCGCGCATGTGACGCCGTATTCGCGGGCGAACGTCACGCACTTCGCCATAAAGGCGTCAATCACGTCCCGCTTGTAGGGCGGGTTGGTGATGATGTAGTCGATCGGCTCCTCGACGCCGATCACGGCCGTGGTGAAGTCACCGACGACTGCGTTCTTCGTTTGCGGGGCGATGTCGGACTCGATCACTTGCGCGCCGTAGAGGCGACACACCTTGGAGATGTGCCCCTGACCGGCAGCCGGCTCCCAGACGAGCTTGTCGAGAACGCCGCGACCCTGCGCCTCAAGGAAGCGCAGGAGCGCATGCGTGCACTCAGCCGGCGTCGGGTAGAAATCGTTCTCGACACGCTCGTGACCCGACGTGCCAAGCATGGCATTGTCGGAGCGCATCAGAAGTAGGTCTCACCCGAGCGAAGGAGGGCCGGAAGGGGATTTCGGTAGCTGTCATCAACCGGATTCTGGCTGAGCGGTCCGCCAGCCACGTCGTCGGTCATGACATCGATCCGACCGGCGCGTTGCATCAAGCGTATGAAGCCGGCGACCACGGCCGCAAGCCGATCGTCTTCATGGTCCCAGATGACATCATCGTTCAGAAGACGAGGCGTGTTCGGATCGACCCATTCGAACTCGGTGTCCTCCTCGGTGCCATCCGCGTGTAGGTAATAGCCGTCGATCTGGAAGCGCAGCGCCTCCTCGACGACCGCCTGCCGGTCGGCCCACTGGAGCAGATCGTCATACTTCTCCATGAGGCCGTGCAGATCGAAGCGCTCGACTACGGCCGCGAGAACACGTGCCTCGATCTGCTTGTAGACATCACCGAGCAGTCGCTTCAGCGGCGTCGGCACGTCGACAACAGCAAACTCCGGGAAATCGTGAACGAGGCCGACGATGCCGGCCTCGGCGATCTCGACATCCGACATGCCAAGGCCGCTCGCGCGCTCCATCATCAGGTGCGCGACTTCGCAGATATGCTGCCCAACTTTCAAAGGCGAATGTCCATTGAATCTGGACACGCGGGACAAAGAGTTGGCGATGTCGAAAAGGGTAATCTGCGTGGGGTCGGGATTGAGAAAATCAATCCGCCGCCCGGTGCCGGTTTTGATCCACGACATCGGCCGCTCCTGATTTTTGGTGTGTCCAGTTATTCTTTACGATTAGGTCGAGAAATGGTTAACAGTCAAGAAGATGTTAGGAACGTCGCGTTCCTAACCATCGAGCGCCTGATCGATAATCTCTTGTTTCCCCACGATCTTTCCGAGCAGACTGTCGTCGAGAGAACCTTGCACGACCAGATGTTGTGCTATGACGTGGTCCGTCTGTCCGAAACGGTGAGCGCGGTCTTCGGCCTGACACAACTCGTGTGGCAGCCACGTCAGTTCGGCGCAGACGACAAAGCGCGCGGCCGTCAGCGTGTAGCCGGTGCCAGCAGCGGTGTACTGACCGATAAACGGGTTGCAGTCCGGGTCGTCCTGAAAGCGATCTGCCTCGGCCTGCCTGTGCTTCGTCGGCGTACCGCCATAGATGCAGGCTGCGGAGTTGTCCCAGCGCTTCTTCAGCGCCTCGATCACCGCCCGGTGGTAGGCAAAGACAATGACCTTCTCGCCCTGCTCCATCAGGCTCTGGACGTGCTCGATGATCATCGGCACCTTCTCCAGCGCCAGTTCGGCGCGGGCGATCGCGAGCTTGTTCAGTGGCGTGTCCGGATCGAGGCTGCCGTCGACCGTCTTGGCGTAGTCGTCGAACATCTGCGGTCTGGCGTTCATCACCAGTTCTGCGATGTCGGCGTCTGGCATGTCCTTATGGATGCCGAGATGGGCTTCGTACTGAGCCAGCAGCGCCTTGACTGCGCTCTTCTCAGCCGCGACCTTCTTGACCAAGCCTTCGGAGGAAAGCGGGATTACCTGCCGCGTCTTCGGCGGTAGGTCCTTCAGCACGTCGGCCTTGAGATGGCGGACCATGAAGCGGTCGCGCATGAGCTTGCGCAACTCGTCGAGGTTCGTCGCGCCGTTGTCGTCGAGCCCCATTGCCGTTTCATAGGCACCGCAATAGCGATAAGCGAAGGCGCGGTAGTTGCGGCCGAGCCCGTCCGGATCGCAGCGCCGGACCAGCGGCCAGATGTTTTTGACGCGGTTCGGGATTGGCGTCCCGGTCAGGTAAAGCTCACGCTTGGCACTGATCTCCTTGAAGCGGCGCTTCTTCTTTTCGCGCTGGTACTTGTTGTCAGCGTCTCGAAACTCCTCGGTGACCTTGATCTCCTTGCCGTAGGAGCCCATCACGTTGACGGTGCGGCGCGCGAGTTCGTTCTGGAGGTAGTGGGCCTCGTCACAGATCAGCACGTCCCACGTGCCGGCGCGGATTGCCTCATAGTGCCGGTGCAGGATGTCGTAGTTGATGACGACGCATTCGGTATCCGGGAAGAAGTCGCCCTCGGCGATGCCGACGCTGAGTCCGTGGATGTCCCACTTCTCGACGGCGCGCGCCCAGTGAATTTTATGGCTGGCAAGGCAGATGATCAGCACCGACCGGACTTCCGGCAGGTTGTTGCAGAAGCCGATGCCACTCACGGTGTTATGGGTAAGGATGAACTGATCGGTCAGGTACAGTCTGTCCGGAGCCTCGACCTCGATGCAGCGGACGAACTCCTGACCGCAGGGCAGGATTTGCGTGATCGAGCGCGGCGGGATGCCGGGCACGAAGTGTTTCCAGCGGCGATGGATGCGTGTGACGTTTGGTCGATAACCGACCAGAGACAGCCACAGATCGTCGGGCAGATAGATGTCGACCCGATTGTGCCATGGTAGTTTCTTGACCAGCGCCAGACCGCCGAGGCTGCGCGTGATCTGCACAATCGCCTCGATCAGGTCGGCGACCGGCTCGTTGTGATGTTTGATGAACAGGCGAATGTTCATGTCGCCGCGCACGCGGCCATGATTGCGGATGATGGCCGACAGGAACGCGATGCGCTGCCCCGGCGAGCCGTCGACATAGGCGAGCGGGTCGATGACGGGATAGCCTTCGATGCACGGTCGCATCAGATGTGCGCCGGCCAGTCTCGGCTCGATCTCGTAGGTCTTGGCCAGAAACTCGACCGGCTTGCCGACTACCGGAAGATCGAACTGATCACCCTTCAACAGCCGCGCCGCGATTTCCGTGGTGCCGATCGTCACGAAGTCGCCGGCCACGTAGTCGTAGACGGTCCACAGATGATCGCCGTCGACAACGACAGACGCGCCGTCGCTGGTCATGACGCGATAGACCGGCAGGACACCGCGCTCGTGAATTTTGATGATGCGGTTTGGAGAGCCGTCCGATCCGAAGACGTGGTCACCCTCACGCAGATCGCCGACCGGTCGGAATCCTGTCGGGGTCGGCAAAAGCTGCGTCAGGGGATGGCCCTTGCCAAGGCCCGGCTGGTCGGCAATCAGCGTCCGCTTGCGCCGAAGCGCGTAGCGGATGCTGTTATGCTGAAAGTCTAGGTAGTTCTCGCCCTCGGGGCGAATGAGGACTTGCACGTTAGGTTCCGGTGCCGGAACCCGGTGCGGTAAGCTCTTCGCCAGTCAGCATGTAGTCGAAGTCGTGGAGAGGGGCCTGCTCCTCGATCTTGGCGACGATGTTGTTGTGCATGGGATCGGAAGCGGCGAAGGCAAAGTTGCCGATGTCGGTGAACAACGCGACGCCGACACCCTCCTGCCGAACGGCAGCATATCCAAGCTGGGCCATGGGTACTCCTATGGTTAACGTCGGGCTGATAACCACAAGAAGCGCGAATGTCCAGATATTCTTAACAACGGCTCATGAGCCGGAGTACGAATCGGTTCGGGATCGGAGGAATGTGTGCTATGGTTTCCGCATGCGCCCAGACGATCCCGAAATGCTTGATTGCACCTGCGTCCACCGTGCGTTGACGCGCGAGGAAGTCATTGAATTTCTTTGCCCGGACGGGACAGGCTTCCGGGTCGCCAAGGACTGTCCAGTGCACGGGATGATCGATCATAAAAAAGAGGGCTCAACTCCGGAAACGTATTGACACGTCCAGAATTTCTGTCTAATTCTGTGCATGTCAACACAACGGAGTTAGGCCATGAACATCGCAGTCCGCATCCCACCGCGCAAGAAGACCCGGCTCACCCCGGTCGTCACCAAGGTGCAGCCGTCGCATAGCGGCGCGCATGGCAAGGCCAAGATTCTCACCCCTGACCAGTTGCAGACGGCGCTCGGCAAGTGCGACGAGTCGACGTTCCCGACGCGCGATCGCCTGATGCTGCTGCTGTCACACTATGCGGCGCTGCGTGCGCAGGAGATTGCCTATCTGGAGTATGAGGATATCTGCGACGTGGAAGGCCGGATCGTCGGCACGCTCCATGTATCGAAGAAGGCCGGCAAGTACGGCAAGGAGCGGGACATCCCGATGCATCCGGTCCTGCTCAAGGCGCTCAAGGCGTATTGCGCCGAGGCCGAGATCACCGATGGTCCGATCTTCTTCAGCCGCTTCGGTGAGCAGATGACGCCCAATGCGGTCCAGAAGCAAATCAAGGCGATCTACAAGGCCTGCAACTTCAAGGGCGCGTCGTCGCACAGCGGCCGGCGTGGTTTCATCACCCGGCTGGCAAGGTCGGCCGGTCAGGAGGAATGCTCGCTGGTCGACGTGCAGAAGTTGGCCGGTCACGCGTCTCTGACGACGACTGCGCTCTATATCGACGCCAGCCCGCAGGCCAAGCGTCTGGTGATGGCCCTGTGATGGGCCATCGCCAAGATTCACTTTACGATTCCGTCAAGATTTGGTAGACACCGGGTTCTCCCAACGATAAAGACCCCGGAATGCCCAGCGAACAGACCTTCCTCCAGACATGGCTCGGCGGAACCTTCGGCCACGTCGACGGTGACCTCGACTTCCTGAATGCAGATGGCTCAGCCATCGTCACGACCGGCGACTACGCCGAGATCGTCCAGTTTATCGAGGAGCAGGAAGAGGTCTTCATCGATCTGGTGGCCGGCGAACTGTTCGCCGGCTTCGCTCTCCAGTTCCCGGACGATGGAAATGTCGAGGCCGGCGTGTTCGCGCCGAGCTTCGCGATTCGAGGCAACGGCTATCGCTGGGATGTCTATCTTACCGACGCCTCGGACGGTGAGCTTCGTGGTCTGATCGACGAGCTTCAGCCGCAACAGGACGACACCTATACGGTTGAACGCCTGATCCCGCTACCCATCAACAATTTCGAGATGTCGGACGCGGACGCCGATCGCGCGACCGAAGGTTATCGGGTCTTCACTCTGGAGGAAATCGAGGCGGTCTTCTTCGCCCCTGTCGAGGAGCCGGCCGCGCCGGCGACCGAGCCGTCCGGCCACATCAACGACGCCGAAATCTGGGGCGACGTGACGCCCGAGATGCAGGCGCTCGAAGTCGCCATCTCCACCGCCAAGAATCGAGAGGCCAAGGAGTGGACGACCCACGACCCGAAGCCGTTCATGGACATCTTCCAGACCGTCTTCTCCAAGCACGTCGCCGGTAAGAAGGACGGCAACTCCGTCGTGCTGGGCGCGCTCGGGCAGCAGACCAAGCGGCGCACAAAGACCAACGTCATCCGCAATTCGATGATGGGGCTCGACATCGACTCGGGTGCGTCCATGGAGGAGACCTTCCAGCGCGTCCGCAAGATGGGTCTGGCCGCGATCTTCTACACCACGCACAGCCATGGCTCGACCGAGATCGAGATCGCCTACGACAAGTTCTATCGCTGGGCGCTCAAGAATGAGATCGAGCCGTCCGAGTCGACGGAACTGATCCGCCGCTACATGCGCGAGGAGACCAACTACGTCTCCGACGTGTGCGACCATTCCGAGTTCGTGGAGAAGCGTCACGAGGACGGCATGAAGCTGATCCTGCGCACCCGGCCGATCGACAAGTTCCGCGTGATCTTCCCGCTCAAGGAAGCCTTCGTCTACGCGCAGCAGCAAGGCGCGCATAAGGACGTGATCCATCAGTGGGAATTGAAGGTCCTCGGCATGGGCCGCTCGATCGGCGTCGAGATCGACCGCGTCGCGCGCGACCCGAGCCGCCTTTTCTACCTGCCGCGCCACGGTAAGGACTCTACCAACCATCGCATCATGCTGACCTGCGGTAAGCTGGTCGCCTATGAGGATGTCCCGGCCGCGTCCACCACCAGCCGCGTCTCTGACGATCCGTTCGATCAAGCCGCCGCGATCATGGGCGGCACCATGCGTGGCCGCACCATGTCACCGACACTCGGCCTCGATCTCGGTCAGTGGGCGAAGGACCACGCGCACGAGTTCGACATTGCCAGCGTCTTTCGCGATCATTGTTCGGATCGCATCCGCGTCGAGCAGACGCAGGACAAGCTAACGGTCGAGTGTCCGTTCGACGACGACCACTCCAATCCCGGTGATCCCGACGATCCCGGCTGCTTCATCCAGTCGGCCGGCATGGAGGCGGAGAGCTTTGCTTTCCATTGCAGCCACGCCGGCTGCGCCGGCCGCAACCGTCTGGTCATGCTCCAGAAGGCGATGCAGGAGGACTGGTTCCCCGACAACGTCCTCAACGACAAGGTCTATCTGGTCGAGAGCGAGGACGAGGAGGAGGAAAAGACCAAGGACGACGCCGGTCCGGATGCGGATGACGACGAGGTCGAGGACAAGGCCTATTCCGACCGTCATCAGGAGGCGGTCGAGGCCATCTCCAAAATCTCGAAGGAGGCCAAGCGCTCGCAGATCAAGGAGGTCTACGAACTGGTTGCGACACTCAACCGGTCGGACCGTGGTCAGTTGGCGAAGACGCTGGCGAAGAAGCTCGGACTCGTCAAGGATGACGTGATCGCCCACATCAACAGCCTGCGTTCCAGCGGCGCGGTCGAGGTTGATGACGAGACGCCGGACCCTGCCTCCGTGGTCAAGAATCTGAAGCGCAGGTACAAGGCGTTCAAGAACTCGAAGAAGCCGATCGTGCCGCAGATCGACGCCAACATGAAAGGCTCGATCGACTATTTCGTAGACACGGTCAGCACGGTGAACGATCAGAAGCCGATGCTCTTCCTGTACGGCTCGGAGAAAATCCGCTGCGTCCGGTCGACCAATAACGAGTTCCATCCCGAGACTCTGTCCAAGCCGGTGATGCGATCGGTGGCGATCGAGGAACTGGACGTGGTCGAGATCACGGCGGATGGGACCGTGAATCGAAAGGCCGTCAATGACGTGATGGCCGAGCAGGCTTGCATGTCGACCCGGTTGAAGCTGCACAAGCTCGACGGCTATTCCGACCTGCCCTACTTCACCCGTGAGGGCAAGCTGGTCACCACGCCCGGCTATGATCGCGACGGCCGGCGTATCCTGCGCCTCTCCGAGAATGCGGAAAGCGCCTATGCGCCGGACAAGTTGCTCCCGGTGACGGCCGAGAACCTGCGCTTGGCCAAGGATGAAATCCGCTACGTGTTCTCCGACTTCCCGTTCAAGGATGCGGAAGTCGGCGACGGCGGCGCGTCCTCCTATTGCCACCTTCTGGCAATGATGCTCCAGCCGCTGGTCCGATCCATGTTCGACGGCAACAGTCCGTTCTACATGGTCAACAAGCCGATGGCCGGCACAGGCGCGACGCTCATGGTCACCACGGCGATGCACATCGCCACCGGCACCAATCCTGGCACCGTGGCGATGTCGCACAATGACGAGGAGCTTCGCAAGGCGATCACGGCCCGGTTCCAGACCGGAACCAACGTCACCTTCTTCGACAACCTGACCCAGCCGTTGAGCAGTCCGCATCTGGCGAACCTCGCGACTTCGGCGGAATGGGAGGATCGCATCCTCGGCCAGACGACGATGACCAAGATTCCGAACCGGATGCAGGTGATCGTCGCCGGTAACAGCGTGCGGACCTCGGAGGAGAACACACGCCGCGTGCTGCCGATCTTCCTCGATACGCTCGACGATCCGACCGAGCGTAAGGGATTCAAAATCAACGACCTCAAGGGTTATGTCGAAGAGAACCGCGAGGAGCTTTTCAAATACCTTATCTTGTTGGTCCAGTATTGGCTCCAGAACCGCCCGGCCGGCTGGGACTATCGCAACTGGAAGGGTTTCAAGCTGCCGTCGTTCGAGCAGTATTGCGCCGTCATGGGCTCCATCATGGAGACGATCGGTGTCGAAGGCTTTGGCGTCAATTGCAAGTACGTCCGTGCCGAGAACTCGGACCGGCAGGCGTGGAACGTCTTCCTCGGCGAGGTCGCCTCGAAGGCCAAAATTACCGCACTCGTACCGTTCGTCGAGTCGAAGCCGTTCACCCAGCACCAGATGGCCGGCTGGTTCGTCGACTGGGAGAACAAGATGGAGCTTCGCGTCAACGGACAGGCGCGACCGCTTCAAGGTATCGACGTGGACGATGTCAACCGCGATTTCTCGCGTCTCGTGCCCGGCATCCAGAACAACATCTTCAAGATCATGTGGGAGGAAGCGCGCGACCACCATGTCGAGGTCAAGGTCCGCTTGCACGTCGGCAAGGACGCCAAAGGCGCGCCGCTCTTCACTCTGCGGCGGGTCGGCGAGAGCGCCGAGGCAGCCTAAAGAAAAGGCCCGGTCAATGCCGGGCCTTTTTGATTCATTCGCTCTTGAAGAGAAAAGCGCGGACCGCCGCGTCCTTGGCTTCGAGGAGTTTTCGGAGTGCCACGGTGCGCTCGGGGTTGCGCGGCAGCGTGTCGACGATGCTCTTGGCCATCTCGCCGAACGGGCGAGAGATGTCCTGCAAGTGCGCCGGAAGATGCTCGTAGGCGAAGAACTGAAGGATTGCTTCCTGCATAAAGACTCCGTGCTGATGTTGAAAAGAAAAAGCCCGGCTGGAGCCGGGCTTTCTTCCCCTGTTCTGTTTACAGGCCGGGGATGCCCAGTGGGTTACGCCGCGAGGCGGTTGGCCACAGGGAAATTGTCGTTTGCGACAGTTTCTAGGTTCGGACGATAACGGTGTACCTCACCGGGTCGCGTGTCCCCTTGCTCACAGCAGTCGATCCTATTTCGCCCCCATCATAACCACACTGAGCGCTGCCGTCTTGTGGAAGGCGCGGCCGTTGCCAGTGACGCCCACAGGCGTGATATCTAACCCCAAACGCGGGCCAGTGTGGTTATGGTGGAGGCGGCGGGTTCCGCCCCCGCGTCCTGCATGCAATCCAGTTTCCCGGATTACGACCATGCGACGTACATACTCCGAAGACCGAGGTGCTGTCAAGTGTTTCTTGCCTAGCCGGTCAAAATTTTCTGCGCCTGTGTGGTCAGGCCTCCATGCTCCACGATCGCCGCGAAGATGAAGTTGATGAGGTCCTGCGGATCAGTTTTTGGCTTCCGCTTCCCGAACTCCACCTGCTCGTACTCCTTCCAACGCTCATTGAGGGAGTCGGCGCAGGCCTTCGCCTTCGCCTGCGAAGCGAAGACGATCTCGACGCCGGGGAACTCCGCATCCTTCCAGAAGAGAATCGTGCGGCCCTTGCGATGGCAGAGCCGCCACGACTTGTCGTCATGCTGTCGCGCGCCGAAGGCCATCAGCCGTCCTCCAGTCCTGCCAAGGTCTCGCGAATCGTGGCGAGGCGCGTCGTGAAACCCAACGGCTCAAGAAACTCCTCGGATTTCCGCAGGTGGGTGACGATAGCCTCCTTCGTGATGGCTCCGTCCTTGATCCGCTTGTGGAAGTATTCGGCCGGCGTCAGGTTCTCAAGCGCGTGAGGACCCTTGGCCTGAGCGACGATCTGGAATCGCCTGAGCTTGATGTCCGCCTCCGAGGGAGGATGGTGATCGTCGATCCGATCGACCTCGACCATTTCCGGGAAAGCAATGACTTCATTTTCGTCCGACAGGAACAGCAGGACATTCGGCACCGGTAGGCGTCCGACCGTCACCGTGGGTTGGTGGGAGCCGGAGAGGTTGGCGAACTGCTCGGCGCGGGCACGCTTGGTCGTCCACGAGAAGCCTGTGTGGTTGAGTGCAGAGCCTCCGCGATAGACCTTCAGAGGGGCATCGCGCCGCGCCGCCCGCTTGATGAAGTCAAGCTCCTCGGCACTCATCGCCATGAACCGGGCCGGCGACTGGATGCGCGCCAGAGTCAGCATGTTCCTGATCTCAACTCCATGCAGGAAGAGAGATTCCGATTCACGCCAGACCCTGCGGAACAGGGACCAGAACGCCTCATCGGTAAGCTCCTCATGAATATCGTGCAGGGCGGAAACCCGCTCGAATTTGTCGTGCATCGTGAAGATGGCACGGACGAGATCGTCCAACATGTTTTTTGCCTCCCCGTAGAGTTTTGATTGACACAATCGGCAAGGAAATCTATACGGACTGCGATCGCGACAATCAATAGACTCTGTCGCGTTTTAACAAGGGATAAGTGGGGCAACATGTCCGATTTCGAGTTTATCGCCCAAGAGGGCAAGATGAGGTCCCATATCAAGGCGTGGAACAGGGGCGTCGAGTTCGACGAGGGCACCTATGCCCAACTTAGAAACATCGCCAGCCTGCCATTCATCCACAAGCATGTGGCCGCTATGCCAGATGCACATGTCGGCATCGGAGCGACGGTCGGTTCGGTCATCGCCACCAAGGGCGCAGTGATCCCGGCAGCGGTCGGAGTCGACCTCGGCTGCGGAATGATGGCGTGGCGCATCTCCCTGAAGGAGAGCGATCTGCCCGACTCGCTTGGCCACATCCGCGCCGAGATGGAGCGCGCGACGCCGCACGGTCGCACCAACAACGGTGAGAAGGGTGATCGCGGCGCGTGGGATAACGCTCCGACCTCTGCACTCAACCGCTGGAATGGTCTCTTCGATCGTTACGAACAGATCATCGCCAAGCACCCGAAGGCCAAGAGCTACAACGGCCTCAACCATCTCGGCACGCTCGGCACCGGCAACCACTTCATCGAGCTTTGCGGTGACGAGAATCAGGACCTCTGGGTCATGCTGCATTCCGGCTCGCGTGGCATCGGCAACAAGATCGGCTCCTACTTCATTGAGCAGGCGAAGAAGGAGATGGAGCGCTACCACGTCACCGAGTACCTGCCGAATGCGGACTGCGCCTATCTGGTCGAACACACCGAGCTTTTCCAAGACTATGTCGAGGCGGTTAGCTGGGCTCAGGACTTCGCGTGGGAGAACCGCAAGCAGATGATGCACCAGACCATTATGGCCCTGCGGAAGGTGCTGCCGCCGTTCGCTGTAACCCAAGAGGCGATCAACTGCCATCACAACTACATCTCTCGCGAGCATCATTTCGGCGAGAACGTGATCGTCACGCGCAAGGGCGCTGTCCGGGCGCGCGAAGGTGATCTCGGGATCATCCCCGGCTCCATGGCAACCGGCTCCTACATCGTGCGCGGCAAGGGGAATCACGATTCCTTCTGCTCGTGCTCGCATGGTGCCGGCCGGCGCATGAGCCGTGGTCAGGCCTTCAAGGCGATCAGCCTCGAAGACCACATCAAGGCGACCGAGGGGGTTGAGTGCAGAAAGGATGCCGACGTGATCGACGAGAGCCCGGCAGCCTACAAGGACCTCGGCGCGGTGCTCGCCGCCCAGTCCGATCTCGTCGAGGTCGTGCACCGGCTGCGGACGCTCGTGAACGTCAAGGGTTGAGTGCAGATGGGCGACCGGCTGCTCCTTGAGTGGAGCAAGAAAGGCATCTGGTACGGTTCGACAGACCCAAAGTACGTCGAACCGTACCGTGAATGGGCTCTGGAAGCCCTATCCAAAACATCCGAGCGCTACGTCTATCTGCACGGCAGGGCTCGGATTTCATTCTACGAGGGATGTTGACGGTAATGGAATCTGTTGTCGTTGAGTTCCCGACTGGGCGGCGCGAAGTCGCCGCCTATCTCGACACGTCGCGAAGGCGTGCGCTCCAGCTTCCAGTGGTCACGCCAGCACCGATTCCCGGCTATCGCTTCGAGCAGTCGATCGCCGGAGACTGGTACGCCTTTGAAACATGGAGGGACTAATGTCTGATCCTTCTCCGTGGGCCAACCCGCCTAAGAACGTTCCGGAACCTCGGCGTCCACAGGCCTTCGTCGCGATCTCATCAGTCGAATATGACCGGGTCTGTGAGCACCTGATCCGGGTGGCGGCTGGTCTTAGACGCCTTGCCGGTAAGAAGGTCGCCCTTGGTTTTGGCTGGACCACCATGCCGGCGTTGAAGCTCGACGATAGTCAATTGCGGGAGCGGGTCGTCATCAACAACGACATTCCGCAGCGGTACGGACGCCTTCTCGACGATAGGGGTGAATGGGCTGAAGCACCCCTTACCAATCTCTTTCCCTCGATCGAGGACAGGTCGAAGGAAGACGATGAGGTAGGTCAGTGGACCTACTTCTTTGTGGACTGGTTCGAAAGGCCGGCGTGCCATGGGTAGCGCGGCCGACGACCTGTTCGACGCGGTGCTGCGTGAGCAGGAGATGCGACATATCCTGCGCACCGCCTGCCCCTGTCACAATGAGAGCAACTGGTTCCGCAACGACGATGGCGTGATGGAATGCCGTCAATGCGGGGAAATGGTGGATGAATAGGATGAGTGCAGAGCCTCAATACAAGAACATTCCAACGGTCTGCGTCACCGTCGTGCCGTTGACCACTGACAACAGGTTCAGCGGCATATTGCTGGTGAAGCGCGGTCTCAAGGACGATTGGCACGGTAAGTTGGCGCTACCGGGCGGCTATCAGGAGTTTGGCGAGACGTGGCAGGAGGCAGCCGCGCGCGAAGTTCGCGAGGAGACCGGGCACGAGGTCGAGATCGCGAGCAGGCCTTTTGCAGTCATGACGGTTCCGTCCGGCCACAACCTAATTTTCGGCGTGGCTTATCCGATCCCGTTCGACCAGCATGCCAACTACGAGCAGGTCGAGACGCTGGAGATCATGGCCGGCCGGGAGCCGTTCGAGCTTGCCTTTCCAGCGCACACCCAGATTTACAATACGTGCCTGAGATTCCTCCGACAATCGCTGGACCTGAGCCACCTTTTCAGTAAAACTTGACAGATACGTCCAGAATATCTAACCGAGAACGTAAATGGGAGTGTACTCATGAACGCCTTCTTCGCCCTCGCCTTCTGGCTCACCATGCTCGCGTCGTGGCTGACGCACTTCTACGTCTCGATCGTCGACGACAGGATCGCCCTCCTCTTCCTTGGGACGTTTGTCCCTCCGATCGGCTGGCTGCACGGCCTCGGCGTCTGGGTGGGTCTCTTCTGATGGCCCAGCCGGTCGCGTTTGCCGGTCAGACGGACATCCTCGGCGCACCAAAGGGGAGTGCCGGCGTCAAGCCCCTCCCCTGCTATATGGACGGATCACAGGTGATCTCGGCGTGGCAACTTTCGCCTGAGGAGATCGAGGAGGTCCTGCGCACGGGCATCGTCTGGTGCTTCGTCATGAGCAGCAACCAGCCGCCAGTTTACCTTACCGGCACGAACCCGTTTCCCAAGACACAAAACTGACGACAATGAGCCTCTGTCATGCTATCTCTTTGACATGACAGAGATTCAGAAGCTTGAGCGCGCAATCAACCAAGTCCTCGCCGAGGCAAAGCCCGGTGACGTATTCCTGTGTTGCGCGCAGCACGTAGGCGACTGCCCGCACTATGCCGAGCAGACCTGCGACTGTCCCATGATCACGATCACCGAGGAGACGACGGCCGCTGAGGTCGTCGCCCTCTATCAGCAGCAGCCGAAGCACTGATCATTCCGTCGTCGTGAACTTGGTGCGGTGCTTGACACAGAACGGGCACTGCCATCCGTACTTGCGCGTTCTCTTGTAGCCACGCGCTCTCGCTTCCTCGGCCGATCGCTTCATCATCCAGTCCGGCCGCTGCCCAGTCCTGAACAGGAGACCTGAGTTTTCCGCGTCTTGCGTGGCGCACGACATCATCCCATAGGGCGGAGCCTTGCGCCAAATACTGTCCGGCACATCCTCAGCCGGCGTGTCGCAGTGTATTTCAATCCAGACAGCCATTCCAAATCTCCTCGGTATCAATGACCGGAAAACCCTGCTGGCGCGACCGGCAGACCATGTCGGCCGTCCCGGAGCCTCCGGGCATGGCCACGACGGCATGTGGGCGCGGCTGGCTGTCCAGTATGGCTTGGTTGCGGCGAGGCCCTGCGGCCTTCCTGAAGCGCTCCCAGTCGGCCTTGGTGATCGGCAGTGCACGCTCGCCGACTGAGTTCGATCGAGCCCAGAAGCCGAGCAGCTTGTCGGCACCTGTAGCGTTCCCGTGGGTGATGAAGCTCGGGTTGAGGATGGACTTGATCGGCTGCATCGAGAGATCGAGGAACTTCAAGTTAAGGAAATTCCGTCCACCGGTCCCGGCAATGACAATGCGTTGGAGAGGACCCCAGCGCTCGATGATCTCAGTTAGAGCGGCGCGCGCCTCGGCTATCAGCGCGCGCCGGTATCTCTCCAACACCTTATCCGTCGTCGTCATTGGACGCTTCGATCTGGAGCGGCAGCGGGCCGGACTGGAGAGCGGTGATGCCGGCGCGATTGATCACGTTCTGCATGTAGCCGTGTATTTCCTGTTTGGCCTTCTCGACGACCTCTTCCGTGTACTCGGCGAAGGATTTTGCGAGGAAAGGATAGTTGGCGGTGAGGTCCTGAATGACCATATCAAGAGCGTCCTTGATCTCAGCCGTCTTACCCTTCGGCAGGTTCATGCTGTCGATCCTCTCCTGCACCGTCTTGATGCGTCCGACCGTCCGCTTCGAGGCTTCCTTGAACTCCTCGGCAGACTGCTTCGTCCGAGCTTCCGGATCAGGAAGCGCAGGGATGATCTCTCCACCGATGTAACGGATCGTGCACTGAGTTCCGTCGCCGACGTTAGGCGACGAGATCAGCGTCGCCCACTGCGCCTCGGACATATCGATCTCGATCAACTGTCCACGAGCATGTGGTCGATCGTGATAGAGGCTGCGGTGAAGCTCGCTGCGCGCGATCCTGAGACGGATGGTGGCATTGTGTTGGAAGTCAGAGCCATAGAGGCTGGCACGCCCTCCGGTCATACGACTGACACCAACCTGCCCGAAGGCAGGATGTGTGGTGACAGTCTCTCTGTCTCTGCCGGGTCCCACGGCCGCTACGGTCTTCGGCTCTTCAACTGGTCTCATCAGAACAAAACCTCTCCCCAATTACGCCGCGACCTGATTGCGGCTTCGTCAATCATCGACTGTTTCCACTTGACCCGGCCGACGACTACCACGTCCTCGATCGGGTAACAGCATCCGGCCACGCCGGAGCCACAGACGTACTCAGCTTGGGTCTCGTCGCACCATGCAAGGCGCGTCTTACCCTTGCCTGTATCGAACTCGCGGCACGACTCTTCGAGGATGTCTGCGATGATGGCCTCGAATCCAGTCAGTTTCGACGGCTTTCGCACATGTGCCTTCATGTAGCCCGTGACGCGCCACGTGTAGGGTCGCTGTCGCCACTTGGCATCCTCCACCGCTCTAGGATGATCCTCGCGCAGTTGGATGATATCGCCGATCCGAGGCACAAAACGAACAAGGGCGGTGCCCATGAATCTATCTCCGTCGTGTTGACGTTGATAGATTTACTAGACACCACCCGTCAAGTCAATCTGGACAGTTCAGGCAAGGTTAATGCTGGACGCCCTGAACCTGTTTTCCGCAGCCGGGGCAGACGATATACCAGACGGTGTCTCTACCGCCACCGTAGTCGGTGTAGCTGAGGGTCTGGACTTCCGACCGGGTGTAACGGAGCCGGGAGGCGCACGAGCGGCAGGTGCATTCGAACACCTGCGACTCGTCCCGACCGACAATCTGAACCATCAAAGCCCCCTGTACTGTGCCCGCTCTCGAACCTCGGCGAAGTTCCAGTGCTTGATCATCGGCACGGTGCTACGATCATCCATCCGGTAGACCGTCTGGAGGAGATCGCCGGGGACGGTGTATGGTCCTTCCGTGGGGATGGTTACGATGCCTTCGGTGCCGGGCATCCGGATGACATGCTGCACGCCGGCCTTTGACGCCTTCGACGGGTCGGTCTTCGGCTTCTTCTGGACGCTGTACCACGAGCCATCCGTGCGACCGATCGCCGAGGCCTTCATGGCGAAGCGCAGCGTGTCGCGGTTGACGTGCTGAAGCAGGCCGGCACCCATGCCGAAGGCGACGTTGTCGAGCGACCAGCCGTTTCCGATCATGGCGTCGACGATCTCGGTCAGGCTCTCGCGATCGATGCCGTCGCCCTGAATGAGGCGGACCTTCGGGTGCAGGACCTTGTAGCCCTTCGAGTTGGTGGTGAAGCCCCATTCGTCGGCAAGCATCTCCAGCGACGACAAGACCAGATCAAGCGGATCGCCGCTGTCCGGGCGGATCACCAACGTCCCCTCGCGCGCATTCACGAGAGCACTCAGGTCACGACTCCAAATCTTCTGGAGTGCGTTCCAGTAGTCGTAGCTGTCGGAGACGACGGCGACGAGTCCACGCGGGAACTTCTCCAGCATGTTGCGATAGGCGTCGTTCTCGCGATCCGCACCCCACGACGTGATCGTGCTGTGCTCGGCGGCCGGGATCGAGAAGCCAGCCATGCCAGCATGGTAGTAGCGCTGGGCGAAGTACGCACCCATCATGGTGTCAGTGCCCTTGAAGTTCACCAGATGCGCCGCGCCGCCGATGCCGGCCTGCTCATTTGCACCCGTACCACGCGCGCCGAAATCATGGAGCTTGAACGGGGCCTGCCCGGCAGGATCATCGGACGACCGCATCAGCGCGTCGACGATCACCTTCTTGATCTCGCGCGAGTTGGTGGCCACGGTCGACGGATACCAGACCGCGCGCAGCAGCGCCGTCTCGACGTAGCTGGTCAGCCACGGCAGGCGCGGATCGGTGTTGACAACCTGCACCATCGGAGTCCCGGTTGGCACCACCGTGCCCTCGGAAAGCGCCTTGATCTCTAGTGGTAGATATCCGTCGTATTCGTGAGCGATGATCTCCCAGCCGGTGCGATTGAACGGTACGCCGTGCGCCTCGCAGAAGGCCTCAGCCTCATCGATCACATTGGCGGTGACCTGCGGACCCCACAGCAGATATTCCTTGATGAACATCTGGAGGCCGAAGAAGACGACCTCGTCGTAGCCCTCCACCGGCCGCGCCTCGATGTAAGAGTTCACGAAGGCCGTCTCAGGCGGGTACTGGAGGAAGTGCGAAGTCTTGTAGCTGTCGGTATTCAGAATCGGATTGATCTTCATGATTACAGTCCCAACATGTCCTGAATGATGCTGAAGTGATCTTCGAAGAACTCACCGCGCTCCAGTGAGTCGACCGGGTGCCAGTTGGCACTCTCGGCGTCGTCCGCGCCGTTCACCCGCCACAACGGCTTGGCGTCCGGCAGACGGAACAGGAAGGCGTGCGTTACCGTCCGACCGCGAGTTGACCGATAGGGATTGTCGAAGACCTTGCTCTCGGTGATGTACGTGTCTAGCCGGCCGGGAGGGATGCGTCCGCGCCCGTCCGCGATCTCCGTCTCCTCGCGCAGTTCACGCACGGCCGCTGTACGGATGCGCTCGTACTGGTCGATGAAGCCGCCCGGCAGTGCGAGCAGACCCTTGCCGGGATAGTCTCCGCGCCGGATCAGGAGGATGTGGCCGGACTGGACGACGACGGCGTCGACCGTGATGAAGGTCGGCGGGAAGGGTGCCGCCTCCCACGAGCGCCGGTAGCGCGAGATCGACTCGTGCTCGTAGTGGAGATTCCAATAGAAGTCGGAACTTACCCAGTCGTTCAGATATTGCCCGACTTCAGCAGGCATGGCCGTCGCGTCGATCTTCTTGAGGAAGGAGAAATAGGCGTTACGAATCGTGGTCGCGTCGAGCGTTCTGCGCGTCGACTGGATGTCGAGCGAGCCCCAGTCCGGGAAGAGCTTCAGATAGAAACTCGACTGATCCTTCGAGTAGCCGACCAGAACGATGTCGTCGCCATAGGCGTTTTCGTTCACGCTGTTGCGGACCTCAGCGATCCAGCGCTCATCGCTGGGATAGTCGCAGATCGGCAGGAACTCGACCCGGCCGATCTCCTCGTCGGACAGGGTGCGGCTGATCATCTGCACCCGTTCATGGAACAGCCACGGGTTGCGCGTCGACCGCGCCGCGCCGGCCGAGCCGACGAGGATCAGAAGTTTGTCGAGTTGGGAAAGAGATTCGCGGACGATCTGGAGATGGCCGCAGTGAAAGGGCTGGAAACGCCCTATAAAGACGCCAGTGCGCATGAGACACCCTCATGATGTTGAAGAGGTCACGCCCACCGCGTGACCATGCTCTTACTACTCCGATCGGAGTCGTTTGTCAAGAATTAGTTTACATCGCCAGAACAGGACTGAGTTCGGCAAGCCGCTGCAACGGCATCCGCTGGTCGGCGATCATGCGGTAGAGCGGCATCTGTTCGCGACCACCTTGGAAGAAGGTCATCATGAAGAAATCGAACTCGTCGATGTGCTTGCCGGCCCAGATCGGATCGCGCGTCAGAAGGTCATGCTGGTGGTGGCAGTAGCGATCGGCGAGCTTGACCAGCGACGCCCGTGGATCGGACGCAGCGCGCGGCAGTGAGATGGCCTTGGCTTCGCTCCGGGACAATCCCTCGGGATCGGTCACGAGGTCGACGATCCGCGCAATCTCGTTGCCGTAGGCGTAGCGGATGTCCTCGCTCTCGACATCGGTATCCTCGACGATGTCGTGCAGCCACGCCGCCGCGATGGTCTCCTGATCGGTCGTGAACAGTGCCACCATCCCGGCGACGGCCGTCAGGTGGTGCGTGTAGGGAAGATTGCCGTAGGTCTGGTTGCGGTGATGCTCGACCGCGAGCGCACGCGCCGTATCGGCGACAGTTCGGTTTTTCATACAGGTCTCCTTGAGCCGGTCAGAGGTAATCCTTGACCTCCCGGACTGTCCAGAGTATCTGTCCAAGACTGCGCGACTGTCAAGCGTATCTTTTCACTCTTATGGTTAACGACGTGGTGGCGGAGTGGCTTACGCGCCGGATTGCAACCCCGGTCACGCCGGTTCAATTCCGGCTCACGTCTCCAACTCCCCTGAGCAAATGCGGCATTTCAAGATCATCACTCAAGACGACTGCAAATACTGTGACCGCGCGAAGGCGCTGATTCGGGAGATGGGTGATACCTTCTCCGAGATCAATCTTTCGACATTCACTGAGGAGGCGCGGGGCGCGTTCAAGAAACGCTACGGGACCGTTCCGCAGGTCTTCCTCGAAACGGTGCGCATTGGCGGCTCCGACGATCTTGCGGCATGGTACGCTACTTAGCCGACTCCTTGACGTGGTAGGCGTCGCCTTCCTTGTCCTTGACCAGTATTCCCCTCTTGGCCATCTCGGACAGAGCGGCCCATACCGTCTGCTTGCGGATACCATCACCGAGCGCTGCGATGATCTCGGCGCTCGTCATCGGACGTTCCTGACCAATTAATATGGTTGTGATTTGCTGCTTTATCGGCGGTTTTTTCTCGATAACGGCCGACATGAAATCCTTTGCGGCGCGCTTCGTAGATGGTGGGTTTACCGGGCCATTCGATTTTCGAGTCTTGGGAGCGGCGTGCGATTCCGTTTGTCGTTGCTGGTCGGCTTTCTTGAAGGAGTGGTAGGCCCCGGCCTCGATCGGCTCTCGGAGAGATTCGATCGTGTTTCTGACATCCTCCAATTTGTTTATTCTGATTTTTAATGCTTCGATCTCGCGGTCGATCTGGGCGCACATCGCATCGATGTCCATTAACGACTCCCTGTCCCCTTGGTTTGTTGTTGCTGCGGTTCTCCGCAGACGATTACCTCACCCAAGGTCAGACCTTATCTGAAATATGGCATCATGGGTATAACTCGTGCGTTAAGGAGGCTGGAAATTAACGGACGAAATCATAAGTCATTATGTCGCATAATTCGTCGGCTTTTAAGCCGGGTGGGTGCACCATCTAGGGTGCTTTCTGAAGGCGGGCAAGCGACTCATACGTGTACGCATGAAAAAGCCCCGACCGCTATCGGCCGGGGCTCTGTACTCATCACATTTTGTCGAAATCGACAGCGTCATTGACCGGGATTAGAAGCTCTTCGAGATCGAGCATCACGTCCTCGTACTTCTTGATGAAGGCCTTGGTCACCTGCACGTCCGGGAGCGCGACGCTGTTGGGCTGGGCGTAGAGGGTGCCGAGCCCATCGACGTAAGCATCCTTGTTGACCTGCCTGACGCGGAGGGTCGTGTCACCCTTCGGGCGCTCATGCTTGAACCAGTTCCAGAATGCCTTGTCGACATCCTCGGCCTTGCCCCACGAATTTCCTCCGACCACGATAAAGTGGTTGAGCGGCTGTTGCTCACTCATGTTGACACTCCTATAAGGTTTTCAAAGAACATTCCGCCTCATTGGCAGCATCTATATCATAGCATATCTGGTTGATATTGCAACAACTTTGTTCTTTGTAAGAATACTTGCGAGACAAGACTAGGTTGAGTGCAGACTAACTTTGAATACTACTGCAAACACGAAAAAGGCCCGGTGGGAGACGGGCCTTGATGGTTAGGGGTTGAGTGCAGAGACTAACATCGCAGGAATGATGACGATCTGGAGGAGAGCGGCTGGTCTTGATCCGCAGACCTCTCCCGAGGTCCCAACCGTTTTCGAGACGGTGCCGGCGCGCCTGTCCGGTTCACTCTCCATAACTGGTCCGAGGGGAGAGAATTTGCACTCCCACAGTCTAAGACGGCCGCTTTACAGGCGGTTAGGCTCACTCGTGCCCAGCCCTCGGATGCGCGATCGCGTATAAAGCGAGTTTATCCGGAATCGCGTATAAATGGCGGAAGGCGGTGGCCCTGATCCACTAACCCGTGCGGGTCTCATCCGTTTAGCAAACGGAGCCGGCCCGAGCCGGTTCACCTTCCAGAAATGAAATGGAGGAGACGGAGAGCAGGCCAGTATCGCTCGCGCTCGATTACGGGCGCGCCGGCCTGTCTCCTAGCCCTCTTACTCGCGCCATCCTATCGAGCCAACAGGACCGCTTCGGCAGGGCATCTTGGCGGAGAGCGGAGAACTCGAATCCCACACCTTGCGGTGCGCTTCGCCTTCCAAGCGGGCCGGGAACCTATCCCGTTCACTCTCCATACTGGTCCCAGCGGCAGGATTCGAACCTGCGACCTCTCCCTTATGAGGGGAAAGCACTACCGCCGTGCTCCACTGGGTTAATCGCGTCGGACCACCTGAATGGGGCCGTCCGACAGAATGTCGTGCTTGATGCAGACCTCGACGGCGCGCTCGGCCGTCGCGCCCATCTCCAGAGCACCCACGGCGATCATGTCGCCGGAGCCGAAGACGTGCCATTCGCTCTCGACCTCGTAAGGTGGATCGTCCCCCTCGAAGCGGATGCAGACGCCGTCCGGCTTGATCACGAAGCCGGTGCAGTTGTCGTCCTTCCCAGTCGGCTCGATCCGAGGACTGCTGTACTCCAGATTCTGGAGGAACTTGGGGAAGTTGTCCGAGCGGCACCAGCGGATGAACTTGGCGACGTAGGGCGCTTCGCCGGTCCCACCGACGAGGTAGGCTTCACCATCGACATCGACGCGAGCGATCTTCTCGGCGTGGCCGAGCACGTTCCAGTTGCGTCGGATCAACTGAGAATCCGACGCAAGGACACCGTCACGATAGACGAGGACAGTCATCAGTAGCGCGCCGCGCCGAGCGAACGGGAAGGCGCAGCGCCCAGACCGGTCTCGGTGGACTTCTTGCCCTTCTTCTTGTTGTCGTCGAAGAACTTGTCGAGCGACTGGACCTGCACCGCCTTGACGATCAGGCGAACGATCGCGACCGGGTAGGTATTGGCCGAGGCCGAAACATCTCCGAAAGTGGCGATCGACGACTCGGTGTCGCCATTGCCGATCTTCCCGCCGACATCCCCCTTTCCGAGGATCGAATTGACGGCCGCAGCCGCCTTGGTCACGTCGGTGAGGTCGGTGCCGAGGAGATTGTTCGCTGCTGCGAGCGCCGCGTCCTCGTCGTTGAGCTTGCTGATTTCGACCAGCTTCTCGAAGTCGTTTCTGTCCATGCCCGGAACTCCCTTGTGGTTAGGCTTGCGGGATTCCGTTTAGGGGTTCTTTACGGCAGTGTCAAGAAAAACTGGATGCCCTGCCACGACTCGAACGTGGACTCATCGCTTCAAAGGCGCGCGTCCTACCTTTAGACGACAGGGCAGGAGTGAGGGTGGCTCGGCAGGTACGGGTCGAACGTACATCGGCTGATTCAGAGTCAGCGTGCTTACCATTAGCGACTGCCGAATAAACTGGTGCCAAGGGGAAGTTTCGAGCTTCCGACCTCCGGGGTTTCAATCCGGCGCTCTAACCATCTGAGCTACCAAGGCATAAAAATTGGCTCGCGAGGGAGGGATCGAACCTCCGCCCCCTTCGGGGTCCACCGGTTAACAGCCGGGAACATTACCACTCTGCCACTCGCAATCATAACACTGGAGAACCGGGTGGGGATCGAACCCACGGTGGGCTTTCGCCATCGGATTAAAAGTCCGCGCCCTTCGACCAACTTGGATACCGGTTCACGATCTGGAGCCCTGCTCGGGGACCGCACCCGCTTCTACCGCTTACAAGGCGGCTGCTTCACTCTCAAAGCTTTCAGGGCATTGTCTGGAGCCTCGGTCGGGAACTGCACCCGCTTCTGACCGGTACGAACGGCCTGCTTCACTCGCAAAGCTTTCGAGGCATAATAAATAATGGAGTACCCGGCTGGATTCGAACCAGCGGTGTGCTTTCGCAGGCGGATTAAGAGTCCGACGCCATCGACCAACTCGGCCACGGGTACATTAGCTGGAGCCGACACGTGGAATTGAACCACGGCTCCGTCCTTACCACGGACGGCGTCTACCACTGACATATATCGGCAAAATTTAACTGTCTCGATTAATCGAGCCGCAACTTGTCCTTGCTACAACCGCTGTGCTGATCACAACACCACGAGGCAACAGACATGATGAAACTGCTGAAGCGCTTCCAGAGCGATGAGTCTGGAGCAACTGCAATCGAATACGGCCTGATCGCTGCTTTGATCGCGCTGGCGATCGTCGTCGGCGCTGGCGCACTCGGCGAGAACCTGAACGCCAAGTTTCAGGCAATCAGTGACCAGTTGGCGGGTACGCCGGAGGGAGAATAGAGTTCCTTGTCCGCGTTACAGCAACGACAAGCAACTGACCGCCCTCCGGGGCGGTTTTTTTTTTTTGGTGGAGACGGTGAGAATCGAACTCACAACAGCCTGCTTGCAAGGCGGGCTCGCTAACCCTTAGAACATGCGTCCCCAAACTCTGAAAAATGATCCGGCAGGCGGGCGAGTGTCCCCGCGTCATCTCCCCGGCTAGACAGCACCGAGGTTTTGCAGCCACGCCTTGTCTAAGGGCGGGTCGCTATGTCCGGAAGGTCACGTTATTCCACGCCAGACCATCCGCTGCTCGTCGCGTTCTGAGCTACTGCCGAAACTGGACCTTCCGGCTGGGATCGAACCAGCGCCCTCCAGCTTCGGAGGCCGGCGCTCTTGTCCGCTGAGCTACGGAAGGAATTGGAGCGGGTAGCGAGGGTCGAACTCGCGCCTCTAGGCTGGCAACCTAGTGCTCTACCAACTGAGCTATACCTGCAATTTCGCGGGGTGGGGCTCAGGTCATCACTCCTGTCCCCTGAGCGGGTGATGATCCGGTTTGGGGCCGGTCCCTCTCCCCCTGCTCGGAGAGCCCGAAGGCTCAATCCTTGGAAACTCTCGACAGGGGTCACCTGTCGCTAGGCAAGGCTCTGAAGGTTGACGAGACCTTCGCCCTTGCGTGCCTATGGCCTCCCCGGAGAGATTCGAACTCCCGACACGGGAGGTAGAAGCTCCCTGCTCTAGGTCCACTGAGCTACGGAGAGGAGATCGCTTTTGGAGGGAGGCCAGCAGGCCATCGTTAGATGGAGTGTCAACACAACGGAGTCGCAAGACTTGCCGAAGCTGCCGACCTCCCGCCAAAGGCGATCTAGGTGCCGAAAGCGTGAGACTACCGCTTTCGATGACGACCTTCCCGCATTATCCGACGCCTTGCGAGCGTGGTTCTCGGGATGTCCACGCCGAGCATATTGCTATGTCTCGACGTATTCGTCAATGCCGCCTTTTTTAGCGCGTGGCGTTTCGCGCGTCGCTGCGTGCTATTCGGCGTCTCGTCGACCGTGAGCCTTGCGGGCTCTTCGCGGCTGCTACACCGCTACGATCTCTTCCTCACCGACACCCTCCAGCTTGCGACCTTCAGGTGACCCAGTTCCCCGCAGGGCTGGGCATTAGGCATCTTTCACACGCAACCGGGACAGGCTTTGCGTTTTGTTATCGTGAGGCCGGATTTGAACCGGCGACCGATGGCTTAGAGGGCCATTGCGCTACCAACTGCGCTACTCGCAACCCACCGAGACGTGCTGCCCCAGTTGCTCCAAGCCCTTTTGGGACCCAGAATACAACACGCCTGCTGCTACCTTTCGCGCTGCTAACGCTACTCGATCATGCTTCGAGATCACGGGTCATTTCAGCCCGAGACCTTGCCACATTGCCAGACGCCCTCGGCCGCTAAGCCTCGAACCTTCTGACTACCCTTCATCATCGGCCATCGATCAGTTTGCGTGCCGGGCGCGCTTTGCGAGCGCTTGAGGGCCACCATCGGCTACCCTCTTATCCAACCTTGCGGGTCGGACCCTGCCTGATCTTCGGGCCTAGCCCACCTTCCGGTAAGCCGGGTGTCCCCGTGACTGGGCTTGCATGGCTGGACGCGGTTACCCGCGTGGAGGTTTATGGGAAACCCTCCTTTGGGCCGGTTGCCCGGCTTACCCTGACGACGCCATGCCGCCAAACTCTGCTCCGGTTCTCGTCGCCGATCGCCGTCGCCTTGTTGTCCTCTAACTACTTCACGACTGCGCCGCCCGTCAAGCATTAATTTGCAATCGTGTTAAGATTTTTTCGACATACTGGAGCGCACGGCAGGGGTCGAACCTGCATCTTCCTCCATTACCTTACTCTCGGTTCGTAGCCGAGGGGGTTACGTGCGCATAAATGGCGAGCCATAAGGGAGTCGAACCCTCCTTCTCCGATCGACAGTCGGAGCCCTTCACCACGACGGGAAATGGCCCATTGAAAATGGAACTGGGAGCCCGGCTCGAACGGGCGATTCCGGGGACACAACCCGGCCGGTTACCTCTACCGTCATCCCAGCATAGTGTTTGGAGCGGACTGCCGGGATCGAACCGGCCTTGGGAGATTGGAAGCCTCTTAACTCACCGAGAGCAAGCCCGCATGTCTGGTACGCCTAGCAGGACTTGAACCTGCACGCCGAAGCACGGGCATCTCAGTCCCGCGTGTCTACCTTTCCACCATAGGCGCATGTTTGTTTGGCGGGGCCGAACACCTGTCGACCCGATCCGGACGCGATCCCGGACCCTGCACGATTACCCTCTCGCCGATCGCGCGGCCGTTCATGACCGGCCTTTGTTCTCGGGCGATTTTGATGAAGAGAGTCGCCGTCGCCAATCTGGTGTCCGAGGGGAGACTTGAACTCCCACGCCGAAGCTCTGCGGTCTGAGCGCAGTGCGTCTTCCGATTCCGCCACTCGGACATGTCTGGTGGAGTGTGACCGGATTTTTACCGGAGCCCATAGGGACAGGTGTACGGCCTGTTCGGGATAGGCAGTCCCGCTCGCAGACCTCTAGCGGTCCGCTTAATCACAACTCCATAGATGGTGCCTCGCCCCGGATTCGAACCGGGAGGATGTCGCCGGGTTTGAGCCGACCGCGTCTTCCGTTCCGCCAGCAAGGCATTGATACGTTTAGAGGTATAGAGCGCGCGGCTCTATACGTCTAAAGGTATCAGATCGTGGCAAAGGCTGAGAGATTCGAACTCCCGCCGCAGGGTTTTGGAGACCCGCATGCTACCGCTACAACAAGCCGATCCACGAGCCCCGGCCGGACGGATTCCCGGCCGGGGTTTCTGATGTCATCATTCCTACGATGTCAAAGAACGGGACCCTAACTAAGGTCCAAATGCAAGAAGGCCCCGGAGATTTCTCGCCGGGGCCTTCTGATCGATCCGAGGATGGTACTGTTAGAATACAGTACCTCCGTCGCCAGAAGACCCCATGATACCGAACAGATTGGTATCAAGCAGACGCAAGGAGGCGCGGCGCGACTGCGCCGTCCCACTCGTCATTTGATGCCAATACTGCTGTTTCACAGCGGTCTTCCTTGTTCACGTCCCTCAGGAGAGCGGATATCCGCTGGTCGACTCCGAGGGCTCATTCCGAAATTCTGTTGCGGTCCCCATACGGTGAACCTGAGAGCGGCGTCAGCCAAGCTCAGCGCGAATGATGAACAATCCTGAGACGTTTGTCAAGCAAGAAAATCATCCGTCTCAAGAAAAAGTTTACATCGGAAAAGGTTGACGATCGAGTCACGAGGGCTAGATGTCGGGCTGTTACGAAGTCGGAGCATGGTGCTCTGATCATTTTTGAGAGGGAGCAATCTCAAGAGTGAAAGTGGACTCTTCCCAGACTTGACCATGAGTCTAGCCCGCTTCGGCGGGCTTCTTTTTTGGATGGCAGCCCATGACGGTTTCGATCCGTCTTCTCCTGATTGAGAATCAGGTGTCCTATCCACTAGACGAATGGGCCAAATTGGTCGGGCGGACGGGGCTCGAACCCGCATCGCAACGCTTGAAAGGCGCGCCACCTAGTCCAGTTTAGAAGGACCGCCCGTGGTCCTCGACCGTGGTTTCGATCCACGTGCCTCCGGCGTGTCGTGCCGGCGCTCTCCCGAGTGAGCTAGTCGAGGTTGGTTGACCCTGCCGGTTTCGATCCGGCTGCCTCCTGTGTGTAAGACAGGCGCTCTCCCGAGTGAGCTAAGGGTCTGAACTGGTTGTCCCACTGAGAATCGAACTCAGATCAACCGCTTATCAAGCGGACGCTCTACCGTTGAGCTATGGGACGACACCGGGCCGAGGCTTGCGCCCCGACCCGATGGGGCTTGTTGGTCTGGGTGCGGAGTTCCGCCCTCCGGCATCCGGCTTCCAAGGCCGGTACTCTTCTGCACGAGCTTCACCCAGTTATCAGGCAAAAAAGAAGGCCCGGTTTTCACCGGGCCTTTGAAGTTGCCAACAGAACTCTTGATTGGTTCAGTCGCGCAATACCTTCCGGCCCGATTCCTCGGTCGGTTCAATGATCTCCACGACGGGGACGATCAGGTTGCGCACTGGTGTTCTCCTAACGAAATTGGTTGCGGCGGCTGGATTTGAACCAGCGATCTTCTGGTTATGAACCAAACGAGATTGACCGGGCTTCTCTACACCGCATCAGTCGGAGCGAACTCTCTCACAGGTCGGAGGTTGTGTCAACTCTTTTTTAGCGGCTCAATAAACTTTTTCTGGACACACAAAAGCCGGCGAGGGTGTCGCCGGCTTCTTTAGTGAGGGTTGAGTGCAGATCAGTTCGGAGAGAGATTGACGAACGGCAGGGCTCCGCCCGGCACCATGGTGGCCGGAAGCTGGCCGTTCCACGTCTCCACCTTCACGAGATCGATGACAGTCGGATTGTCGCGCAGCGCCTTGCCGCGTGCCGCGATCGCCGAGGCGTCGGCGTCGCCCTTCAGTCGGATCGCATCGGCATCGGCCTGCGCCTTCTTACGAATCGCGTCGGCATCAGCCTGCGCCTTGGCGACCGTAATCTCGTTGCGTTCGGCCTCCTGCTTCTTCTCCTGCTTGAGGCGTTCGACCTCATTCTCGGCGAGCATGCGCTTCTCGATCGACTTCTCGTAAGCGTCGGAGAAGTTGACATCCTCGATCTGAACCGACTCGATCAGGATGGGGCCGGCGATGTTCTCGGTCATGGCCTTGGCGACTTCGACGCCGAGACGTTCGCGCTCGGTGATGGCGGTCGCGGCCGTGAACGTGCCCATGACCTCCTTCAGTTCCTTCTTCACACGTCGGTCGACGAGTCGCGTCAGGACGCCCTCCTCGCCGCCATATTCGGAATAAATCTGCGCGATCTTGTCAGCCGCGAGCTTGTAGGTGACCGACACCGTCATCGTCGCCGCCTGTCGGTCGGCCGAATAGAAGGGCTCGTCCTGATAAAGCCGCGAGTTGGTCCGGATGGAAATCGACTTGACGCTGTCGACCAGCGGGGTGATGAAGTTCATACCCGGCTCGGCGATCGACGAGTACGCACCGTTGCGCAGGACCACGCCGCGCTCGCCCTCATCGATCGTCTCGATACTGAGGAGCGCGCCGAACATAACGACCACTGCGATCGTCCCAATTGCTGCAAAAATTCCCTTCATGCTATTTCCTTTTTCCCTTCTTCACAGTTACGTTCTCGACGACCCAGTAGACGCCGAATGCTACGAGCGCGACGAGGACGGCCGCGCCCAGTATTTTCAGTCCCATGACTTGTCTCCTTCTATGAAAGGACTTCCATGACGCCGCCCGGAACCAGACGGAGACGGACGATATTCTCGATCCAGTTGACGACCATCTGATCATCAAAATCCAGTCCGGGGAGGACGACGATCCGTTCGCAAGGCAGTGCTTGGAGCCCGCCGAACGTGCCGATCGTCCGCCACTCGGCTTCCGGCAGGCCAAAGGCCTTGCGGGCGCGGCGGGCGATCAGTTCGGTGCGGCCGACGATGAGTTTGAAGGTGCGGCGGCTCGGGACTTCGATGGGGCGATCGAGCGACATTCAGTCGACTCCCACCACGTCGAGGACATAGCGGACGCCCATGGCAGCGACCTGCAAGGCCTCGGTCTGGGCCATCCGCGTACGTCCTTCATCGGGCCGCACCAGTTCCCAAAGCTCGTCGACCTCCTCGGCGATGACGCCGTAGGCCTCGAAGCCGGACACCATTGGTTTGTGCTTGAGAGTAGCCTTCCGGACTTCCTGCTCGACGGCGTCGAGCGCGACCTGAAGATCATCCTCTCCCGGCAGATGGGAGAGCGTGGTGAGATCGAGGACGTAGCGGACCGCCGCGCCGGACAGGTTGAGGCCATCGTGGAGTGGCTTCGTCGAGGAAGCGGCGGGATCGGTCACGCCCTTCCAAAGCTGCTCCATGGACGCGAAGATATAGGCATAGCCCTCATGCGGAGAGTTGAGCACCTTGGCCCGCTCGACCGCGTACGACACCTTCTTCATCACCTTGGCGAGATCGGCGTCCAGCAATTCTGGACACGCTTTATAGTCTTTGGCCATCCTGCCTCTTCCTCAGACCTTGAAGTTTCGCATGGCGCGATCCTCTAGCTCGCGGATGTGTCGGATCAGTTTGCGGCGCATGCGCCACGCCTTGATCTGGCGTGACCCTTCCTGCACCGCACGGATGCAGTGGGAAACGCCTACGCCGAGGCCAAACCCGACTACCGCTGCAAAGATCACGTCTTCCATATCCGGCTCATTAACCTTACCAAGCGGAAATGTCCAGAGGTTCTTTACAAAAGTTAGGAACGTTTCTTGACAGCATCGGAGGTCAGGTATAGGTCTCAACGAAAAGGAGTCTCGGATGGATTGGCCGATCGTAGTGAAGACCTTGCGCGCCAGCGCACAGAAGGATGCGTCGCGCTCCGCCGACATGCAGCGCACCGATCCGGCGTTCGCCATGGAGCTTCATCTTATGTCGCTGCTGTCGAACCGACTGGCGGAGGCTTTCGAGGCCGGGCATGTTGCGGCGGGGGTCGAGCCGGTTCCCGAGTCCGTGCCGGAAAAGCGCGGCCGGCCGCGCAAGGTCGCTTGAGGAGGAGTCCGATGCCTAGACATACCTACGAACAGGCACGTACCGATCACGAATATCTCTGGGCCTATGGCCCGGCCAACGACATGACCGGTGGGTATGTCGATCAGACTGATTTGGCGAAGCTCTTGAAGAAGCCGACCAAGACGACGGCTCGCAATTGCTACATCGACCAGATCGAATACTGGTTCCAAGTCGGTCCGGATCGTAATTTTCAGGGGATGTCGAAGGAATTAATCATCGAGACTGATCCCGCCGTCCGCGAAATCGGCGAACGCTATGGGTGCCTCTGATGAATAATGAGAGACCAGCCACCACTAAGAAGCGATGCCCAAAGTGCCGCTCTCGCTCCTTCTACATTCACGAGACACAGGAAGTGCACCAGACATGGCGGGTCGAGGGCGGTAACCTCGATCGCACGCCCGGTGACACCATGTTTGGTAGCTTCGTCGGCGTCTCCGGTGAGTGTTTACACTGTGACCACCGTTGGACATTTCGCGCTCAGCAGATCGACGACTTAGTGACGGAGAACGACGATGGATGAAGCGCTGATCAGGCTTGTGTCCCTTTGGGACGATGTCGACAACGCTGCCGCGCGCGTCGAAACGTCCTTGCCCTTTCAGATGTCAGAAGCAATCGCCCGGTTGGAGGAGACCCGCAAGGTCTTTCGGATCGCGCTTCAGAGCTATGCCATGAGCAGGAATAAGCCATGAACAACATGACGCTGGAAGCGATCCTCGAAGAGCTTTGCCGCTACGGCCTACCGTCTCTGCATCCGTTCATGGCGGACCCCTACGATCGAGATCAAACCAAGCCAACTAAGCCCGGTCTGTGGGACTGCCACATTCAGGTGCCCTACAACGACGCCTCCTATGAACTCAACCCGTATCGCCACGGTGAATGCTCGGGGACGCGGGCATACGCACGCAAGTTCAAGCAGCAGGTCGGCTTCAATGGACGCGGCAAGACGGCGCGGGAAGCTGCGCAGCAGTGCCTCGATCGGGTCCTGCTCTATCAGGAATATGGCTGGCACTATCTGTGGCCGGCCGAAAAGAAACCCGCAGGAGTGCCCGACATTGCCGCGTAAATTGACCGTGACCGAAGCCCTTGCAGAGATGAAACAGAACGTGATCGACTGTGACGGCATTGAAGTCTTCAAGGCCGATTGGCCTCTGGGTGACAAGCTCGTCGCAGCCGGGGAGTGTGAGTGGATCGGCGATCCTCGCGGTCCCTATTTAGCGTGGAAGCGCCTCGGACTAGCAGGGAGTGTCCAGTCTTGAAGACCTTTGAGATCGAAGTCCGCCAGACCGTCAAGGTCACGCTCGACGAGTCCAAGTTCACTGAACCGTTCATGGAGGAGTTCCGGGCGCACTTCTTCCCGTTTTATGACGTGGAAGACCACGCCAAGCACATTGCTCAGCTTACCGCCCGCGAGGTCGCCGACTTTGGCCACAACCGGCATGAGTTCGTCGAAGGTTATGGGCCGATCGGCGACTTCGGCATCCGCGCCGAGGTCACCGACACCGAGATGGAGGTTCTGTAAATGAGTGCAGCAACCTCAGCAGCTACGGCAGCAACCACCGCGTGTCTTGCAGTGATTCTGATCGAGGAAGATCGGCGTCGCCGGGAGAAAGAGGGAGAAATACCCTACTATCCTTATTATTCGAGCGACTACGTTGCGCCTTCACCGTGGTGGTGGCGTTTGTTTGTGCTCACGATGATCCTCTTCTGTGTTGGCGTGGCCGGCGTCGTCTGGGCCTTGTCATGATCGACCCCGGAGAGCACGAACTGGTCACCATCGAGCAGCCTTATGACAAGGTCGAAGAGGGGCTGCTGAGGAGGATTGAGGACCTGCGGCAGGAGTACATGCAGCGGATACAGCCTTTGGTCGACGAGTTCGTCGCACGCAGGGCCACAAAGGTGCCGAAGTATATTTTGGTGAGGAAGGGTTGATTGATGGCATCGGTCAACGTTTCAGAAGCTGAGTTCATGGTCGTCGCACACGCTGCCTACGAGGCTCATGCGCATGGTGACACGGATTCGGCCAAGGTGTTGGATAAGCTCGCCCGCAAGATCAATGCGGCGCTGTCCAATGAGACCACGTCAAGGGCCACTCCTTTCGCCCGCGTGACAAAACCGGCGTCGTGGAAGGACATGCCGTCGACATTGGATAGGGAGGGTTGAGTGCAGATGAAGTCGATCCTGAGCCCACGTGAGACCGAATTTCTCGTCGATCTCTTCCGCAAGTCGAAGGGCGAGCCGTGGGAGCCGAACAATCCCAAGCACCCGTTCTTCGACAAGGCGATCAAGGCCGGTTACCTGCGGCGTGCAGACGGACGCTGCGGCTTCGAGCGGTTCAAGGACTCCTTCGTCGCGTGGACAGAGGCCGGGCACAATGCTCTAACCCTGTCCGAGGCGGTCATGGAGCCTGTCCGTCGCCAAGAGATCATTAGACACCGAGCAATGGGGATCGTGAATGCAGCTACCAATTGACGTGGCGCGGCAAGCGCCATTCAAGAAGCCAAAATACATCGACGAAGAGACGCCGATGCTCTCGCGATGGATGGTCTTCGGCTTCCGGCCCGAGGATCAGCACAAGCCCTACGCACATCAACGCGTCGACGTGACCGATCCGAACGGCAGTGACATCTTCACGAACGTCACCGGAAAGCAGGCAGACGCGATCCTAAAGGCGCGAAACGACTTCGTCGACGCGATCCTCAAGATCATCAATCATCGCGTTCCTGAGGCGTGGCGGGTTGGGATGCGGGTCGAGTATATCCGCCAAATCTCGTGGGGACCAAGTACCGGCGACAAGGGAACGATCGTCGAAGTCAACGGCGTGAACGACTTCATCGTCATGCCCGACGAAAACGAGTCCCATCGGTTCTACACCACCACCGACGACGTGACGTGGTTGCCCGACGATTAACCATGTCCAGTTTTTCTGTTTGATTTTGTCCAGAATCGGTGTAATTCTGTCTTCGTCAACACACGGAGATTACGCATGACGGACCTGCTCAAAGAACTCGCCGACGCTGAGGCTGAAGCTGCCCAGCGCGTCAGGCTGGAGAAGCGGCCGAAGCCCCAGTTCGGATATCGCAACATGTACGCGGTCATGATCGACGGCGTGTACCGGGGCTTCGTTGCCATGCGGAACGGATGGGGCGGTCGCTGGGACTATCTGAACATCTATCAGCGGCGTCCTCAGAGCGCATTTCTTCCCTTTATCTACGACAAGGAAGGTGCGCCTCGACGCATCCTTGAAGCCTACACGAAGTATCCAAACGAATCGTTCTGGCGCAGCGTTGAGGAGATCGAGGCAGCGGAGTCCAAGAAGAAGGAAGAGGCCGAGCAGCGTGAGCAGGCTTGGAAGAAGGCTGCCGAAGAGCGGCGAGAGAAGAACGCGGCGACGCTGGAAGGTCTTATTTCCCTGCGCGACAATCACGACAGCCGGCGCTATACCAATCAGGAGTTCGCGGCGATTGTTGCGGCGATCGACTATTTCAAGGGGCAGGTAGGGTGATGGCCGGCGATCAAAACTACGAGCGGTATCTGGAGGGTCGGCAGCTACGCCGCATGAAGGCCGACGATCGCTGGCTTGCCCGGCGCGAGCGGCTTGAGGCCAAGGCCGATCGGATGATCGGCGAACTCTGTCGCGACGGTAAGACCGTCCACTACGTCTTTCCAGTTGGCGGACGCTACAAGGAAGGAACGTGGGGAGAACTGGTCGACTACCTGATCCGTAACAAGTGGGTGCACTGATGGGATACCCAAACGTCACCGCATTCTGCAAGGCTCTCGGGCATCATGGAGTGTGTCCCGAGGGTCTGGAGGTCATGGGTAAGGTCGCGCACTTCCTCGACGAGGAGACGCGCGAGGAATACGACCAGATCATGCGCGATCTCCGGGCGATGTTCGCGCCGGTAGGCGAGTCGTCACAGGACTGACGTTAACCACGTCCAGTTTTTCTGTTTGATTTTGTCCAGAATCACTGTAGATATGTGTACGTCAACACACGGAGAGACCAATGACCAACGAACCGAACATGCGCTCGATCGCGGACACCATCAACAAGGCGCAGGAAGGCTTGAGGGGCGTCCATGTGAATGCCGTCCCACGCATGTCAAAGCTGCCTGAAATCACGATCAAGTGTGATTCCTTCGGATATACCTTCGAGCACGCACGATTCACCGCTAACTGGACGGAAGGGGACGCTCGTTTCCACGTCTGGATCAACAGCGACGGCGAAGTCGAAGAGACGATCCACAAGAATAGCATCGCGGACATGTGGATGGACACGCCGGACGGCCGTCGCGTGCACAATCCGGCGTATTATCCACATCGCACGCTTGACCTCACTGCGAAGAAGAATCAGCCCATTCGCGAAGCGATCCTCGAACTCATCAAGGACGGTGAAGTTCTACGATCCCTTCACGCGGCTGCCAAGCAGAAAAAGGACGATGAGGAGGCAGCCAAGCAGTCTGCCTACGCCGAGAAGATGCGCAACGCGCTCCTGACCGAAGGCGCTACCCTCGGCGACGAGTTTGCGTCCTTGGTCAAGTCCCTGAGCGAGGAGCAGTTGCATACGCTCGCGAAGATAGTGCATTCAGCATGAGCATCAGGAACATCATCGCCGGCCTCTTCGGCTATGGCAAGGCGAGGGTGAATGTCGCCCTCGCCGACGCCTTCAAGAACTGGGAGCGGCCGGCTGATGCCGGCGAGCTTCCCGACGATCAGTTGCGCTATATCTACGACGCCAGCAAATGTCCCTACTGCAAGTCCAAGCATGGACTTTTCGAGGGTCCACGCGGCGGCGCGAGCGTCAACATGTTCTGCGGTGATCCGGACTGCGACAGCCGATTCAACGTCGTCGACGGGAAGATTTGGGGCTTTATCCCGTGGGGCGAGTTCACCGGCCGCTGTCCTCCTGAGTTCATCGAGCAGCGCCGGAAGGAGATCGCCAATGTGGTATGATCAGTACCAGAACAAGCTCGTCGGCTTCGTCGTCGAGACCCGTCGCGGCATGTTCAAGCCGCTGATCGGGAAGTGCATCGAGAGCGACGGCGATGACGATTGCTTCATCAGTGTGATTGGCAACCAGCCGCCGCAGGAGACGCTTGATCAAGCGCTCGCTTTCTTTGCACCTGATCAGGACAAGTTTGTCCGCGTCTTCACCAAGCCAAACAAGTCGGGCGGGATGATGGGGCATTGGCTGTGGGCGTTGATGTTCAATGAGGATGGCGTCAACCCGAGGAAGATCGCGACCTGATGGACGACCTCGACCGCTTGATCCACCACATCCAAGGCACCTGCCTGTCGATCGAGCAAGCCGTCGAGAGTCTTGAACTCGATCCCTCGATCGACTGGAAAGACAAGCTCCTCGACCGCAACATTGAATTGTGCGGCGTCTGTAACTGGTGGCACGAGTCCGGGGAACTGGAGTTCGATGAGCAGCGGAACTTCGGTGTCTGCGAACAGTGTCTCGACGATTAACCATCGTCAAGATTTGCTTGACAAACCTCTTGCCGAGGAGGCGGGAGGCGTATAGGTTGGCGGAAAGGTTGAGTACAGATGCAAACTCCTAGCCTCATGGATATCATCAGGGCCAACAAGAATGAGCCCTCGGGTCCGGAAAAGCCACTTAGTTTCGGAACGCATCTTCTGGGTTCGAGGGGTTGGGCCATTCTCGAAATCACAAGAATGGAGCCGGATTGGGCGATGACCAAGGTGGTCGACGCCTCGCGCGCCGACTGTATTGGCAACGTCATGCACATATCGGGGAACACCGGCTTCATCAAGCGCGCCCGCGCCAGCAGACGCGAGGATTTGAGGACCTTCAAGGTCGGCACCCGGATCACGATCGCGATGACCTATCGCGATAAATTTGGTCATCGTCTGGCCGAGATCGAGAAGGTTGAGGGATGAGCATCCAAGATGACATCTTTGACGTTGAGCATGCCCTGCGTCGCAATCCGGCGATGAAGAAGGCATTCGAGCGCATCGTCACACACCTTGCCGCCGTCGAGCGGAGAGAAGAGCAGGCACGGACACATCTGCTCCGTCTTGCTGATGGTGCGAAGGCCTTCAAGGAACTGGTCGATCTAGGTCGGGGTTGAGTGCAGAATGAACCGCAAGGACCGCACCATAGCAGCCGGTCTGGCGGCGCGCTGGGAATGGGGAAGCACGAGCAGCGGTCCTGAGGCAGCGGCGAAGTATGCCTGCGCCAAGGACCTGATCGAGGAGCTTGCGATCCCGGCCGAGGACCTGTCCTTCGCGCGCGCTTGGGAGATAGCCGAGCGCATGCAGATCAAGGACGACGAAGCGCTGATGGATGTCCTGAATGACATGGTGGACGACGACTACAAGGCCGTGGTCGACATGATCGAGGACTTTGGTTTCGACGGCCTGAAGCATGAGATCACGAAGAGGGCGACGGCATGATTGTCGAGTGGGACAAGGTCGACGCCGACTACCTGCGCAAGGTTCTGGCCGAGAACGATCCGGCCGCGTTCCGCAAGCTCTATCTGTGCGAGCCGGTGCCAGAGCCTTTTCCTGAGGTCTACTGGTTCTTCGCGCCGAGCTTCCGCGTCGCCGAGGCGGTCCTGTGGTCCGACTATGACATCCACCCGAAGCTACCGATCATCAAGATCGTGACCAAGTCTATAGACAGTCTGCGTAGCCTCAAGGCCGGATCGACCGTGACGATGTTTGATGACCCTGAATTTTCAGAGCGCATCCGCATGCGAGACCGTGAAGAGTTCTGGATGCTGGGCAGATATCGCGGCTGGCGTAACTGGGACAAGCGCGACAGGGATTACCTTCGAGCTTTGACAAGACAGGGTTGAGTGCAGATGACGGATCAGGCTAAAAGCACGCGCCTATTTACGTTTCCAGACAAACTTCTCGTGGCGACGAGCCTTATGGAGGCACGTCGAATCAAGCGCGTGCTTGGCCTCGGCGACGATTGGCGACCGGTTGGGTTGTACCAGAACATGGCTGGATTCCGTGCTTCCAAGATCGTGGTGATCGGCGTCAAGTTCTATAGAGGACTGGAGGTCGACTTGGTCGAGCAGCTTCGGTCGCGCCTGCGGCCGGGCGGTGATTTGGAGACCATTTGAGATGACCACGGAAGAAGAGGTTGAATGGTGGGCTCCGATGCTCGCTTACCATAACGGCCGTAAGCATGCAGCTTGGGGCTGGCCTCGGCGGTATGGAGCCAACTGGCACCAGAAGCAGAAAGACGCCTACGATCGTGGCTGGAAAGAGACGGTGAATGGCCGAGGAAGCTGAAAGCGAACGCCTGCGCCGACTTGGCTGGGACTGGCTGCGAAAGACACGTCGGGACATCAGAGCCCGCGAAGCTGCCGAGGCTTTGCAGACCGACGCCGGTCTCCTGAAAGCCCTGCCGGCGATGATCCAAGTGCACCGCACGATCGCCGAGAACACGGACAACAACTACTATATCCGCGACCTGTCGGCGAAGACCTATCAGGTGATGGAGCACGCGGAACGGCGACTCAAGGAACTGCTCAAGGACGAGGCCCTGCGCCAGTGGGGAGAGTCCTCGAACTTCTCGTGATGGGTTGACATGTCTAAGCTGACACAGCGCCTACTCAACAGAGCCGCAGACCTCGCCGAGCTTCAGTCGAAGGTCCAGTCCGATCTTACCGAGGCCTTCCGAGAGCGCTACGGCACCACCTACTCCGATGTCAACGCCGACGAAATCATAGATGTGCTTGACTATCATGGCGGACATATCACACTCAGTGATGTCGACGAAATCATGACAAAGGCCGGGTATCCGCCGCGAAAGGGTTGAGTGCAGATGGGTAGCTACACACTCCTCGAAAAGAACGGCCTCATGGTCGACCTCGACGAGGCGAAGAAGGACTTCACCTTGGCGATCGTCGCCGAGGAGCCAGCCATGCTCAAGGTGAGCACGCACTATCACCACCACGTCGAGATCATCGACCCGATGCTCTCGCCGGAGGACCTGATTCAGATCGGCATGCGGCTGATCAAGGTCGCGGCCGGACGGATGTCGCCGGAGGCCATCAAGGAGGCGGCTGGTGAGTTCGAGAAGATACTAGCCGTCAAGGAGTGATCGCCGGCCATGATCGCTCACTACATCCTGCGCGATCGCGAACCGGTCCCGGCCGAGTTGATGGAGTGGGCGCGGTGGTTCGAGACGGCCGATCGGCACGTCGCGCTCGCCGACACCCAGCTTCACACGGTCTCGACGGTCTTCCTCGGCATCGATCACAATTTCAGCCGCCACGGCCGGCCGCTGCTCTTCGAGACGATGGTGTTCGAGCGCTGGAAGGGGGAAGACCGACAGGATGAGCCCGAGCGCGACGGTTTACCAGACCGGGTCATCGACTGGATCGAGACTCTTGGCATCTGCCGGCGCTACCCGACATGGGGCGACGCCGAGGAAGGTCACCGCAAGGTCGTGGCCGAGGTCCTGCGCACTGAGATGGACGCCAATCACCAACTGTTCGAAGCGATCCGCAAGCCCGCTCGCTGATCACCGGACCTGATATTTCCGGTTTGCCTCATCCATCTCACGCTGGCGCTTCTGCCGGCTGCGCTCCCACATCACGTCCTCGACATCCTCAGGGCAGAATAGGTCGAGCGCTTCCTGCGTCAGCCGGCGATCGTAGGTCGTGACCTTCTCGATCCACGTGCCCTTGCCGTCGCCATAGCCTTTCGTCTCCCTGTTCAGACGCATGCGCGCGTAATGCGCGTCCGGGATCGTGCCGTGGAATTTCTGCCAATCCGGATGGAAGTCCCTGATGTCCTCCATCATCCCGTTGAAGGTGAAAAAGGCATCCGGGCTGACCTGCTGGCGGAACGCCTGCCGGCGCATGAACTCGTAGAACCAGTCGACCAGATAGTTCTCCTTGACATCGTAGTCGTGGAAAGCCTGCCGGCGCGGCCGGTAGAGTCCGTAACGCACGCGCTCAATTCGCGCTTCTCGATCGGTGTCGTCCGCACCCTTGCTCTTGGTTCGCCGCCAGCGTTCGAGATGGGTATCGATCGTGTGTGGGTTGGAGGGCTCACCGAAGACCTCGGGATCGGCCGTCATCCTGACCACGGTCTCTCGATCGAAGACGGGGAAATGCTCCAGCTTGAGGAGGATGTCCTTCCACGTCCACATCCGCTCATTGCGCTTGGCCGAAAGCTTCTCGATGTTGAAGGCGGCGCGGCGCTCGCGGAACACGTCATAGACATCCGACCGGTTGATCCTGTCCAGAATCTCCGGCTGGATCATGAACTGGCCGGTCGATTTCGGCATGCGGCCGTTCGGAAGGGTCCGATGCTTGGCGAACATCTCCGCCTCGATCGGCGCAATCATGTGACGGGCCGACTCGATCGTATGTGGAGTGAACAGATACTTCTTGGCAACGCGTCGGAAGAATGGCTCGCTCGGGTGATAGAAGGTCCGGCTCGGGTCCACGTCCATGGCGTAACGACCCATGGGACCGACACCCAACGTCTCGATCATCTCGTCGGACCGCTCCAGCTTCTTGCGATATCCCTCGGGATCGGCGTCGAGATGGAACACGTCGGTGAAGCAGGAGGAGAAGAGCTTGCGGGTCATCCACACCGCGCCCGGCCGGAAGTCGCGCTCCTGACTGTCGCGGGTGATTGTGAACGGGTTGCCGTCACTGTCGAGCACAGGCTTGCCGTCGATCAGGTATGGCGTCTCGATCGGCGGGTGGTAGATGCCCTTGTGATCGGTGTAGCCATAATACTCGCGCCGGGTCGCGGCCGGGAAGGGTGTCGCCCGGAGATAGGCGTCGCAGACCGCGCGCATCCATATCTCCATGGCGGTGAAGACGAACTCCTTGCCGTCCTCCTCGACCTCGAACAGATTCTGAAACCTCGGCGAGACGCGGCGCTTGCGGGCATTGCTACGAATGTTTCGGTTCTGCGACCGTCGCTCCTTCGAACGCCCGCTTCCCATCTTCAGCTTCATTCTGCACTCACTCTGCACTCAACCTGTTTGGGCCGGGTTTCCCTGTGTGCGCAAGCGCAGTCGCGCGGTCTCAATAGTGGACGATCTGGGTGCACCGGTCCCAACCCCTTCCTCTCCCTTTAAGCCAAGAGAAGGCGTAGCATTTATGGTTAGCGCCTATGCTTAATCCTGTCAATCGTATCTTTACACGTTCGGACATCCGTTCTGGACGCGTCGGCTCCTCCTCTCCCCTCGACGAGGCGGTAGCCGGTCGGTCAGACAGGGCGGTAGTTAGGGATTAGAGTTATTGGCTAATCTAAAATGCTACTGCTTCTCAAGGCTTTTAGGTAGGTTAAGGGGTAAGAGAAATTTAGAGGACCAGAAAACTAGAAGCTGAGAAAACCAGAAATCCATCAGTCGATCAGGTTGAGTTCAGAGCGTCTGCACTCAACCCGAGATCAACGGACGGGCACGCCCCTTCTCACCGGACAGCCGCCGCGCCGGCCGCACTCGATCCAGCGCAGCACGATCCACTTGATCCAATTCTAAAAGGTTGAGTGCAGACCGGCACCATCCACGCCCAATCCCATCCTCTCCAAATCCCTTCTCCCAGCAGGATGAGTGCAGACCGGCACCATCCAAAACTCAGACTTACAAACACCGGGTTGAGTGCAGACGCGCTTCACAGCCCGATCGCTTTGTCAAGGTATTATAGTGAGCCACTGTCCAGAATTTCTTGACATTTAGCCTCCAGAAGTCGAGACTCCGCACATTCTCCAAAATGCGTGCGGTGCACATGACTCTGACCCTCAAGCGGCCACGGCCGACCTTTGCGCAAGTCTTCGCGACGACCGCACATCCCGACGTTCTCCATTGGATTTCCAAAAGCGAAGCGCGCATCGGCCCGGACGCCTATAAGGAGTTCGTCGGCTCGCTCCCCTCCGAGCACACGCAGTTCCTGCACCTGCTCGAAGTGTCACTGCGACAGGGTCAGGGCAATCTCGACGGCTTTCGCGTCGCCTCCGATCTCAAATCCTATCTCGATTGGCCGGTCGATTCCGAACTGGTCAAGATCATCGACGACGCCGTGGACATGACCCAGCGCAAGAACCTGCGGCTGGCGACGATCGCATGGGTGATGGAGACTGGCACCCGCTTCCACGCCAAACCCTCCGAGGAAGTCCAATATCGCGGCGAGACCTTTTCCGGCACACGCTCCGGCCGCGTCGTCGAGGTCGACAGGGTGATCGCCTCTGGCACCGTCGCCGATGCCAATGACCAGCGCTGGACCGTACTCGGCGAAAATCTGGTGGCGGCATGAAGTGGTCGGACAAAACCATCCGGCCGGGACCTGTCTGCGGCATCGATCCGGGCGTCGACGGCGCACTCGCCTTTCTCGATGTGACCGACTGGACGATCGAGATCGTCGACGTTCCGAAGATAAAGGTCATCGTCAACGGTAAGCCGCGTCATCACGTCGACCATGTCCGCCTCGCCGAGATCATCACGGCGCGCCGGCCGTGGATGATCGTCACCGAGCATCTGTGGTCGCGGCCCGGTCAGGACGCCAAGGGCCTGTTCTCGCTCGGCCGCTACACCGGACAGGTCGAAATGGCCTCCTCCATGCTCGGCTGTGACCTCCGGCAGGTGACGCCGCAGGAGTGGAAGTCCGACCTCGCCGTCTCCTCCGACAAGAACCTCAGCCGCGAACGCGCCGCGCAACTGATGCCGTGCCTCGCGCCGACCCTCACCCGCAAGGGCGACCACGATCGCGGCGAGGCCGCGCTGCTCGCCTTCTGGGGCGCGCTCAAGCTCGGCCGCATGCCCAAGCCGATCCGCCTCATCAACCCACCCGCCCCTCCCAAGAGAAAGAAAGCAGCATGAAGAAAATGAACTGGGACGACGAGATGCGTACCCACGTCCCGTCGATGTTCATCACCGAGGATGACGACGACGAGGTCGAGTTGGTCGACACCGGCCGCGTCGACAAGGACGGCGTCCCGATCATCATCGCGCTCTCTCACAAGCAGGGCTTCGCCGGCTTCCTGCCGCCCGGAATGTACGAGCGTATCCAGCAGGCGAAGGAGGAGGCCGAGGCCAAGGCTGAGCTTACCGAGATGATCGAGGAGATCGTCACCGTCACGCTGAAGAAGATCGGCATCAAGCTCCCGCCGCCCGCGCCGGGGCCGGCTCCGGCTGTGATCCCGCGCATCAAGGAGAAGACTGTCAAGGTCTCGAACAAGAAGAAGGGATCGGCCGATGCCCGTCCTGAGTAACCCGAAATGGGAGGTCTTCGCCACCGGTCTGGCGGACGGCCTCACCGTTCTCGATGCCTATGAGCAGGCCGGCTACCCGCGCTCGGCCTCCTCGGCGTCGCAGTTGAAGAACCGGCCTGAGCTTCAGTCGCGCGTGCAGGAACTGATCTACGAGAAGCAGAGCGCCGCCCGGCGTGAGTCCGAGAATGATCCCGACATCAACCCGCACGAACTCAACCGTGCATGGTTGATCACCACGCTGATGAAGAATGTCGAGATCGCCCAGAAGGCGCAGCAGATCGCACCGGCCAACAAGGCGGTCGAGATGCTGGCCGAGATCATCGGCTACTCGCTCAAGAACCGTGGCGGCAAGAACGCCAACGACGACGACCCCAACAAGGACGGCGAAGCGCCCGGCTTTGATTTCGACAAGGCCAATGACGCCATCGGCCGGCTCATGGAAGTGCTGCCGGACGCACCGACCGAGGGTAGCTGATGGCCCGTCCCTACCCTTACGCGGATCGGGACCGGGTCTACGCGTTTCTCAAACAGGCCGAAGAGTTCGCCACTCTGGTCGAGAAGATCGCCGAAGGTCAGGCCGATCACAGTCCCGAGCTTCAGGGCGCGCTCGCCGCGCTCACCGGAGCCACCGACCTGCATCAGCAGCACAAGGCCGTCCAATACATGCTGGATCGTGCCCGCAAGGAGCACGAGCGCCGGCTGATCGAGGCCGCGCCGAACGACTTCACCGCCTATGTCGAAGTGATCAATCCGGAGGAGCCGTGCGCCTCGAAGCTGCACCGCTTCCTCGGCGAGACGCTGATGGAGATGGAGGCCAATTCCGGCCTCAAGAAGGGCGTCTCGATGCCACCCGGCCACGCCAAGGACATGTGCGTGTCCACGCCTGTGATGTTGGCGGACGGCTCGATGAAGCCGCTCGGCGAGGTCCAGGTTGGCGACTTCGTCATCACCCACACCGGCAGCGCCCGCGAGGTTCTGGAGGTCCACGATCAGGGCAAGCGCCCGGTCATGCGTATGCGCACCCTCTGCGGCCGTGAGCTTTTTCCACATCCCGAGCATCCGTTCCTGACGCCGGCCGGCTGGGTGCAGGCGCAATATCTGAAGCAGGGTGACGTACTGGCGCAGCAGCGCGAGTTCTCGATTCCCAACGGCTCCGGCCGGTCCCTCTACGATTTCATTCTGGCCGGCTACATGATGGCGGCTGGCATGGTGCGCGGCCGGCATTACAGCCGCGTCTTCACCGTCGACCGCACCTTCCGCACCGACGATCCCGAGATCATGGCCGATCTCATCGACACGGCCAAGCGACTAGGATTCCGCGCGCGGATCGCCAAGAAGGGTAGCTACGGCAAGGAGATCGAGACCGCCCGGTTCGATGAGAAGTTCATCCACTGGCTGCGTGGCCAGCGCCTGAACGGCCTGCACCGCCATACCATGCGGGTCCCCGACTGGGTGTTCAAGGGTGGGCTGATCGAGATCGCCGCCTTTGTCGGCGCGATCTTCTCGATGGACGCCAGTCTGGTGCCGACCTCCCACAAGCAGAGCCTGAACGCCCGCAAGATGGTGATCCGGCTGCGCAACGCCGGATTGGTTGGTGACATGCAGCGGCTGCTCGCCCGCCTCGGCGCGCGCTCGGCACTCGATAAGCATCTGGTCAACAACTACAACTACGAGCCGACCGAGTTCTGGAGCCTGACGGTCTGGGACGCCGAGGATCAGTATTATCTCCAGCGCTCGATGCGCGTGCGTGGCGTCAACCAGCGCCTGTGGGCCGACCCGATCGTGCCGCGCGCCTTCTTCGACGGACGCTATGCCACCGACCGCATCATCGCGATCGACTATGACTGGGACGTGCGGGAGACCAAGTGCCTGACCGTCGACGAGGACCATTCCTTCCTCGCTGATGGCGTGGTGGTGCACAACTCCACCTATTGCTCGCGCCTGTTTCCGTCGTGGTGGATGGGCAAGCGCGAGAACAAGCGCTGGCTTCAGGCCGGCCACACCCAGCGTTTTGCCGAGAAGGAGTTTGGCAAGAAGACCCGCGACAACATCCTCGCCACGGCAGCCTATCAGAAGGTGTTTCCGGGCGTCGGGGTCAGCACCGCCTCGCAGGACGAGATCATCCTGACCAATGGCTGCGCCTACAACGTCAAGGGCGTCGGACAGGGCATCTCGGGTTACCGCTCGCACTTCAACAACGTCGACGACCCATACGCGACCCATGAGGACGCGATGAGCCCGACCATCCGCGAGAAGGTCTGGAACTGGTGGGCGAACGACTTCAGGACCCGTCGCCTGCCGGGCGCGGGCGAACTGATCATCGTGACGCGCTGGCACACCGACGACGTGGTCGGCCGTCTGGAGGAGATGATCAAGAAAGGCGAAATAGAACCATGGGAGTTTATTAATCTACCCGCGTTTGCGGTAGAAGAAAACGATGTATTAAATCGCAAAATTGGTGACGTTTTGTGGCCGGAAGTATTCAAAAAAGAATTTCTTCTGGACATAAAAGGCACCAGTACGGAAGAAAACTGGTCCGCCCTGTACCAGTGTGCGCCAGTGTTGGAAAAGGGCAACATCCTCCAGCGTAACTGGATTAAATACTATAAACAACTGCCGCAGCGTAGTATTCGCCCGGCTGGTACTGTGCAGGCCGTGAACCGGGCTCCCGTGGCCGATCCGCGCCTCGTACGGGTGGACCCTTTGAAATTCAAAATCGGGGCCGAGGGACCCTCGGAATCGAAACCGGGGCCGGCCGATTCTGGAAATCAAAATTCGGTTTTTGCAATTCGAACCGTGGTTTCCGTCGACACCGCCGAAACGGATTCGGCAAGGGCCGACCGCTCGGCGCTTCAGGTCTGGATTTATGGATCGGACCGCAACCACTATCTGGCGCATGCCTCGGTCGGCAAGTATCTGTTCCCCGACCTCGTCGAGGCGATCGAGACGACGGCGCTGGCATGGGGAGCCGATCTCGTGCTGATCGAGACCAAGGGCGCGGGTCTGCAATACATTCAGGCGCGCACCGGCCACTCGCAGACGCCGATCATCGGTTTCAACCCGAAGAACATCGAGAAGTCGATGCGCTTTGACGGCACCATGGTGATGTGGCAGACCGGCACCGTGCTGCTGCCGGAGAAAGGGACATGGCTGGCCGACTATGTCGACGAGCTTCTGAAGTTCCCGTCTGGGCGTTACGACGACCAAGTCGACGCGACCAGCCAGTATTTGCACTGGCACCGGATCGACGGCGGCTGGGATCGCGGCATGAAGAAGATCAAGGGCTGAGCGGCGTTAACCTTACCTGCACAAGGTTAACGCCCGCGCCCGGCTCTGCACTCAACCCAGTTTCCCTAATGATTTCAAGGCTTTACGCCGGACTCCTACCAACTCCTAGAATGTACGAATTAGGAGTTGGGGAAAATTTGGATGATCATGGCCTCCAGATTTTGGATGAGCATGGTTTTGCATGAGGTCTGGCATGAGCATGGTCGAATTTTTGGATGGGGGAGAATTGGAACACGCGCCTGCGCGAGCGCGCGCCCGGATCGCTCAGATTTTCGGAAAACTTGAGTAAAATTTGAAACAAGCCCGCCGTTAACCATGCTCAGGTAAGGTTAACGCGCCTTGTTAACCATTCTCAGGTAAGGTTAACGGCCGGCGTTAACCATGCGGGAGTAAGGTTAACGCCGACCGCCTCCACCCAGCCCGCCTCGTTAACCCTACCCGAGTAAGGTTAACAACGCCAGCCCCGGCGTTAACCTTGCTGGCGATCGCCACTTGCATTTCGTGCGCAATGCATTATTCTGTATCAGTCAACGCAACAGGAAAGAAAAATGAGCAAGGAACCTCCCTTCCTCGACTGGGACGCGATCGAGACCGAGATCGCCGACACCAATCGCAAGGCGTGGGACGCCGAAAACACCCCGGAGAAGATCGCGGCGCGCAAGGCCAAGTCTGAAGCCGAGTTCGAGCGCGGAGTCCGTAACGGCTGGTGGGACAAGGACGGCAATTCCCTCCAGCCCGAGGAGCCGGACGAGGAGGAGGACGAGGAATAAGACGCCGGCCGTTAACCATTCCGGGGTAAGGTTAACGCGTGCCGGCCGCGCCCGGCGTTAACCTTGCTGTCCAGATTCGCTTTACAAATCCGGAGGCGTCGCCTAAGGTGCTCTGGTCAACGCAACCGGAGGACCCCATGAGCAAGCGATCCGACAAGGCAGCGGCCAAGCTGTTCCACCAACTGTTTCCCGGCGTCGGCTGGGATTACACCGACCACAAGGCCAAGCCGCTGCTGCGCGCCGCGTTCGCCCTTTACGAATCGGAGTGGAAGACCACCCAGCCTCAGGCGTTCAGGATTGAGCGCTGGGAGTGGCCGGCTAAGGCGTTCAAGAGCGACGATCCATATGTTTTCGACGCGCATGAGCCGTGGACGGTGCTTTTCCGCGAGGTCAAGATGCTGCACGACGCTCACCGCGAGACAAGCGGATACCCGCGCACGCTGGCGGACCGGATGCCCCGGTGATGACCTACGAAATCACCACGGCGCTTACCTTCCTGCTGATCCTCAAAGTGCCGCTGCTGCTCTGGATCGTCCAGTTCACGATGGACGTGGACTCCGGTCGCATCAAGCTCTGAAACGTCGAGGCCGGGCCAAGCGCCCGGCCTTTTTCGTGCCGGCCGGCGTTAACCATACCCGAGTAAGGTTAACGGCGAGCGCGCCGGCTGCTCCGAGGCATTAACCTTGCTGTCCAGAATCGCTTTACAAAAGCGGAGGTATGGCCTAAGGTCCTCTGGTCAACGCAACGGAGAGACCGACATGTTCAAAATGGAGTTCAGGACCGACAACGCCGCTTTCGTCGACGATCAGGCCGGCGAGATCGACCGGATTTTCCGCGAGGTCGCCGAGCGCGTCGCGGCGGCGGAAAAGGGCGGCACGATCCGCGATAGCAACGGCAACCGAGTCGGCCGCTGGGAACTGGAGGCCGAAGACGAAGAGGAGGAAAACCCCTTCGATCCCGAGAGCCCGGAGGGTCGCGCGTGGGAGCGCGGCGACCGTCACCTTGTGGGAGGCAACTGATGACCAAGCGAGAGAAGCGCCGTTTCATCCGCGAACTGATCAGCGCTGTCCAGAAGTCAATTCTGGATCGTGTCCCAGACATGCCGGAGGAGTGGGACGGTCACGAACTGCGCGCCTATATCGCCGAGAAGTTCGGCGAAACCGTTGTGACGGTCGGCAGGACCGGGCACTATGGCAAGCCCTACGCCAAGCGGACCCGTGACTATCGCAACACCGTTATCGAGCGCAACCTATGACCCTATTCGTGGAAGGCTACGAGGCCGCGAGACGTGGCGTCAAATGGTGGCGCAATCCCTATCCCTCAGGCTCTGAGGACGCCTACACATGGGACAAGGGACACACGAGGTTCCGCACCATCGGCTGATGCTGCACCGCACAACACGATAAATCAGGAGGTCGGGCCGCGTGCCCGGCCTCTTTTGCATTGCGGTAAGAGATTGATCTGCAAGGCTGATCTGGTCCAACTCCGAAAAGGTGGAAAAGCGGAGATGTCCGAAATCTGCGGCAAAGTTCGGACCGGCCGGGCCTTAACCCTACCCGGTCAAGGTTAACCCGTCGACAGGCTCAGGACGCCCGGCCGCGCCACCTGCCGGCGTTAACCATGGCCGAAATCTCCGCTTGCAAATCATGCGGGATGCACTATTCTGATCCTGTCAACGCAACGGAGTTTTCGACATGGCAGTGCATTCCCTCGACACCTTCGGCCAGCCGGACGGCTCGACCCAGATCAAGGATCGGACCGGCGCACTGGTCGCCACCCTCGACTGGGACGGAGAGGCCAGCGCATGGAAGGTCACCCCGGACAACGACCCGATCGGCTTCCCGCGCCCGGCACACTTCGCCAGCCGCGTCGCGGCCGAGTTCTGGGTGCTGGCCTACGCCAACGAACTGGAGGCGACCGGGCATTGAGCCCGGTCTTTTCCTTGCCCGGCCGGCGTTAACCCTACCCGAGTAAGGTAAACGCGGCCGGCTGCGGCGTTAACCTTGCTGTCCAGATTAGCTTTACAAGAGCGGAGACCACACCTATGATGCTCTGGTCAACGCAACGGAGGACGTAATGACTAAAGGCCCTATCATCCATGCACCTGTCGTGGTGCGCGAAGCATTCCGCATCGGCGATGAGATCATCGACGCCAACCCGATCAGCGGTTTCCATTTCTCCGTCGAGACGATCGGCGGCAAGGTCTACACCGGATGCCCGGAAGAGTACGCCGACAACGGCGTTCTAATTCTCGACTGCGTTGGCGGCACGCCGACGCCGATCATCGACGTTGCCAAGATCGCCGCCATCACCGTGGTTGAGGTCTGAACTATGACGCACTATCCCCTTACCCACGTCGACGGGAGCGCCGACAAGCGCTACTCGATCGCCAAGGAGTTTTGCGGCCACGCCGATCGCCGCTGGGTGCTCCGCTTCTGCGGCGAGTTCGTCAAGTCGTCGATCAGCTTTGCCAGCGTCGCCATCCGCGCCGCTGGTCACCGCTCGGCACTCAACGGCCAAGTGATATTTGAGGAGGTCCGGGCATGAAGACCCAACTGCAACATTTTTGGGAAGCGCATCGCCGCATCGCCGATCTCAATGAAGCGATGCTCGATGCACTCTTCGGACCCAACCCGATCACCGACGCCGAGCTTCGCGCCTTGATCGAGAAGCGGCCGGAGCGTTACGGCCGCTTTGCCGGCTATCTCGGCACCCGTCAGATGGAGCAGGCCGCGTGAGCGGCCTTTTCCTTGCCCGGCCGGCGTTAACCTAACCGAGATAAGGTTAACGCGGCGGCGCGGCCGTTAACCTTGCTGTCCAGATTTGCTTTACAGTCTCCCCGGCTCTGCTATGGTGTTCTGGTCAACGCAACGGAGAGACTCATGTACGTGATCCGCACCCACACTGTCGAACTGGCCGACAAGCGCTTCCTGTCCAGCGACACGCTGACGGAGATGACGGCGAAGGAACTGCGTACCGCCGAGGCCGAGAACCGGTCCGGCATCGAATACAACATCGTCACCGCCGAGATGGCGCGCCGCTATGTCAAGCAAGGCATGGTCCATGAAACGGGACTCTGGGTCGACATGGACGGTAAGGTCCGATACGCCAAGGCCGGGGAGTGATCCCGGCCAACCCTTCACGCGCGTTAACCATTCCAAGGTAAGGTTAACGGCCGCTCCGGCGTTAACCTTGCTGTCCAGAATCACTTGCATCTGGCGCAATCTCCGCTATTGTGAGACTGTCAACGCAACAAAGGAGATCGCTGATGTACATGTTCAAGGACAAGAAGCTGGAGCAGGACCAACGCAAGGTCCAGTTCGGCGACGCCGACAAGTCCACCCTCGCCAACATCTGCATGGTCGCGGCCGAGCGCTTTCGGGAGAACGCGGCCGAGTTCCGCAAGTGTATCGACTACAAGCCGAAGGAAGGCGAGTTCCCAATCTTCCCGACCGGCGAGGCAGCCAAGCGGCTGGTCGAGCAGTTCGAGCGGCAGGCAGCCGAGGCGGAGAAGTTCCGCGACCTGTTCGACAACGTGGTTCAAATCCCGGACATGGTGACGTTTGTCGAGGAAGAGGAGGAGGCCGCGTAAGCGGCCTTTTTCTTCGCCCGCCATTAACCCTAACCGGTCAAGGTAAACGCGGCCGGCCCCGGCGTTAACCTTGCTGTCCAGATTCGCTTTACAGATGCCGGCGATCTGCTATGGTGCTCCTGTCAACGCAACGCAGGAGTCCTGACATGGATCATCTCGCTTTCCTCATGCCCATTTTCAATCGCCCAATGGGCGAAAGCTGGATCACCATGGTGATCGATGTCGTGCAAAAGCGCGACGCCGAGGATCACCCGATCAACGGCGCAGATGTCGTCTCTTCCTATGAGACCGACAATCCCAAGCTGATCGGACATTCGCTGCGCGATCTGATCATCTCGGCACAGGCAAGCGTCACCGGACAAGAGGACTGGTACGCCATTCGCGTCGAATACCGCAACGCCAATACGGTCGACGCCAAGCGCGCCCGAGCCATGGTCAAGACGCTCACCGCGATCGAGAAAGCGGCCGAGAAACTGCGCGACAAGCAGGGGCTCGACTATCTCACCGCGATCCTGCTGGCCTTCGACAAGGTATTTCCGGGCATGCAACTGGCCGAGACTTCCGAGGGCGGCACAGTGCGCGGCTTCTACAATCGCCACAAGTGGCGGTGGACGCCGATCGGCGGCGCAGTCCGGGCAATCCGATCGAGCGCCGAGGAGGCGCTTGTCAGACACAGGAAGGAGAAGGCCGCGTAAGCGGCCTTTTCCTTGCCCGGCCGGCGTTAACCCTACCCGGTCAAGGTTAACGCGGCCGACTCCGGCGTTAACCTTGCTGTCCAGATACGCTTTACAAATGCGGAGGTCGTGGTATGGTGCTCCTGTCAACGCAACAAGGAGTTCTGACATGACCCACATGGAAAACCGCATCGCCCGCGCCGAGGCGCTGCTGGCCGAGAAAGGCGTCAACGTCTCGACCAAGGCCAGCCTCAAGATCGCGATCGATCAGGCCGGCGTCGCCCGCGTCAAGCTGGCCGATGTCAAGAATCACCTCCATCTGGTCTCCATGGCGGTCGAACGTGTGCTGGAGACGGGTCATCGCCTGACCGCGCACGAGTTCAACGACGAACGATATTCCAAGGCGGTCACGGCCTGCGCCGCGATCGGTTTTCGCGAGGCGCTGGCCGCGCTCGATCGCGCGATCGAGTTCGCCGAACGCGATCTGGTCGCGTGGCGCGACGCGTGGAAGAACATCCGCACCATGACCAAGGAACGGGCCGCGTGAGCGGTCCGCCCCATGGTCGCAGTCTTCCAACTGATCCTTGCACTTCTACTACTTTACATCCTCTGGCCGCTCTGACGAGCGGCCTTTGGCTTGCCCGGCCGGCGTTAACCCTACCCGGTCAAGGTTAATACTACCGCACCGGCCGCGACCTCGACGCGTTAACCTTACTACCGATCGCCGCTTGCAATTCATGCAGGATGCACTATTCTGATCCTGTCAACGCAAACGGAGGTTTTCAAAATGTCTGCATGGATGGTTTCTAACGCCCACGTCACCGCAATGATTTCTTGTGCGGTCGCACTGTTCCGGGAGTCCGACTCCTTCTCCGAGTTCCGTCTTGCTAATGGCAAGACGGCCGCGCGCCACGCTTTGGCCACTGCCGATCTGACCGAGCTTGGCAAGCTCCTGCTTCAGGAGAACGCCAAGAGCCTCGACGCCCGCTATCCCGGCGATAAGGGGTCAAGCGATGGCGACATGTACCATCAAGAGGAGATCGACTCCTATGTCTACGCCCGCGACAGTCACGCGGCCGGTCAGGATGTCGGATTCCTTGCCAAGTTGATTAGCTGTTACGCTTATCAGTCCTGCGAACATGACGGCTGGGAGACCAGCGCGGCCAAGCAATGGTGCGACTGGGCGCAGGAGGTCGGCATCTCGGTCCTGCCGAGCTACAAGCGCGCACCATGGGGCTATGACGGACCGCCCGCGCCGCGTTGACACACACGCGGGCCAAAGGAGGCCGGGCCGATCGCCCGGCCTCTTTTTCGCGCCGCGCCGGCCGTTAACCCTACCCGAGTAAGGTTAACGCCGATCGCCGGCCGCGTTAACCTTTCTGTCCAGATTTGCTTGCATCTGGCACAATCTCCGCTATTGTGGAATAGTCAACGCAAACGGAGGCTCCCATGCCGCTACCTTCTCACCTGTTCATCGCCGATGACGGCGCGCTCTACGACACCCGCGAACCAAACTGGGCGGAGCGCGCCCTTCGCCCGGTCTACAGAAAGACCGCCGTAACCATCCACGATGTCGCCGAACTGAAGGCGACCCTGCGCGTCGGTTCGCATGCATGGCCGGGTGGCTATCCCCTGTACATCGTATTGCAGGATGGATCGCCGATCACCCATGACACCGCGCGCAAGAATTTCCGCGAACTGGTCGCCGCAATGTGGGACGAGAACCTGCGCAACGACTGGCGACCGGTCGCCACGGGAATCAACTGGGAAGACCCGGACCTGTACGACGCGCACACAAATGAGCGAATCCCCTCGGCCTATGCCGAGCCGGAGGAGGAGGCGGCGTGATCCTGCTGGTCCGACTCTTCGGGCTGGCACTGGCGCTGCTGTTTGCCTTCATCGTCTTCCAACTATGACCGGGCGCAAGCCCGGTCCTTCCCTCCCCGGCCGGCGTTAACCCTACCCGCGTAAGGTTAACGCGCCGAGCGCCGGCCGCACCTGTCGGCGTTAACCTTACCTGCCGGCCGGTCAAGTTTCCGCTTGCAATTGTCCAGAATTACTTTACAACTCAAGGAGGTCAACGCAACGGAGTTTCCGCGATGGAACGCATAAAACTTCCCAACGGCTGGTCCGCCGAAATTCATCAGGATGAGGACTGCGAACGTCCCTATCAGGACGATGACGCGGTGCGGATCGTCGTCCTGCACGGCCGTTACATCGATCCGGCCAAGGGAAACTGCGGATCGGACCCGGATGAGGTCGCGCGCTGGGTCAAGGAAAACGCCCGCGATTGGTTCGTGACCAATCTCTATCTGTACGATCATAGCGGCGTCGCCTATCGGGCCGGCGAACGCAATCCATTCTCCTGCCCATGGGATAGCGGGCAGGTTGGCATCGTCGCGCTCAAAAAGAGCGAATGGGGACGCGGCAAGGGCGAACGCAACGCCAAGCGGCTGGAATATGCCAAGTCCGTCGCCGAGGAGTATGGCCGCTGGGCCAATGGCGAATGCTATGGCTATGTGCTGCACGATCCCGAGGGCGAGGAAAGCGACTCCTGCTGGGGACACATCGGTTACGATTGGGTATGCGAGGCCGCGAAGGACGCGGCCGAGGCCGGCGAGAAAGCCCGGCAACGGAGATTGAAGGAGGAGCAGGAGGAACGGAGACTGGCCCGGCAATCCAGAACCAAAGCTTACATCCGCAACCACGTGCCGCTGGACAGGCGAGTCTAGGAGGTCGACAAATCCCACACATTGATTAAAAGGCCGGACAAACTGTCCGGCCTTTTTGCTTGTCCGGCCGGTGTTAACCTTACCTGATCAAGGTTAACGGCCGTCGACGAGGCCTCCGACCTCGACCTCCGCGTTAACCTTACCGTCGACATCGGAGTTCGATTTTTGAAAAATTAGCTTGCATCCGTCCAGAAAATCTGTACGGTCAGAGTTGTCAATGCAACGCGAAATGGAGATCGCACAATGACCACTCTGATCAACGCCCACAACAATTGGGCGCGCCGCGCACCCGATGAACGCTTTTCGTCGGTCGCGGACCTGCACGCCGCAGCCCTCAACTACAAGAACGCTGCGCGGCAGACCTCGAACCTGCCCGCCACCCGGCTGGAGGCGAAGGCGACCGAGGACGGCGCAGTCGTCCTCAACGGGTCGATGACCGAAACTAAGCTCACTCACTGGAGCTTTGGCCAGCTTGCCAAGATCGCCGATGCGCCGGCCGGCTATCTTCAGGACCTGCCCGCGCCGCTTGCGGCCGACTGCCTGAACAACGGCCTGCGCAAGGCGGGCGGCAAGGTCAACCTGTTCTACAAGATGGATGATCCGACCGAGCCGGCCGGCATGCGCACGCTGCGCGCGCTGACCTCGAACCGCTATACCCGAATCTGGAATAGTGACATCACCCGCCGACTTGGCGAACTGGAGGCCGAAGGGCCATGGCAGCCCGCGCCGGCTGCGTTTGACGGCAGCCGTGGGTTGTATCTCGGCGACCGCGACATGTTCGCCTTTATGGTTGACAATGATCGCCGTATCTTCGAGACTGGTCCTGCTGGAGGCCTAAGCCGTGGATTTTTCGTAGAAAACTCCGAAGTCGGCGCGGCCTCTTTCAAGTTCACCAGCTTCCTGTATGAGTTTGTATGTGGCAACCACCGCGTGTGGGGCGCTTCCGAAGTCAAGGAGGTGCGCATCCGTCACGTGGGCGCGGCCGACGACTCCGCCTTCCGTCAACTGGAGGCCGAACTGGTCGCCTATGCCAATGCATCGGCGGCAGACGATGAACTGAAAATCCAGCGCATGCGCCGCTATACGCTGGGCAAGGACCTCGACGCCGTCATCGATACCGTTATGGGCTTGCGAGTGCCCGGACTCGGCAAGAAGATGATCGAAGCAGGCTACGATCGCGCAGAGCAGTACATTGATTGGTACGGCGCGCCTAACACCGCTTGGGCGCTGGCCGGAGGCCTGACGCAGATCGCCCGCGACATGCCGAACGCTAACGATCGGGTGGCGCTGGAGCGGGCTTCCTCGAAGGTCATGGAAATGGCCTTCTGATCCGACCGGGCCGGGCGAAAAGCCCGGCCCTCCCCTCCCCGAACGGCCCGGTTTCGACCGGGCCGTTTTGATTCAAACTTTAATCGTCGGCCGGCCGAAATTAACCCTACACGATTAAGGTTAACGGAAATCGGAGCCGTCGACGACCTCCGACCGTCCATATTTTCCGCTTGCATCCGTCAAGATTTCCTGTACAAATCAGGAGGTCAACGCAACGGAGATGAGACATGCCTGAGTTCATCATGGAAGGAAAGGAACTCCCTGAGTTCCGCAAACTCGATAGCTTCACACAGGGCTACATCCAAGCCCTATTCTTCACCGAATGCGAGCCTAACACCACGGCGGACGCCGGACAGGTCGACGACTTCATTCGGCTCTGGGACCCGGAAACGCAATCGAGCCTCCCCGGCGATGTCGGTTTCGCCGATCTCGACGCCGACTCGCTGGCGCGGATCATCAAGGCCTGTCAGGAGTTCCAAGCGATCTACGAAGCGGACCTCGATACCGTCGACGGCTACGCCCATGGCCGACGCGGTGAGACATATTGCCGGGAACACGCCGGCCATGACTTCTGGCTGACCCGCAACGGCCATGGCGCTGGCTTCTGGGACCGCTACAAGTCCTCAGACGACCAGCCCGACGTGAAGGCGGCATTCGATCGCCTCAGCGATGCGGCCAAGGCCAAGGGCGAATGCTGGGCCACCTATGGCGATGACGGCAAGGTCTACCAGTCTTGACGTGATTCCGTCCCGGTGACCGGCGCGACGCCGGGCCGGGATCATGCAGAGCGCGCCGCAAGGTGTTTTATGCAAGCCGTGTTTTCGCTGATCCTATCGGGTCTATTCCTTTACATTCTATGGCCCTTGTGAGGCCGGGCCGGGGAACCTCCCCGGCCTTTCTTTTGCGCCGCGCCGGCCGTTAACCCTACACCATTAAGGTAAACGCCGCGCCGGCCGCGCGTTAACCTTGCTGCGCGCAACGGCTTGCATCTGTCCAGCGAATCTGTACAAATCAGGAGGTCAACGCAACGGAGTTTCACACAATGACCCGCAAGGAATTTGACCTGCACGGCTTCACCGCCGCACTCGCCGCCGTCCTCGGCGGCAAAGATCAGTCCAATTCAGACCATTCGATGACGCGGCTTAGCGTCATGACTGGAGCGGTGGAGATGAGCCTGCGCACCGGCTACGGCTCGACATGGAACAAGGTGACGATCTGCCCCTATTTTCCATGCCAGCAAGGCTTGAACCACTATGAGCAAATCAAGGTCGACTCGATAACCGTGACCGGCGATCGTGACATAGCGGCCGTGGCCAAGGACGTTAAGCGGCGCATTCTCGACGGCATCGAACCCAAGCTGGAGGAGGCGCGCGCCCGCGTCGCCGCCCGTGAGACGCTGAAAAGCAGCGTCGCCGAACGTGCGGCCGATTGGCAAAGGCGTTTCCCCGGACTGCAAGTGAAGATCAGCAGTGATGGAACGGGCGCAGATGTTTATTACAACCGCGCCGGCCGTTATCTCAACGGCTCAATGACCCGCGATGGTACGCTGAGTCTTCAGCGGGTGTCACTCGACGGGCCTGAGACCTCTGAGGCACTGCTGGCCTTACTGACCGCCGCGCCGCGTTGACATCTAAGCGCGGCAACGGCCGGGGATGAGCCAAGCTCTCCCCGGCCTTTTCACGCGTGCACCTGAGACCTGTTAACCATATCCGGGTAAGGTTAACGCCGTCCTAACGGGCCGGGACCCTTCGGAATCAAACTCCGGGCCTTTCGAATCGCTGGTTAACTTTATCTCCGCTTTTGTACAGTTTCGCTTGACTTGTCGCACTCCGGCCCTATCCTCGACCCTGTCAACGCAATGGAGTTCATGACATGGCCAAGGAAAAGTTTTTGATCATCGCCGAAAAGATGATTCCGGACTGTTTCGGTGTCTTCTCGGAGACCGCCAATTGCGCGGCGATCGACGCCGGCACCGCTGACCCGTCCGATCCTTATAGCTGGATCGAGGCGAGCTTCGAGATCAAGCTGGTGCGCTATCGCGAGGCCACCCACATTTGCAGCCTCACCCCGTCCGCTTATTATGTCTGGCTGCAAAACCAGTTTGTCGGCGAGCCGAACGCCGCGTGGGATCGCGATGGTGATCCTGAGGGTCTGGAGTTCGAAAACGGTGGCGAATGTCACGGCTATGGCACCTATCGCGATGAGTACGATCCGCGCTTCATTTGCGAGACCTTCACAATCGACACGATGAAGGACCTCCCCGATCCGATGCGCAAGCCGACCGTGCGCAACACCCTGTCACACCGCACCGACAAGGAACAGTCGGCGCTCGATCGCTATCACCGGGCAATCTGGAAAGCTGCCGAGGAGGCCGCGCGCGAGATGATGTGCAATAGTCTCTGGTGCGACATCCTGAACGTCTACACCTATCGCCAGTGGGAGCGCGACAAGCTGGAGGCCACACGGCGGCGATCATTGGATGAGTCCAAGCGTGCATGGATGAGCCTGTGATCAGCATGTGATGAGATCGCGGGCGCTTCATCCCTCCCCCCGGAGCCGCGCGCCTGCGAGACGCGGGGACCTCCCGCCGAGGTCCCGGCGTTTTCGTTTGCCGGCCGGCGTTAACCATACCGAGGTAAGGTTAACGGCTACGCCTGCCCGCGTTAACCAAAGATGCCGGGGACCCTTCGGAATCAAAGATAGGGCCTTGCTATTATTGCAGAATGCAATATTCTGATCTGGTCAACGCAACGGAGTTTTCACATGTCCATCGAAGTCGATACCGTCACTGCGCCGGCCTACTGGGCTTCAGCCCTGATCAATGGTGATGAGTCCGGCATGGAGGACCACGAGATCAAGGCAATGGAGATGTGGCTGAAAGGTCTCGGCGACTTCTACGTCGTCGACGTTGCCCGCGATGAGGCCGGGGAGTCGCAGGAGGCGCGCTTCACTTGGAGCTATGAACTGTATGGCGGCACGGCTCAAGGTGGAGACGTTCTCGACTATGTGGTGCACCGAATCGTCAAGCAGGAGGCCGGCGCGGCTTAGGCCGAGCCCTTTCCTATCGCTGATCTCGCTGGATGGCGGGAGCGCATGCAGAACCTGATCGAGGGCGGGCCGCGCAAGCGGCCCTTTCCTTGTGCGGCCGAGGCCGTTAACCTTGACCCGGTAAGGTAAACAAATGCACCGGCCGGCGTTAACCATGTTTCCGAATGGGCCTTGCATTTAATGCAGGATGCAATATTCTGCACTGGTCAACGCAACGGAGTTACGAAATGTCCATCACCCAGACCAAAGGCGCGATCATCGCAACCGGCGAGGGCGTCAGCGTCTTTCAGGCGATCACGATCAAGACCGCCCTGAAGCTCTACGCCAAGACAGGCATCAAGGCCAATCGGGCATACACGCCGAAGGCCATGATGACCATGGCCGAGAAGATCACGGGCCAGAAGTTCCGGGCACGGGATTACCTCGGCGCGGTCGCCGGGCTGGAGACGTGGATCGACGAGCGCAAGGAGGCAGGGGCGTAAGCCCCTCGACCTTGCCTAAAATTTTACCGAAATTTTTTACCGACCGTTAACCATACTCAGGTAAGGTAAACGAAAAGTTAACGCGACCGGCGCAGGTCGAGGCCGCGCGCCGGCCGCGTTAACGCGCCGTTAACCATGTCCAGAATAGGTCGACAAAGGCGCTTGCAATTCATGCAGGATGCACTAATCTCCGTCATGTCAACGCAACGGAGATTTGGTCATGAAAAAGAATGTTCTGCACTTCGGACTGGATAGCGGATTCAAGGCGATCGCCCGCGATCACAACGTGACTCGCCGGACTTTCAAGGGCGAATACGTCACGGTAAAGCCGAGCTTCGCCCGCGTCATCGTCGACGCGATCAAAAACATTTTCGGCCTTTAAGGAGGCCGAGAAATGAAGCCGATCCGCTTCGATATCATCGATCGCCACACTGGAAAGAAGGTCGGCGAGGCGACGACTCGGGCAGGGGCGAATCGCTCCGTTGATCGCCGCGATAACGCGTATGGCGCATATCGATACTCGGCAAAACCGATCTATGCCGAGGACAAGGCCGCGTAAGCGGCCTTTTCTTTTGCCGATCGAGGCCGTTAACCCGGCGTTAACCATGTCCAGAATGGGTTTACAATCGTCCTTGCAATTCGTGCCGAATGCAATATTCTGTCCTTGTCAACGCAACGGAGTAAGCAAAATGCGCTGCAAGATTTTCAATCTCTTCGAAGGCGAAATTCTTTTCCGAGTCGGCGAGGCGTTTCACGTCCAGTTGGACAACGGAATCGAAGTCAAGGTCGACGCGGCCGATGTCGATTTCTTCGCCTACATGCCGACGATCGAACTGGTCGAAGTTGTGGAGTATGTCGCGGCTTAGGCCGCGACATTTCAACCGAGGAGGTTTGAAATGCAGCCTTTCACCCTTTCGATCGAAACCGATGCTGGCACCTATCGGCACGGATTCCATCTCGGCACAATCGAGCGACTCGCGCGCGAACTGGCGGAGGAGATTTGTCTAAAGCGGAGGCCGCAACGCGGCACGCGAATCGTCACTGTCGCGCTTTGCCGCTTTGAGTCGATCGTCGACGTTTTCGACGGTAAAGACTGGTCAAATGCGCTGCTTTCCAAGTTCGCCGAGGAGGCCGCGTAAGCGGCCTTTTCTTTTGTTAACTCGGCGTTAACCATGGCGAGGAGTGGTTTACAAAAGGACTTGCGGCAATTCGTGCGGCATGCAATATTCACATTGTCAACGCAACTGAGGAGTCACCAAATGCGCCGCTATCATCGTCCTGAAATGCTCCGCCAAGCCGCCCGCGTCCTCGGGCTGAATCGCACGCGCGATGGCGATCTCCGCCCCATGGTTTATGCTCTCCGCATGCTGCCGCGCCTTAACACTCCTGAGGAGAATCAGCGACTCGATGCGGCCGTTTACGCAATGCGACATTGGACGGAATTTCAAAACTTGTGCGGCCGTGTTCGAACTGGTCGCGAAACACTCTAAAAGAAAGGCCGCGAAAGCGGCCTTTTTCTTTTACTGCACGCGATCGGCCGTCCTGCCGTCCAGAGGCGCGCCTGCACGCGATCGGCCGTCCTGCCGTCCAGAGGCGCGCCTGCACGCGATCGGCCGTCCTGCCGTCCAGAGGCGCGCCTGCACGCGATCGGCCGTCCTGCCGTCCAGAGGCGCGCCTGCACGCGATCGGCCGTCCTGCCGTCCAGAGGCGCGCCTGCACGCGATCGGCCGTCCTGCCGTCCAGAGGCGCGCCTGCACGCGTTAACCTCTTGTTAACCATGTCCAGTATTGGTTTACAAAAGGACTTGTGCCAAATCATGCGCCATGCAATAACACTCTTGTCAACGCAACTGAGGAGTTCAAGACATGGCCAGCCAAGTTTTCACCGTCACCGCAGAGTCCGAGGACTATCGCCCCTATCGCCTGACCTTCGTTCGTAGCAACTTCGGCGCTTTCCCCAAACTAACCAAAGTAGAGCGTCAGCAGGACAATGGCCGCAATACCTTCTGGACCCGTCATAACAATGCATGTCATGGTGAATTGCCCGGCATGATTGTGCAAGCAATCGCAATGCATAGGGATAGCCTACGGACCGCGCGCTAAGCGCGGTCCACACTACAAAGGCCGAAAGCGAAAGCTTTCGGCCTTTTTGCTTGAATGTTTCGGAAAATTTTAGTCAACGTCGACGGAGGGGACCCAAGGCCGTGGCCGGGGTGGGGTGGCCTACCGGCCCCTACTGTGTATGTAGTGGGTAACTAAAGTCGGAGGCGGACTTTAGCTCCGGGGACCCAAGGGCCGGGGACCCTTGCAGGGGCTAGGCTTTATTGGCAGCCCTACGCACCTTGATGCGCTCGGCAAGCTCCTGTGGTGACCTCTTCGGCTTCGCCGGCTTGTAGGGCCTCGCGATCGGCGTGAGTTCACCTTCAGCCGGCGCGACATCGGGCAGAGGTTCCCCTGCCCGCTTCAGACCGCAAAGTGCCTCCAGCGCCAGCGCGAAGGTTTTGGGCACTGGGACCTTCACCGTCATGTAGCGGTAGATCAGCGACAGGTCGCAGCCTAGCAGGTCCGACATCGGTCCGCGCCATTGCGGACCGAACAGGAACTCGCCCTTTGCCTCCAGATCGGCTGGCGAGAGGAAGGATTCGACGCGCTTGCTCATAGCTGATCCATCAGGCTCTTGTCGCCCCAGATGAACAGGACATCACCGACAAGCACGTCCAGATGTTGCCTTCTCGGATTGAACCCCTTCCCCTCAAGGCCGCGATACCAGCGCAGGGTCGCCTCGCGGTTTAGGTCCTTCTGCTTCCGCTTTCCGTCCTCGTCGCAAAATGCCACGCACTTGTGGATCGTGCCGTCGTGCTCGACCAGATCGAGAAGCGGAACGACCTCGATGTAGCCGCCCACGGCGGTTTGCATAAACTTCAGGTCAGGCGTCCGGTCGACCCAATCGCGAGTTTCGACCTCGCCAGTGGTCTTCACAGTCAGCGTTGTCAGTTTTGCCATGTCTGGTCCTCGGTTGAGGCTCCAGTGATATTGCATCTTGCACGAATTGCAACAGAAATTTTCGCACTGGTGTTTGCAACTTTTGCTTGACACCATGACAGCGTTTCTTTACCGCTTTGATCACTGGCGACCAAATCTCCTTATAGGGCCAGCGACAGAGGGCAGGCGCGGAGGAGTTCAGTTCCTTGTACTCCGCGTCTGCACTCAACCCGCTCCCTTGAAGACTACCGCCATGAAGTTTTGACGACTTGAAGTCGTGAAGTTTTGAAGACTTGAGGGCCTGACAACTAGAGGGCTCCACAACATGAGGCTGACTGGGGACAATGGCTGTAGGGGCAATCAGGATTTCGGAAGATGTGCTGCGCGTGTTGAGTGCAGCGGAGATCACTGGCAATGCACTGGCGCTGACCGGCCAGCTTGACCGCAAGCTCTACGAGCAGACCAACAAGGTGCTCGATGCCGCTGGCGGGAAGTGGAACAGGAAGGCCAAGGCGCATCTCTTCGACGGTGACGCGGCCGAGGCCATCGAGCCGATCATTCTGACTGGCGAGTACACCCGCACCAAGCAGGAGTTCGGCCAGTTCGACAGCCCGCCCGATGTCGTGCGCCGTGTGATCGAGCTTGCCGATATCCGGCCGGGCATGCTGGTTCTGGAGCCATCGGCCGGCGTCGGCAATCTGGCTCTCGCCGCCCACCACGAGGGTGGAATCGTCACGGCATGGGAGATCGATCCCAATCGTTTCGACAAGCTGAAGTCGCTCGACATCTGGAGCGAGACCGCCTGTCCCGTACTTGTCGACGCCCTCCAGCAGGACCCATATTTTGAATACGCGGAGCGGTTCGACCGGGTCGTCATGAACCCGCCGTTCGCTCGGCAGGACGACATTCGACACGTCATACATGCCGCCAATTTCCTGAAAGACGGCGGGAGACTGGTCGCGGTCATGTCCGCTAGCGTCCTGTTCCGCGACAATAAACTCACGACCGATTTCCGGGCCTTCGTCGAAGCGTGTGACGGAACGATCGAGCGCCTGCCGGAGGACTCCTTCAAGGAAAGCGGCACCTCCGTGAACACCTGCGTCGTGTCCTTCAACGTCTGAGGTCCCCGTGATCTTCGTCAAGCTCAAAAGCACGCTGACCTTGTGGGAGGAGACGGTCCAGCTACCGACTGTCCCACGCGTGGGCGAACGTCTCAAGCTCGTAGAGGATTCACACTTGAGGACGGTCACCGAGGTCGTGTGGGAGCCGAACGCTTCCCCGCGCGTCACCGTTTTCTATCGCTGAGGTCCCCATGCTCGTAATCATCGTAGAGCGCTTCCCCGAAAAAGGCGTCGCCAATTTCACGGGCATGAACCTGCCCGCCGTACCACGTGTCGGCGATCTGGTAGCGCTCAATGAGACCATGAAGATGGTCGAGAATGTGGCGTGGGGCGACGGCCTCGATCCTCAGGTCTATGTCAAGGACCAGCCGGCCGAGCCGTCTGCACTCAACCCAGACGCCGCCCAGTTGACCGGTGCCAAGGTCCTCAATCTAAAAATGCCCGGCAACGACGCCGACGCCGAGACGATCAGGGACTACCTGAAAGCTCTGCTCAAAGCCTTGTGGGCTGAGGGCGAGGGTTTCAGTGGTAAGCGTCCGTTCGGCAATTCCGGCTGGGAGTACGATCTGTATCAAGTGCTCGAAAAGATCGGGTTCACTGATCGGGCCGTGCAGAACGCCTTCATCTTCGAAGCCATCAAGGCCCTGTGAGGTATCCATGATCGTCGTCACCAAGGACACTGAACTGGAAAACGATCTGGTCCTCAAAATGGGCCAGAATCTCGACCCTGCCGTCGTGCAGGCTGCTGGCTCCGTGTCGGCCGCGATCAGCCTGAAGCGCATCGCCGACGTGCTGGATGAGTTCAGACCGGCGTTGAAGATCGCCAACATGATGGTCAACCAGATGATGGAAGAGGCCATGAAGGAGGCGGCGGATGCCGCGCTGAATCGGATGAGTGCAGAGATCACCAAGGGAGGAAAAGGTGAAAGCGTCCAAGCTGATTAAGCTCTTGGAGGAAGAGATCAAGCGCCACGGTGATCTGGAGATCGTCGGCGGATACATTTCCGACGATCGCCCGCCGCGTCGGATCGCTCCGGTCACTGACTTCGGCTACGAGCCCAAGCCCGGCGAGAAGGCGTCCGGCTTCTTTCTCGAAAGCTGAGCCCATGCAGAGCGTTCGAGAATGGTTGAAAATCGTCAACGTCTGCTACGGCAGCCTCGACGACTTCCCCGACGCACGAACCGTCCGCATCATGCGCGGGCAGGCGCTCAACTACATCGCCACGCAAGATCGCGTCATGGGCGAGATCAAGGACGACATCGGCCGCGCCGAGTATTTCGAGACCTTCGCCGCCGACATCTCCGAGGCCAAGAACCAGCTTGAGAAGCTGGACGACTGGCTGGCCAAGCGCGGACTGACGCCGTGAGTGACGCCGCTCCATACGCCAAAGGCGACCGCGTGAAATTCCTTTGCGACGGAAAACTGGCGACCGTCCGGCAATGCTGGAATGCGGTAGGTGGCTGGCGCGTCCTCGCTCAAGTCGATGACGAGCACCACACCCCGCATAAGGGTATGCGAGATTTCATGGCGACCGGCGTCGAACTCGCGCCGAACGTCACCTGCGACAACCATAGGAATCCTCCCATGAAGACCGAACAGATCACCGTAGACCTCGGCAAGGCGCTTCAGCAGTTGCAGTCCGATCCGTCGCTTGCGGACAAGATCACTCAGATCGTCGCGCCGATGATCCCCGACCTGATGAAGAATGATGCTCTTCTTATCACTCAGCTTCAGACCGAGGTCGCCCAACTACATCAGCGCTTGAAGGAACTGACCGAAGACCGTGATCGCCTGATCAATAAATGCAATCACCTGACGGAGCAGGTCGAGCGTGACCTTGACCGCGTGCGCTGGGACGCCAACCCGAGGCCGCTGTGAGTAGACTTAAAACACTGCTGAAGGAAGTCGTAGAGCGCATTAGCTTCAAGCTCGCTCTACCCGACTATCCGACGCTCCACAACGTCGAGGAGTGTGTCGGTATCTTCGCACGTGACTACTCGATGTTCACCGACTTCGTCCACGTGCGTCGAGTCCACTTGAAGCGCTTCAGCATCGTGCGCCGCGAAGAGTTTTTGATGACGCGTCAAGATTTTCTGACACTTTATGGCAACAGTCGCTGGAGAAAACTGTCGTGAGCACTCATCCAGTTGACCGCGTCCTCGACGGCTGGTTTGGTGAGAGCGTTGAAGACGCCGAAGAGGGCCTTCGGCGTCTAAAATTTCTTTACCAGCCGTTGCGCGACATGTTCGACAAGAAGAGACCGGAGCAGCCGGTCAAGTATGAGTTCCGGGTCGAGATGCGCAGGCTGCCTCTCGATCTTCTTGCCGAGGCCCTGACCAAGGATTCCGCCGCAGGCTGGCAGACCGTCTCCGTCACCACCGATTGGACCGGCAAGTCTCTCGTGTCCGTCGTCACACAGCAGCGCCGCGCCGGCTGACGGGCGTTCCTAACTTTTTGCGCCGTGAGTCCAGAAACGCTTGACAGGCAGTTAAGGCTTTCTTACCGTCAGGCAAATTGTGAGGGTGAAATGTTCGCTTTCCTGACCAGACACCAGTACGGCCTCGCACTCGCCGCAGCCATCGTCGCCTTCTTCGTATTCGCCACGCCAAGCTCGACGGTGACCGGCGTCCTGCTGTTCCTCCTGCTCTTGGCGGTCGCGATCTTCGCCCTGCTCAAGCGGGCCGGTGGTGATGACGACTGGTGGACGCCGGGTGGCCCGAGCCCACTCTGATTTCCGAGGACCCTATGAGCAAAGAGCCAATGGCTCCAGCCTATCTGGAGCACATCAACCACCTCACCCGCACGACCATGTTCATGGAGAACACCCGCGTCATGCTGCGGCGATCTGCCGAGTTGCTGGAGAGGTCGAAGATTGCCCTCCCCGATGACGGCCAGCTTCGGGCCGAGATCGAGGCGGAGCTTGCCGCCCTGCGCAAGACCGGCATGATCCCGCACCCGGCACCTGACTGGTCGAAGCTTGCTTCTGGTGGACCCGTGTCGCCGCCGCTGCGAACGCCTAAAGAGCCGGCCGTTGTCTCGAAGCCAACGGCTGCTGAGATCGTCAGCGTCATGATTTTTCGACTGCGCAGCGACAAGCGGATGCCACACATTCCCAGCAACGATGGTTGGGACGATCTCCTGCCGCTGCGCGAGCGTTTTGCGGAAATCCTTGAGGCCGAGAGGAACAAGGCCGAGCAGGCGGTCATCAAATACACCCTACGGACGTATTTTGTCGGCCGCGTCACGGCTTCGATCACGCCGTGGGAGCGCGACAACTCGTTCTCCCACATCAGCGCGGGCTCGATCCATGAACTGGTGAGGTGGACCTTCTCCTCGGTTGCCGACTCCACCCAGCCCTATCCGATCGACGGCGGGTTGAAGGAGCAGGTCCGCGTGCCCGAGGCGGCGCAGTCGGCGTTCGAGACAGTACGGCGCGAACTGGAAGAGAAGGCCAAGCAACATATTGCCGAGGCCCAGCGCCGCGAGATGGAGCGTCGCGAGACGCTGCCGTTCGATCCGAACGCCAAGGGCGAGCCCTACACCGAGGCTGAGATTCGCGAGATGACTTCGTGAAGCTCTGCACCCACCATCACTATGGCTGGCGCTCGCACAGCGCCGGCATGGAGCCCTTCGACGAAGCGGCGCTGATGTCGGCTCTGCACTCAACCCACACTTTCCTCAAGCACTACGAAGGAAAGTACCGGGCCGAGATCGTGAAGACCCCGCAGTGCAACTTCGACGGACAAGTCATCGTCTACTGGGATAGCGACGAGGTCAAGCAGCTTGTCGGCCGCTCGTTTCTGAGCAAGGGCGACCACTGGTTCAAGGCCTTCAACTTCAACTTCGTCGACGACTTCGCCTGCCGGTACTGCGGCGGGACCGGCGTCGACCATTACAACCCATTAGTCTTCTGCTGGAACTGCGACGGGACCAAGAAACAGGTCCGCACGACTCGGCCGCGAGACTACGAGCCGATCAGGAGGCCAGTGTGACCACGTCCTTCGTCAACATCGTATTCGGTCCACCGAAGGTTGAGAACGGCGTTGTCGTCGTACCCTTCCGGATCAACCTCACGGACGACATCGCAGAGGGTCCGGTCGACGAAGTAATCACCGCGTCCAACGGATTCGCCCTGACGCTCCAGACGATTGCGAAAGGTCGTGACGCCATCCGCGACTGCGTCGAGGAATGCTTCGAGGAGCGCCGACATGATTGGGGTGCGATCACATTCAACCGCTACCGCGACGCCATGGTCGAGCACCTTACCACACTCGATCTCAGCAGATTTGCGGCTCCGCAATGGGCCTCGGCCCATCCTCAGCATCCAAGAGTGCAATGATGTACGACGAAGTAGACCTCGACGAAGACGCGCTGCCGATGGCTCCGCCCGACATCTGCGGATGTTGCGGCGATCCCCTGCCGCTCGATTGCGAATCTCCTTTTTGCGAGGAGTGTGAAGAAAATCTGGACAAACTCGATGCACATTGATGTCCTGACCCTCCTCGAAGCGGCCGTCGTGGTGATCAGCCTATCGGCGATCGGCGTCTGCGGAGCCGTGGCGCTTCGCGAGCAGATGCGACGGGTGAATATCAAATGGACCTGACGCATTGGGCAGTCTTCCTCGCGGCCGTCGCTTGGGCCGTGTGGGTGCGCCGGCTTTGGTTCTCGAAACCAGCCAAGGATGACCCACCGCAGTGGTGGATGATCAAGGGGACAATCCGATGACGTTCACACTTTCTATCGACTGGTGGCTGCTGCCGCTGGCTGCCTCGGTGGCGGTCTGGATTTGGTTCTTCGTGGCGACCGCTGGAGAGAACATGAGAGGGTACGGCGGAGACATCGTCGGCCTGATCTGCGGCGGATTGGCCGTCGTCATCACCCTCACGGTCTGGCTGCTCTACTGCATCTATCTGATGGTGTCCGGCAGCCCGTAATCACAGGTCCGAAGGTGCTCTACGGACGCAGGGGAGCCGAAACCCAAAGCAGGCACCAAAACGGCGATCCTTGGAACCTCGTGGTGGATTGATGAAGCCACGAGTTGAAGGGGAGCAAGGGTGATGAGCCCTCGGCGCGCGGCCGGCGCGCTTCATCTGGCTAGGACCTCGCCAGAACCGGTCTGATTTTCACTGGACAAGGAAGAGCAAACATGAGCGACGAAAACACCGAGAACTCCCAGACCGTGGCCGCTGGCCAGTTGCGCGCCCTGATCGAGCGCATCGAGCGGCTGGAGGAAGAGAAGCAGACGATCGCCGACGACATCAAGGACGTGTACGGCGAGGCACGTGGGACCGGATTTGATGTCAAGGCCCTGCGCACCTTGATTCGTATGCGCAAGAAGGACTCGGCCGAGAGGCAGGAAGAGGAAGCGATCCTCGACCTCTACATGTCCGCGATCGGGATGGAATAGCCATGAAGTGGGATGACGCTCACAAAGTAGAATCGCTATTCAAGGAGCGTCATCGCCTTCTGGAGCAGTGGACTCATGTCGAGGCTGGCGGGTTCGACACCACGATCTACGGTCAATGCGTGATCGACCGGATGGCGGTGGAGCATCGGGAGATGATTAAGCAGGCGCTTATCGGCTACCTCGACGGCGTGATCTCCGACATCGACACCCAGCTTGCCGCGCTTGGCGTCACGATTACGTCGGAAGAAGAATGAAGCACGTCGACGTTACAGCCTTTGTCGTGATCGCCATCATCATCTCACTGATGGGCGCGATCGCTGCTGTTGGTGATCGGGAGGGGAGGCAGTATTCCCCTCCCGACCGGGTGGCTGATGATTGGCAGGGAGTTCAGCCACCGAGGCTTGGTATCGGCATGACGATGACCGGTAAACCGGGCATCGAGGTCGCGCCGGGCGTCATCATGAATATGGACGGAGAACTGTGGATTGGGAGCGGGTTTTGAGTGTGATCTTCGGTCGCTCGACCGGCTCGGGAATGATCGGACCTAATCCTTCCTTGACGAACTTCGGAATGCGGAAGTAGGTCGACTTCGGATCGACCTTGAGTTCGCCGCGCCCGCGCCTGTGATCGCCGTCCTTCTTGCCAGTCTTGATCCGCTTGACCACGGCCGCGACCGCCTTCCAGTAGACGTAGGTCTCAGTCCCCTCGACATGAAAAAGAAGCCGCTCTTGGATAAACCCGAGAGCGGCTTCTGGCGTTCCATGGCGATCGATGAGAAATCGGGCCTTAACTCCGGCGTCTCGCGACGGAGGGTCTTCCCTCTCGAAGACCTCCGTCTCCAACTTCCTCCCGGAGAGCCTGTTCGGCTTCCTGACGACCTGAACCTGCATGTGCATTCCTCCTGTACGGGAGGGAATGTAGAGAAAGACTCGCCGTCGTCAACATTCTCTTTTGAGCCGTTTTTCGAAATCGGTGGACTTTCTGTCAAGAATATCTTTACAATGCCACAAATTTCCTTGACAGCGTCGCGGTTTTATGAGTGCGCACCCACTAGACAATGATCCCGGCCTCGAAGCCGGCACGCTGAGCCGGCTGCGGACGCACCGCAACCCGACCACGCTCGTTACCTATCCGGTGTGGGCTCACCCGGAGGTCCACTACTGGGCCGAGACGTGGCAGATGATTCGCGACTGCTGCCTCGGCGAGCAGGAGGTCAAGGACAAGCAGGACCTCTACCTCCCGCCGCTCGACGAGATGACCAACAAGGAATATCTCGACTATCTGGAGCGCGCCGTCTTCTTCAACATGACCGGCCGCACGGTCTCCGCCCTCACCGGCATCGTTTTCCAGCGCCGCGCCAAGGTTAGCGGCCTCGACAAGAAGCGCGAGGCCGGCTTCAAGATTCCGTCGCGCGACAATCTCACCTTCGATTCCTTCCTCAAGAAGGTCTGCCGCGAACTGATCTCGATGGGCCGCTACGGCGTCCTCGTCGACATGGATCAGAAGCCGGGCGTGGCCGGCGTGACCGCCTTCCCGTACTTCACCGGCTACAAGGCCGAGGACATCCTTGACTGGGTGATCACCAAGATCGACGGCAAGCTCGTGCCGACCGAGGTCGTGCTGCGCGAGATGGCCGAGAAGCCGCGTGAGTTCGGCAAGGCGCGCGAGGCCCAGACCATCGTGCGCCGGCTGACCCTCGAATGGTCCGAGGAGCGCGGCAACTGGGTGTACAGTCAGTACGTCTATGAGGTCGACAACATCCACACCGATCTCAACACGGTACTTCCCGAAAAGATCACGCCGACCCGCAACGGCGCACCCTTCAATCGCATTCCGTTCCGATTCTTTGGCGCACTCGAAAACACCTGCGAGGTCGATCGCAGCCCGCTTTCCGATATCGCCGCCCTGAACGTTTCCCACTACCGTTCGTACGCCCAGCTTGAGCATTCCCGGCACTACACGGCGATGCCTGTCTGGTATGCGCAGGTGCCGGCCGGCCAGTCCGAGCGCACCTACCGCGTCGGGTCCGGCACCGTGTGGGAGTGCGCGCCCGGCGAGAAGCCCGGCCTGCTCGAAATGAACGGCCACGGCCTCAACGGCCTGATTGCCGCCTGTGAGCAGAAGGAAGACCAGATTTCCGCACTCGGTGGTCGCCTTATGTCGGGCAAGACCCGTGCCGTCTCCGAGAGTGACAACAGCCTGCGCCTCAAGGAAGGCAACGAGCGCTCGATCCTCCTCAACATCGTGTTCTGCGTCAACGAAGGCATGAGCGATCTCCTGAAGCTCTGGGCGCACTGGTCCGGTCAGGACAAGATCGACGACATCGAAGTTGAACTGAACACCGAGTTCCTGACCGACCAGCTTGGCGCGCGCGAACTTCGTGCTGTGTACGCCATGTATGTCGACGGCGTCGTTCCGGTCACCGTCCTTCATCACTATCTCCAGAAGGCCGAGGTTGTGCCAGACTGGATGGAGGTCGACCAGTTCAAGGCGCTCCTCGACGACGAGTCCGAGTTCAAGAACCAGCCGGACGTGATCGCCAAGATGAAGGGTTTCGCGACCGCCAAGGATCGCGTCGCCAAGAATCAGACGAACCGCCAGATGCGCCTCACCGAGAAGCAGGTCGAGGCCAGCATCGCCCAGATGGAGGAGGACGCTCGGTCGACCAAGACCTACGAGGACTTGGACGCCGAGAAGAACGAGATCGCGTGGGAGCAGCTTGCGATCTCGCAGCAGCAGGCCGACCAGCAGGTCGAGATCGCCAAGGAGAACGCCAAGGCGAAGGCCCAGCAGGCAGCACAACGTCCCGCAGCACCAAAGAAGCCGGCCGGATGATGCGCCGCCAGATCATAGTAGCGGCCTTCGTCGCCTACATCGCGGTCTCTGACCTGTTCGGCAGTCTTTCTGCGTGGATCGAAAGCATCTGGAACAAGGACAAGAAGACTCGATGAGTCGGAATAACAGACTCCCACGGAACCCACTGATCATTGATCCGGATGATTGTGATCCACTATTCGACGACATACTGGACGATGAACAGGAACTTCGCGACGATCGCGGCGCATTCGATGTCCTCCCGACCGGGGCAAAGCGCAGAAAACCGATCATCCATGACGATTTTTGAGCCGTTGTCAAGAAAAACTTGACGAATACGTCGAGAAAATTGTAACATTCGAAATCATCGGAGGACGGTGTCCTCGCGATCTTTTCCCGACACAACCCAATGAAAGCGAGATCGGTGATCTATGCCTGAACTGTTTTTTGATACGCTCGACGCACTTCCGGAGGAACTGCGAGAGGGTGCAACGACCACCGAAGATGGTCGTGTGAAGATCAACGTTGTCGAAGCGACGAAGCTCAAGGAGTTCCGCGACAACAACATCAAGGTCGTGAAGGAGCGCGACGACCTCGCAGCCCTTCTCGGTAAGGCCAAGGACATCATCGGCAACGATGACTTCGAGGCTGCGGCCAAGGACATCGGCGACCTGCGCGGCATTGCCCAGCGCGTCAAGGATGGCCAGTTGGTTGAGAACAAGGGCCTCGACGAGGCCATTCAGGAACGCACGAAGACCATGCGCGAAGGGCTGGAAGCCCAGATTCGGCAGCACGCTACCGAGAAGGACGCATGGAAGACGAAGTTCGAGCAGGCCGATGGACGACGCCGGCAGGGTGTTGTGGATCGAGCCATCGCGTCGCTGGCCGTCGACGAGACCATCGGGATGCACCCGACTGCGCTCGCCGACATTCAGGTTCGCGCTCGCAGCGTCTTCGAGGTCGATGACAATGACGGACTGACGCCGAAGAGGAACGGCGAGGTCCTGTACGGTGGCGACGGCGCGACGCCGATGTCGATCAAGGAGTGGGTGAACGTCCTGCGCGACGAGGCTCCGCACTTCTTCAAGGGATCGAGCGGTGGCGGATCAGGCGGCGATGGTAACGGGTTCCGTGGCAAGTCGGCAAGCGACATCGCCAAGATGGACCCGATGACCAAGCTGCGTCTGGCAAACGGCGAGCTTTAATTTTCATAGGCTGGATGTCCAGAATTACTGGACATCCGCCCGCAGGTTTCAAGCCCAGAGCACCACGGGGTGGAGCGCGGGCGGTCACTGCACCGCAACAGCGGAGCTTTGGCCAAACCCGCTCCGGAGACGGACTGACCGGAGCACTCAAACCACTCAGTCCTGAACCAAACAGCAACCGAGGAGATATCCATGGCTGTTACCCTGTTGGAGGCATCCAAGCTGGTTTCTGGCGACGTGAAGCGTCAGGCCATCATCGAGATGTTCCCGCGCAACTCTGACCTTCTGGCGGCTATGCCGTTCATCAACGTCAGCGGCGGCGCATACGTCTACAACCGTGAAGGCAAGCTGCCGGGCGTGGCTTTCCGTGGCTTCAATGAGGGCTACACGGAGTCGACCGGCGTCATCAATCCGGAGAGCGAAATCCTTCGCATCGCCGGTGGTGAACTCGACGTTGACACGGCCATCATCAAGACCCGTGGCTCGGGCGTCCGCTCCTCGCAGGAGGCGATGAAGGTCAAGGCGAAGGCGCTCTACCTCGCCGACAAGCTCATCAACGGCGACTCCGAGGCTGATCCTCGCGAGTTCGACGGCCTGCGCAAGCGTATTGCCGGCGCTCAGCTTTTCCAGCCGACGATGGCTCAGAACGCCTCTGGCGCACTCTCGCTGGAAGTGCTCGACGCCGCGATCGACGCGGTCGACAGCCCGACCCATCTCGTCATGTCCAAGGCGCTTCGTCGTAAGCTGACCAAGGCTGCGCGCGAGAACAAGGGCGGCGAGATCACCTACACGACCGACTCCTTCGGCCGTCAGGTGACGCAGTACAACGACCTGCCGATCCTCATGCCCGATGTCAACGACCTCGGCCAGCGGATCATCGACTTCAACGAAACCGGCGTTGACGCCGCGCCAAGCACGACCTCGCTCTACGTCGTGTCGCTCGGCGAGGACAAGATCGTCGGCCTCCAGAACGGCATCATGGAAGTCCGTGATCTGGGCGAACTCCAGTCGAAGCCGTGCTACCGCACGCGAGTCGAGTGGCTGGTCGGCCTCGCGGTTCTCCACGGTCGTGCGGCAGCCCGCATCGCCTCCATCACCAACGCGGACTTCACCGGCTAATAACGGAGCGCTTCGGCGCTCCCCCACCGCCTGTGACCCACAACCATTGAGGACCTGAAAATGGGCATGAACTCCAAGAACCGCTTCGTCCCGGACGCCGCATTCTGCCTGCGTGACGCTGACGCTGCTGCAATCTCTGCCGACCTTGCGATCAAGGCCGGCGAACTGAAGACCCCGCTCGGCGCGGTCTGGAACGCTGAGGTCGCTGACGGCGACGTGGCGATCAAGATCAAGGCCTCGGACATGGATACCACGACTGCTGACGAGACCTACGCGGTCAGCGTCATCACGTCGGAGAGCGCGGACATGTCCGCTCCGGTCGTCCACGAGACCAAGACGCTGGTCGCCGGCTGGGCCAACGAACTCCTCGTCGACCAGCACGCCCTCGCCTACCGTGCGCCTTCGCACAAGTATTGGGGCGTCCAGATCGATGTCGGCGGCACCACGCCTTCGGTCAAGGCCGAGATTTACGTCCTGCCGAACTCCGGCAAGGCCGTCTAATCCACCCACCTATCAGTCGGTTCGGCCGGGGTAACCCGGCCGGATCGATCCTGTCCGACTCCCGACGCGAGATTACCTCATGAGTGCACCGACATACGCCGTCCGCAATCCCGAGACCGGCGACATCATCCCGAATCTTTCTTGGGCCAACGCCTCCGAACAGGTACGCCTCTATGGCAAGGAGTGGGTCCACGACTACCCGGAAGTCCTGAAGAAGGCACAGGAAGAGGCCCGCAAGAACTCCAATACCGAAGGCAACACGCGCAAGCTGTCGCCCGAGGAAGAGGCCAAGATCAATGCCCCGGACATGTTCGCCGCCGCTCAGGTTGCGGTCGCTGGACTGGCCGAGATGGGTTCGAGCGATTTGGCCGACCTGACCCGCGAGGAGCTTTTCGAGATGGCCGAAGATAAGTACGGCCTGAAGATCGACAGGCGTACGGGTCATGCGAAACTGGTCGAGGCGATCGAGAAGGCGCGCGCCGCAGAACCTGCCGCTGACGCTGCCGAGACGACCGAAGAGACCTCCGTCGAGGAGTAAGTGCATGGCGCACTACAGGATGGTTTGGTCGCCCGAGGGCGTACCGTTTGAAGTGACGCCGGACAAGGCGGATGATCTGGTCCTGAACAAGGGCTGGTTCAACTCCAAGCCGGTGTATGAGTCCGTAATCGTCGGGGACGAGAAGGCACCTGAACCGCCCCGCAGGGGCAAGAAGTTCACCCCTGAGCCCTCGTGACGTAGGAGGGCGTGAGGAGTCCTCAAATGTCCTTCTTCCGAGGGTCTTTTTCGAGCATTGGCGAGGCGCTGAAAACCATCAGCCTCGCCATTGCCGTTTTGGGAGCCATGTTGTCCGGCATCAGCTACGTCTATGGCACTCTGTCGGCGCAGAGCGCAATGGCCTCGGACCTGTCGAAGCTCAATGAGCGGGTGATGGTGATGGAGGAGGCCGGGAAGGATGCGAAGCTCTGGATGTATCGAGTCGAGCAGACTGAGATCGGCGTATCGGCGGCAAACCAAAAACTCGACCGGGTCGAGAGTGCTCTTCAGGACCTCCGGGTTGTGATCGAGGGCAAGCGCGCGAGCAAGTGAGACCTCCGAGGTCGGAGTTAGAAACACTCCGTTTCTAAGTTCTTCTTGCAAGTTTTTCTGTCATGTGTACTGCTGGTGATAAGGCCGAGTGCGGTCGACACCAAACCAAAAGAAGCGGGACACGGGCGGGCATTCTGGATGAAAGCTGCGGCATCTTCAATCGTTATCGAAGAAGACGAGTACGAGGTACTAGAGTTCAAATGGGCTTTGGCGATGGGCGAGGTCCACACCGAAGCAGGTAATCTCGTGGTCAGGGGGATTTCTGACGCGAGCGACGTGATCGAGGCGATTGACGACCTCGATGCGCTCATTGCAAAGCTCCAGCGCGTCAAAAGTGAGCTTCAGAAGTGTGGCAGTAACATTGATGGAACTTTCGGACGTGTTCGAGGCGGAGTCCCCGCCGACCTCGAAGCCCTCGAAGCGAGAACAGCGTAAAGCTGACAAGGAAGCGAGACGCCCCAAGCCGTTGGAGGCGAGAAACCTTCGGCAGAAGGAACTCATTCAGCAGCTTAACGCATTCCCGGTCGTCATTGCCTTGGGGCCGGCCGGCTCGGGAAAGACTTACGTAGGGGCGCGTCACGCCCTCGATCGACTGCTCCGCAAGACGATCGACCGGATCATCATCGCGAGACCTTCTGTGTCGGCTGCGCGGCACAGAATGGGCTTCCTCCCCGGCGACGGGGACAAGAAGATGAAGCCTTGGCTTGTCCCGATCGTCGACGCCTTCAAGGAGGGAACCTCCGGAGCCGAGGTCGACAGGTTGACAGCCACGAAGCAGATCGAGGTCCTACCGTTCGAGCATATGCGTGGACGCACCGTCAAAGACGGCGTCTTCCTCCTCGATGAGGCGCAGAACTGTACGCTGGCCGATCTGGAAATGTTCCTGACCAGAATCGGCGACAATGCGCAGGCGATCATCTGCGGCGATCCCGACCAGTCCGACATCGGTCGCGACAGCGGCTTGCGAACCATCGCCGAGATGGTTTCCCGACACGGTCTGAACGCAGGCATCACTTTTTTCCGAGAGGAAGATGTGGTGCGCTCCGCGACGGCCAAGGAGTGGGTCATGGCGTTCGCGGCAGAGCGTTCTCACCTGAGCCCCGGTCCTGATTTTTCGGGCGATTGGCGTCCAGCGTTTCTGGACAAGGGAGTGGAAAATGGTCGACCTTGTGGTTGAGGATGGCAGCATCGTAGCCGGCGCGAACACCTATGTGGATGTTCCGTGGGCTGATGCGTATCTCGCAATCGACCCTCATGCCGGCCCGATCTGGGCCGGCTTCGACGACGAGCGCAAGACCATGCTGCTCGCCTACGCGACGCGCTGGATCGACGAGAACGTCATCTGGTACGGCCGCAAGGTCGAGAAGGACCAGCCGCTCGCGTGGCCGCGCCACGGCATGCACGACGGCGAATATCCCGTCGCCTCCACCATCATCCCGGAAGCGCTCAAGCGCGCGGTGGCGCTCGCCGCCGTGTTCCTGCATCAGGAAAACCCGACCGAACTCGCCGAGGCGGTCGGCATCAAGCGCTTCCGCAACGATACGATCGAGATCGAGTTTCAGGACGGAGTCACCCAGAAGGCGACGCCGGACTGGTTGTCGCGCCTTCTGCGGGTCTTCGGCACCGGGCCGGGCGATCGCGGATTCAAGCCGATCACGCGGGTGCGCTGATGAATCTCGGCAGCCTCGCAAAGGTCCTGATGCGAAAGACGGTGGCGCTCTCCGGCGATGCGGCCAAGGACGTGTCCTTGGTCCTCATTACCGGGACAGCCTACGATGTCGCGACCGGCGAACCGGTCACCACTGTCGAGATCGTGCCCCTCGGCAAAGCGCTCTTCGGCGCGATCAGCGAGGCGGAGTCTGCCAAGTACAAGGTCGCCGCCACCAGCCACAAGGCCGTCATTCCCATGCTAAACTGGCAGGCGAGCGGCGCGCGCATGCTAGAGACCTCGGATCGTATCCTTGTTGGTGCTGACGAATGGCTGGTCGAGAAGGCGGTCATGGACTCCGTCGAAGCCTCACTCATCGTCTTCATGTGCAGGCCCTGACATGTACACGTCCAACATCGACGAGATCATCGCACGCCTGTCCAACGTTCCGGCCGACATCGAGAAGCGTGTCTCCCGGATCGTTATGAAGGTGGTGCACGAGATCGACATGCGCATCCATCCGAAGACGCCGGTCTGGTCTGGCGCGGCCGTGCGCAACATGATCTGGACGAGGGGCAAGCCAAACCAGACGGAGTTCGATCCGGTCGGCTCGGACGGAACCGGTGAGCAGAACCGCGCCGCGAACACCGCTGCCGCGCGACAGAGCTTGCATGCTTTGACATTCGACAAACCCTTCGCGGTCTACTATCTCACCAACAACGCCAAGCACATCCGTGGACTGGAGGCGGGCCTTCTGCCCTATCCGGGCAAGCATCCCGTCGATGGTATGTTCGGCATGACCTATGCAGAGGTCGTGGCAAAGCTCGGGAGCCTCTGATGAACGTCGACATCCTTGATCACGACCACTTCCGCCAGCTTGTCGAGGACAAGGTTCTCGGTGCCGTGCAACAGCATGCGTCGGAATATCCTGTCCAGATCAGCAACAACCCGTTCAAGCAGCCGAAGGACAGTAAGTGGGTCTCGCTGGTGATCAAGAGTGGTGAGAGCGTGACGCGCTCGCTCGGCAAGAAGTTCATCGAGCGCACGCCGGGCTTCGTCCAGATCGACATCATGCACCCGGCCGAGACCGGCCACGCCGCGCCGAAGAAGCTCGCTCACAAGCTCGCCGCGTCGCTCTACCCGAACAAGTTCGCCTACGCCACGGTCACACAGGCGAATTTCTGGAAGAAGCTGGTCGACGAAGCTCCGACCACTGGTTCCTACTTCCGGATCATGGCGCGGGTGTTCTTCTGGTACGATGGATTTGTCGAACGCCAGTCTTGAGGCGCTGCAATGTTTTGAGCCGTTTGTCAAGAATTTCTTGACGCCTTAGCCTGCTTTATCTATCATTCGCCTACACAGGATGAGTGGGACTCGTCCTTACCAATCCCATTCGTTCTGTAGGAGAATGCCATGGCGGGCACTTTCGCCGATTCCAATCGCGCGTCCCTTCGTTACATCGCTGAAGACTCTGCTGCATGGGGCGTGACGCCGGCCAACGGATCGCCGCGCGAAATGCGCATCACCGGGTCGCAGCTTGCACCGCAGAAGGAGACGCGGACTTCCGACGAGCTTCGTTCGGACCGCATGGTGCCGTCGATCGCCGAGGTCGGCGCGAGCGCCGAAGGCGAGATCAACTTCGAACTGTCGGCCGGCGCTATCGACGACTTCCTCGCGGCCTTCGTGTACGGCCTGTGGAGCCGTCCGATGACCTTCGACATGTTCAAGGGCAAGGCGGTCTCGATCAAGGCAGCCGACCAGATCACCATCGGGGGCGATGTTCAGCCCTACCTCACGGTTGGCCGGACCATCAAGACCGAAGGCTTCCTCAACCCTGCCAACAACACCTACGCGTCCATCTCGGCCGTGGCCTACGCTGGCGGCGTCACCACCATCACCGTGACCAGCGCTGCCTTCGTCGCGGAGGCCGGAAACGACTTCTGCCGCGTCCTCGACGCCAATGACGTTCTGGTCCTCAAGGATACGAACATTCGTTTCGGCACGGACGGCGCGTCGACGATCGATTCCAACGCCAACAACGCCTTTGCTGCCGCGATTGCAGCGGGCCAGTTGAAGATCGGTCAGAAGATTCACGTCGACGGCCTCGGCTTCGAGACCGGCTCGGTCACCATCACCGGGGTTCCGGGTGCCGGCACCAACGTCGTCGTCTCGGACGGTGTCAATCAGAAGACCTTCCAGTGGGGCGGTGTCGTCCCGGCCGGTGTGGTCGCCATGGCTGCCGGCGCTGATGCTACCGAGGCCGGCGACAACCTCGTCGCGGCCATCATGGATCAGGTCTCGCGCGGCAATCTTGCGCTCAAGGCAGTGAACGCGGTCGGTGTCGTCACGATTACCAACCTCGAAGAGACTTCCGGTGGCGCGATCGTCAAGGGCGCTGACCCGTCCAATGCTGTCGCCGTCGCCAACTTCGCAGGCGCGGTCAACTCGATCCGTGGAATCTTCACCATCACGTCGGTTTCCGACGACGTGCTTGGCGTCAGCCCGGCTCCGGCGACCAACGACAACGTCGGCGGCGCGACCATCACCGTCAAGGGCTCGATGCTGCGCAACCCGTCGAACGTCAACGACTTCATTCGCCAGTCCTTCACTGTCGAAACTTCGTTCGAGGACGTGAATCAGCACTTCGTCGCGACCGGCCTGCGCGTCGGCACCTTCGAACTGAGCATGGAATCCGGCGAAATCTCGACCGGCTCGATCTCGATGATGGGTCGTGCCATGGAACGTCGCAAGACGCAGACCTCGCTTCTGCGCAATGCGCCGTACACGCCGAAGGACGCGCCGGCCCACGATGTCATGAACGCGACCTCGAACGTCGGCAATCTGGCGATTGACGGCGTGGCGGGTGCTGCCTTCCTCCAGTCGATCTCGATTTCCGGCGACGCTTCGCTGCGTGAGCAGCGCGCGGTCGGCAACAAGTACGCCGTTGGTATCGGCGTCGGTCGCTTCCAGTTGACCGGCTCGTTCTCGGCCTACTTCGAGACCGGTGAACTGTTCGACAAGTTCGTCGATCACGACACGATCAGCCTGTCGTTCTTCTACCACGACAACCAGCGCAACCGCTACGACTTCACGATCCCTGCGATCAAGCTGACGGCGGACCCGGTTGCTCCGGAAGGCATCGATCAGGACGTGATCGAGGCGATCGAGTGGGAAGCTCAGCGCGACCCGGCGACCGCCTGCATGATCCAGATCGACCGCTTCTCGTCGACCATGCCAGCAATGGCTTGATCTGGTTGTCCAGATTTTCTGGACATCCAGTACATAAAGGAGCCCGACATACTCCTGCGCTTTTGCGCGCGCGAAACGGGGCCGGACTTTGTCGGGAGGTCCGGCCCCACCCCATCCCGAACCCCGACAGGTGAAATATGGCACGTTTTTCTGACAACTATTCCCACGACAAGACCGCAGCGGAAGAGGGCACTTGGGCTCCGATCGGCGGCGGCATCGAAGTCAAGGTCCGCTCGTTCGAGTCCGCTCACACCCGCGCCCTCCGCAAGAAGCTGAATGAGCCCTATGCGGCGCTGCTGCGCCTCGGCAAGGACATTCCCGAGGACGACCAGAACGAAATCTTCATCAAGCTGATTTCGCACTCCTCGATGATCGACTGGAACCTCACCGAGGGGACCGGCGAGAAGGATGCCAACGGCAAGGAGATCGAGCGTCCGATCCCGTTCTCGGCCGAGATCGCCGAGAAGTACCTGCGCGACGAGCCGCAGTTCCTTCGTGACGTGATCACGGTCCTGACCTCCACCGAGACGTTCAAGAAGCGCGCTCGGGAACTCGACGCAAAAAACTTCTAAACTGGCTGGCTCGGAGTTTCCACCAGCCGGAAGCCAGTAAAAAGGCTAAGAACCGGAAGTGGATCAACGAGCTACGCCAGAAACAAGGCAAGCCCCCACTTCCCTCTAATGAGCCGGAACAGGTGGATGAGCAGGAGTTTCTTCCTGCTCATCTGCACCCGATTTGGACCGCATTTACGGTCCTGTCCCGAAGTCGAAACGTCAACCAGATCGGCCCGCAGCCGATCCAGATTGGCGAGGTCCGCCACTACTGCGACCTCGACGGCGTGATCGACGAAGAAGACCGCCGCGAACTCCTCTTCCACGTCATGGAACTCGATGCCGAGTGGATGACCCGGAAGTACGCCGAGATCGAGACGGAGCGGGACAAACTCAAAAAGCAAGCTGAGAAGAACGGTACGAGGGGCCGTCGTCGATGAGCGACAACTACAACATCAAGATTGGCGTCGACTCGCGCTCCGGCGCGCGCGGTGTCAAGCAATTCTCGTCGGCCCTCGGCGAAGCACTCCGTACGCTGCGCGAGTTCGACAAGCGCTCGCGCAGCGCCTTCGACGGTCTGAAGAAGCTCGCCTCCGTCAACATCCCAGACATCGCCAAGAAGACGAAAGCCGTCCAGAAGGCGATCGAGACGCTGAATCGCGTCCAGATCAATCGCCGGATGATCAACGATCTCCAGCGCCTCCAGAACGCGCTCGCCGGCTTCCGCTTCAACGCCAAGGCGATCTCGAAGGTGCCTGAGGCCCTGCGCGGACTGTCGAACCTGAAGATCGACACGTCCTTCGTCTCCACTCTCAACCAGATCAAGGCAGCACTCAAGGGCTTCCGTGGCCCTCCGAAGGCGCTTGCGCAGTGGGCTGGCGCGTTCACTCCGTTCGCCAAGGTCAAGATCGATTCGACGCTCGCGCCGCGTCTGACCGCACTCAAGGCGGCGCTCAAGGGCTTCCCCGGCCTTCCCAAGGGGCTTGTAAACCTCCCGACATTCCTCCGTGGCATTTCCCGCAACCGAATCCCGCCTTCGGTGGCGCAGGGCATCGCGTCCCTGAAGACAGCACTCGCCGGCTTTGCCGGGCCGTCCGCTGCCGCAACCCGTAATCTGTCCGCCCTCGTCGCCGCTTTGGCTCGGGTCAGCCCCGGTCATCTCGCGCAGGTGGCGGCGGCGCTCGCGCGCCTCAACGGCCTGAACATCAATGTCCGTGGCCTCGGCTCGATGAACAACGCCGCGCAGCGCGGCGCGGGCATCTGGACCAACATGGGCAATTCGATCCGGAACACGACCAACGCGTTCCGTGGTCTCAACAATCAAATCTCGCTGACCCATCACGCGTCGACGCTGCTCGCGACCGCGCTCGGATCAGTGTCGCTCGGCACCTTCGTCAACAGCGTCTACGAGGCCGGTAGCGCCCTCATCAACCTGAAGCGCACGATGGGTGCGATCGCCGGGACGCCGACCGAGGTCAACGACCATCTTTCCTTCCTGAAGGACCTCACCAACGAGCTTCCCGTCTCGCTGGACGCTGTCGCTCGCTCGTACGGTAAGTTTGCTGTCGCCGCGCGCCTGTCCGGTACGTCGGTCGCGGATACCCAGAAGGTCTACAAGGGCTTTGCGACCGCGCTGTCGGCCATGGGTGTCTCCGCCGACAACCAGAAGTACGCCTTCCTCGCCTTGGAGCAGATGTTCTCCAAGGGAACCATCCAGATGGAAGAACTCCGCGTTCAGTTGGGTGACCACATCCCCGGCGTGGTGCCGATGCTGGCCGAGGCTCTGGATGTCTCGACCTCGAAGCTCCTGAAGATGATCGAGGCCGGTGAAGTTGGTTCGGACGCACTGATCAAGCTCGCCGAAGTCATGCAGAGCCGGTTCGGTCCGGCCGTTGCGGCGGCAATGAACACGTCCGCAGCCCAGATCACATCGCTCCAGAACGCGTGGACCGAGTTCAAGCGTATCCTCTTCGACAGCGGCTTCAACGCTGGCCTCGGCGCGATGGCGCGTCAGTTCGCGGAAATTCTCCGATCGGATGACTTCAAGAAGTTCGCGGCCGACCTCGGCCGGGCGATGGGCGAGGCATTCAAGCTGATCGGCGCGCTCGGCAAGGTCCTTGCCGACAACCGCGACAAGGTCATCACGTTCGCCAAGGCGCTCGCAGGCGTCATGGTCGCCTATTCGATCGTCGGTGTTCTCCGTCTGTTGGTGGCCCCGCTGTCGGTGGTCGGCGGACTGTTCTCGTTTGCCGCGACCGCCGTGCGCCTGTTTGGCGGCGCACTCGCCCTGCTCGCGGGTGGTAAGGCGGTTGCCGCCGTTGCCAACATCGCCAAGTCGATCGGCGTCCTGACCGGTAAGGTCATGGCAGCGGTCGCCGCCTTTGGCTTGCTGGCGATCCTGTCCAACGAAATCCTTGGCGACGGTAAGTTGGCCGCAAGCTTCGGCAACATGCTCGACGCCTTTGGCAAGCGCGTCGGCAAGATGATCGGCGAGATGACGGGCGGCGTCACGGAGATGTTCGATCTCTCCGGCGTCGACGGCTTCAGCGAGTACATGAAGGAGGCGGACGAATACGCCAAGAAGATTCAGGACGCCAACCAGATCAACGCGGAAAGCATCGAGAAGAATGCCGAGCGTTACGCCAAGCTCGAAGAGCAGAAGAAGCGCGCACTTACCACCGAACAGCAGAAGCTGTGGGACGAAATCAACGCGATCGGTAAGGCGAACGAGGAATATCAGAAGCAGTTGCTGCTCATCGACGAGATCGCGAAGAAGCGTGGTTTCGACCCGAAGAGTGCCGAGGTTGATCGGTGGCGCAAGATGCTCGCCGAGAACACGCTGGACGACCGCAACCCGGCCGGCGCGATGGCGCGCGACTACCGGCAGGAACTGGCCATGATGAAGGCCAAGACCGCCGAGCAGAAGGCCTTGGCGTCGGCGCAGGAGGATTACAACGAACTCCTGAAGAAGGGCCAGGATGTCGGCAAGGAGGGGCTGGAGGCCCTTCGCCAGTACCATGAGGGTATCGCCCGCATGAACGGTGAGATCGGCAACGGCGTCGAGCGCTGGGCCGCGTCCGTTGGCGACTTCAACGATCAGGTTCAGGAAGCAATCAAGGACGGCATCAGCAGCCTTTCCGACGAGATCACCAACTTCGTCACCGGAGCCGAGGCGGATTTCGCCAGCCTCGGCCGCTCGATCCTGAAGACCTTCGTCAAGATCAGTCTCGACTCGATGCTGAAGGACATCGCTGGCTGGATGGGTATGGACGGCGAGAAGAAGGGCGCGTCCATGGCCGAGAAGGCGATGGAAAAGCTCGCCGGCATTGGTGAGAACATCACCACGGCGATGACCAACGTCTACACCAACGGTCTGACCATAAATGGCGAGCCGGTGACCGGCGCTGGTGGTGGCCCGAATGCCGGCATGTCGCTTGCCGAACAGTATGCGTCCTATGGCGCGGGCAAGGCCCAGTCGAATGCCGCGAAGCAGGCGGGCATCACTCGTGCGCCGCTGCCTGACATTCCGGGCACCAATGTCGCGCCGGCCGGACCGTCCACAAACGATCGTTTCGCGACCGAGCCGGGCTTCGTCAAGCCGATGAAGACGCTCAACGACGGCGTGCGGGAATTGGATCGCAGCCTCAAGTCCATGCCTGATGGATGGGGACCGGGCGGCATCATCGGCGCGAACACCACGGCGAAGACCAACCGTGTCGGCTTTGTTGACCCCGAGCGCTTCGCGCCGGGCGTGAACCCCAACGCAAACCTCGGTCTGCGTGGCGCGATCGATCCTATCACCACGTCGGCACTGCCGGCTGGTGGTGGCGTGTCGCCAACCATCAACGGCTTCACCTTCTCGAAGTTCTCGGAGGCGTCGTACCAGCAGATTTCCAACCAACTGATGGACCGGTTGAAGCAGGACTTCAACCTGACCGACAATCAGGCTGGTGGCATCGTCGCGAACCTCGCGCACGAGTCCGTAGGCTTCCGCAAGTTGCAGGAAATGAAGCCGCTGGTTCCGGGCTCGCGTGGTGGTTATGGCATCGCGCAGTGGACCGGTCCGCGTCGTCGCGAGTATGAGGCTTTCGCAGCGCAGGGCGGCTGGACGACCGATTCTCCCGAGGCTCAGTACCAGTTCCTCAAGCACGAGTTGATGGGCAAGGAGTCCCGTTCTCTGTCGCACCTGCGTCAGCAGTCCGGCTTGGGCGAGTCTGTCGTGTCGTTTCAGGACAAGTTCGAGCGGCCGGGCATCCCGCACACGGCAAGCCGTATGACGCACGCCGACCGGATCATGAACGGCTATCAGCCCGGCACAGGGTTGCAGCCGGGAGTTGACCCGACCGCGACGGCCGGCATCGATCAGATGAAGGCGAAGGTGACTGAGGTTGGACAGGCTGCGCAGCAGGCCACGCCGGCTATGGACCAGATGAAGTCCAAGCTGAGCGAGACCGGCACGTCGGCGCAGACCGGTGCGTCCCAGACGCAGATGGCCAACCAGATGAAGACCCAGTCCGAGTTGCAGATGGGCTTGACCGCTCAGCAGACCGGTATTCAGGTCCAGTCGGCGGGCACCATGGCGGCGTCGGCCGGTCCGCAGTTCCAGCAGGCAGGTACAGCGATCCAGCAGGCCGGTACGCAGGCGCAGATGGGCGCGCAGCAGGCACAGTCCGCAACGCCGGGCCTCGGCCAGTTCGGTCAGGGCATCTCGCAGCTTCTCGGCCCGCTGTCGTCGGTCATCCCCGGCCTCGGCCAGTTTGGCAGCATGATCTTGCAGCTTCTCCAGCAGTTGATGACTGGTGGTATGGGCGGCATGGGTGCTGGCCTCTTCTCCGAGGGTGGATACTCCGACTCGCCGGTCACTCGCGCCCGCGTCAGCGCGGCTCCGTTCATGGGTGCTCCGCATTACTCCGAGGGCACGCCGAACACGAGTGGTGGCATGCCAGCGATCCTGCACGACAATGAGGCGGTGATCCCTCTGACCCGTGGCCGCAAGGTCCCCGTCGAGATGAACGAAGGCGATTCTTCGCGAGCCGGTCGTCAAGATTATCTTGACAGAAGTGGTCCACCGAATCTAACGTTCCACCTGCACGGTGTGAAGGACGCCGACAGCTTCAAGAGATCGAAGAGCCAGATCGGCAACGCCATGACGACGGTGCAGCAGCGCTCGCGTATCCGCGACGGATAGTAAATGTTTCACGACGTTAGATTCCCAGAAGACATCAGCTATGGATCGAAGGGAGGACCCAAATTCTCCACTTCGGTCATTACGCTCGCCTCCGGCAAGGAGCGCCGCAACATCAACTGGCGGCTCGCCCGCGCCGAATACGATGTCTCGCACGGCATCAAGGATGAGGCGCAGATGGATGACCTGCGCGACTTCTTCTATGCGCGCGTCGGCATGGCCTATTCGTTCCGGTTCAAGGACTGGGGCGACTACAGCGCGATCTCGCAGGAGATCGGCAAGGGAGATGGCACCAAGAAAGAGTTCTTTCTGTCCAAGGGATACCAGTCCGGCAATTGGAAGTACGTGCGGCCGATCACCAAGCCCGTGGTTGAAACGGTCACTCAGGTTCTGGTCGGTGGATTGCCGGCCGCAGAGTTCACCGTCGATGGTGCGACCGGAAAGATCACACTTCCCGAGGCTCCGGTCGCGAACGCGAAGGTCGTGGTTCCGTACTTCGAGTTCGATGTTCACGCCCGCTTCGACATCGACCACTTCGACCCGGTTCACGAGTTCTGGCTGACTCAGACTTGGCAGTCGATCCCCGTCATTGAGATCAAGGACGAGGATTGATGCCCAAGAACATCACTCCGGCGATGAAGACGCATCTGGCGCAGGACGTGACCACGCTCACGACCTGTTGGAAGATCACACGCACGGACGGCAAGGTCTTCGCCTACACCGAACTGGACAAATCACTCACCTACAAAGGCGTGAGGTATTCGTCGATCGGCGGCTTCAACAAGTCGGCGATCCAGTCGACCGCGACCTTCTCCGTTGACAACATGGAAGTCTCCGGATTCCTCTCCGACGACACCATCCCCGACGAGGAGATGCGTAACGGAGCCTTCGACTACGCCGAGGTCGAGGTCTTCATGGTCAACTACATGGACCTCTCGGCGAACATGGGCGACATCAAGCTGCGCTACGGAAAGTTCGGGGAAGTGAAGCGCGCACCATCCGGCGCGTTTCTGGTCGAGCTTCGCGGCCTGATCCAGCTTCTCAGTCAGAAGGTCGGCCAGATTTTCCAGCCCGAGTGCCGGGCCGACTTTGGCGACCACCGCTGCAAGATCAACCTGTTCTATCCGATCCGCAAGAGCGGTTTCTTCTACAAGAAAGGGGAGCGGGTTCGCGTTGCCGACATCTCTTTCGGATACCGGCCGGAGACCAGCATCGGCATCCTGAATGACAATTTTCAGGAGGGCGACGTTAAGTGGACCCGCAATTATGGAACCGCAGTCAGCGAGGGAACGCTTCAACTCGACCCTCCGGATGATCAGAAAAACTTCATCCGCATCACCGGCATTGAAGCTGGAGGCGGAAACACCACTGGTCTCTGGCAGACGCGCACATTGTTGAGTGACGGAGTCAGTGTAGACGACATCTCGACGGGTGAATTGAAGCTCAGGGTCGCCGTCACCGCCGCACAACTACAGTACGGCTCCGGATGGCGAGTGGACCTCACCTATTACAGGCTCGACTCGCGGGGCGGACTTCTCGTGACCACGACGCGTCGGTGGATTCCTCCGCGCGCCATCGTCCTCAATGAGTGGGACGTGTACACCCACGATTTCGATCTGCCACCTGACACGCGTTCGGTGCAGGTCCGAATCAACACTCACCAGCGCGATGAAGGACAGGCAATCGACTTTGGCATCGCCAAGGTAAAGGGCTCGATCGTCTTTCCGAACTCGACCAAGACCGAGGTTGAAGACTACGTCTTCTTTGGTGGAGTCGAATACGTCGCTTTGAATGACGGCGTCACGGCAACCGGTCAGCCTGAGTTTTCCCGGACCCCCGGTGACGAGGTCGTCGACGGGGAAGTCACGTGGCAGTGTGCCGACCCGGTCTATGTCTACATGGACGCAGCGGCCGTCGACGCGACGCGCTCGGCGACGATCACGGCGGCGACGCTCGATAAGCCGGACGACTATTTCAAGTATGGTGTGATGACCTTCCTCGAAGGGGAGAACATCGGACGGCGTGTCGAAATCCTTGGATGGAACAACCTCACCAAGGAGTTCAAGCTGGCTCTGCCGATGCCACGCAAGACGCTGGCAGGCGAGCGTTTCCAGATCGCCAGAGGCTGCGCCAAGACACGACAGGCATGTCGGGCGCACGGCAACATCATCAACATGCGAGCGGAGCCGGACATCCCCGGTATGGGACAGTATTTCCGCGTCGCCGGAACGGGCACAGGAAGTCCGAAGACGTGGAGAGACGACAGTGACGAAGCCGAGTAGAGACGAGATAGTCGCGGCGGCGCGTGAATATTTGGGCGTTCCCTTCAAGAAGGCAGGTCGCGACAAGTTCGGCCTCGATTGCGTCGGCCTGATCATCTTGGCCGGCCGCAATTGCGGTCTCGAAATTTACGACACCACCAAGTACACGATGGGTCCTCACCCGGAGTTGCTGCACGAATTTCTATACCCGCAGACCGAGCGACTTCCCGGCAACCGCCTCGTCCACGGCTCGATCGCAATCCTGCGGGATTCGATCTTCCCGATGCACACCGGGATCATCACCACGGACGGCAGCGAGCCGATGATCATCAATGCGAGCGCCAAGGCGCGTCGCGTGGTCGAGGAACCCTACAAAATCCACTGGGCAGCCAATCTGGTTGGCATGCGTGACTATAAAGGCATGATCTGAATGCAGCTTGGAGTTCTCTTCGGCGGTCAGCTTCTTGGCAGCGCGTTTGCCGGCAAGATGCTCATGTTTGGAGCATCGGTCGGCGCTTCGCTGCTGATGCGCCGCAAACAGGAGCCGCAGGGTAAGCTCAACGAAGTGCGTGTGTCGTCGTCCTCTTACGGACGCACGATCCCGAAGTGCTACGGAACCATCAAGGTCACCGGCAACCTGTTCTGGGCCACCGACTTCGAGGAGAAGAAGCGCTACATCGGCAAGAAGCAAAGCAGCAAGGGCGCGAGCAAGGGCAAGGCCGTCGAGGTCTACGACTACTACGCCAACTTTGCCATGGCACTGTGTGAGGGGCCAGTTGGACAGGTCCTGCGCGTCTGGGCCGACAACAACCTCATCTATGACAGGATGAACCCACTCAACCCGGACATTGTCGGTCAGGGTTTCACCAACCGAGGCCAGCGCGATCAAAAGGCGCAGGGCGGCAAGAAGGGTGGTGGAGAGTCCCACGGCCGCTTCGTTTTCCAATTCTACAACGGCTCTGAGAACCAGAAGCCAAACGGGTTCATGGTCTCCAAGCAGGGTGCCCAGAACGTTCCGGCGTTTCGGGGCTTGGCCTACCTCTGGTTCATGAAGTTCAAGCTCGGGGATTTCGGTAATCGCATTCCGACCATCACAGCCGAAATTTCCGTCCGTCCGGAAGTGACCCCGCATCTGCGCATCTTCCAGAACATGGAACCAAAGGCAAAGACCTCGTTCCGGACGATTTACAACAGGATCGGTTCTGGGCGGGTTGTGGCCGATCCCTTCTACGACCCTGTACGCAAGATGTTCTATCACGAGGCGATCGACTCGACGGGACGGTATGTCATCCGAGGATTCAACGTCGACAAGGTCAAAGAGACCGTTCGCTTCTCCTATCAGAAGCCCGACGACAAGCCGTGGCTCCCGCAGGAGCAGTTGTCGATGTACGGTGATGCGATCACCCGCAACCGATTCAACTACGAGAATATCTGGCAATACTGTGGTGTTGCTGGAAACGGGAACCTCGTCTTCACCACCAATCTAGGCCCGTATCCAAATCATAAGGCGATGATCTTCGTCAATCCGAGGTCGAAGGCCATCGAAGGTGTCTATGGCGGGACGATCAGTACGCTGTTTCCACCGTACGGCGGTGGTGCGCGATTCCCCGTCTACCATGTTTCCAGTCAGCTAACGAGCCACGAAAACGTTCGAGCCAACAGCACGTTCATCGCGGATCAGGAAGGCGTCATCCATGTCATGGATGCTCACGGAACGGGCTTCAACGTAGCCCTTCCGGCTGGATTCAACGCACCAAACTCCGTCCAGAAAGTGTCTGCCGGCGTTCCGGGGACCAATTACGGGATCATCATCCGCGAGAAGGGACTCTACACCCAGCGCGGACGCGTCTCGACGCTACTGCCCCGCATGATGACGGTAGGCAGCAAGTCGGATGATGCCACTCCGGACCTCCCCGAGGATCAGAAGGAGTACCCAGTGCAGGAGCCGGCTCGATTCCTGTTCGAGCTTCCCGGCTGGACCTCCAAGCGAGTCGATAGCGTCCTGTTTGCCGGCTACTGCGCTGCGGCCGATGCCATTGCCGTCCTCGCTACCACGACGGGTAATGCGAATCTGGAAAAAGGCCTCTATGCCGCACTGGTACACGCCGATCAGGGTGCAGCGGCAGTCGATGGCACTGAAAACATAATCTATCTCAAGAAGATCACTGACAACCAATTTCATTATCCGGAGGGTAACACCCATATGCCGGATTACCTCAGTGGCCCGGTGTACAGATGGATCGTTCCGAATAGTCGAACAGTATATTCGTGGGACTTTGTCGAGGGACGAGGAGACGTATATTCATATGGCACCAAGATGCCATTTTACGGCGATGATATTACGTACCAGTATTACTGGTCCGAATATGACGCTGTCCTCTACTTTTCTGAGCAGTACGAGGAAGGTCGTTGGATTCTCGGGCAGTTCCAGAAGTACAACCAGACGGGCATCTCGCTCGCCGACATCGTCGAGGATGTCTGCCTGTCGGTGAACATCCCGAAGTCGCGACTCGATGTCGAACCACTGCGCAGCCAAGGCGTGCGCGGCTACATGATCGAATCCACCCTGCAAGCAAGTCAGGTTCTGGAGGAACTTAGCTCGGTCTACATGTTCGACGTTGTCGAGAGCGACAACATCCTCAAATTCAAGTGGCGCGACACCCCGAGCGTCGTCACCATCCCGCAGTCGAAGCTTGGTGTTGTCGAGACCGACTTCGGCGGCGAGAACGAATACTACCAGATCACCCGCACTCAGGAGATTGAACTGCCTGAACGCTGCGTGGTTCAGTACATGAACTCCAAGGAGGACTACGAGGCCGGCTCCGAGCACGCCAAGCGACCACTCCGGCCGCTGCCGGTTATGAACTCTCGGGAATCACTCGATCTCACCCTGAACATGGCGCTTGAGCCTAAGGAGGCCAAGACCATGGCCCAGCGCATCCTCTATGCTGCGTGGGCGGAGCGTGGGCTGGGCGAGTTCGCCCTACCGCGTGACTATTTGTGGCTCGATCCGTCTGACGTGATCACCATCCATCTCGATAATGGTGAAGCCCTCTCCGAACGCATCACCGACATCGAGATTGGTGCCAACCTGCAAATGGAGATCAAGACGGTCTCGCAGATCGAGGCTGTGTATTCGACGGTCGCGGATGTTGAACGACGCGGCGGCATCATCCCCTCCGAGAATACCGTTGCCCCGAACTGCGTGCCCGGCATCTTCAATCTGCCTTATTTGTTCGACGGTGATGCCAACTACGAGGACGGCACATTCGGGTACTATTGGGCGGCTCTGCCTTACGAAGCCGGATTCCGCGAAGGCATCCTCGTGGCGCGTAATCGCGACTCCTCCGAGGTCGAAGGCACTGCCTATGTGGAAGCTCTTTGGGGCTCGATCACCGGAATGGTGCCACCGCCTCCCGTGAGCACTGATGTCACCGACACACAAACCCAGATTACGTTGAAGCCGACCTATGAGTGGAATGAGCCCGACGTGATCTACACGTGGGACTCTATCCCTGACGACGAATGGCCGAACGACTCCAACATGGTGATCATCGGAGGCGAGGTCATCCTGTTCAAGAATGTCGTCGAACATGATGACGGATCGGCGACGATCTCGCACCTGATCCGAGGATATCGCGGGACGACCAATGCAGCCTACACGCATAGGCCGGGCGAGAATTTCGTGCTGGTTACTGCGGACGCGATGCGCATCGCTGATGAGCCGGTCGCCAAGGTTGGGGAAGTTCGCAATTACTCGGTCCTGTCGTCGGCTCAGATGACGATCGAGACGCCGGCAAACCTGAACGCCGCGTCTCGTCGACCGTGGCCGGTTGGTGGCGTAAAGCGCACCAACAACGTAGTCGACGACACGATCACAGTGACGTGGAAGCGTTCGACCCGCTTCGGCGGCACGCTGATGAACAGCACAGGCGCAGTCCCTCTCAATGAACAGGAAGAAGAATACGAAGTCTTCCTTCTGAAGGCTCCGTTCGACCCGAACACCTTCAACCCTGAAAATGCAGCCATGTATTGGCACGCATCCGGACCCATCTCGACTCAGTCGTACACCTTTACAAAGGCTGCGTTGGCGGCTGCGGGACTTACGCACAAGTCCGATGTGCACGTCGTAATTTATCAGAACTCTCAGGCAGTCGGACGCGGCTTCGCACGCGGACTGTCACTCCGGTACTCGATGTTTGGAATTTGATCATGGCGCTATCTCCTATCCTCGCGATCCCACTTTTGTCGGCCAACCAGTCGGCCAAGGAAGCTACCATCAATGACGCTATCAGCTTCCTTGAGCAGGCGAGTAACAGGGCGCGCGATCTCGACTTCGCGGCGGGCGACGTTGTGCTGCCGGTTCTGGACCTCCAGCGCTACTTCATGTTCCGGTGCAAGAACGTCACCGGTCTCCGCGCGCTGACGATCCCGGCGACATCGAGGGTTTTCGTCGTCGACAATTCGACCGGGACCAACATGGTCAACGTCGTGCGCGGCGCGGCGACGCTACCGCTACCGACCGGAACGACGGCCGTGTTCTACGTCGACGGAAATTACCTCATCTACCTCTACTTCTCAGACAATGGCGGCACGATTCCTTTCACGAGCCTGTCGGACACGCCGGTCAACTACTCCGGCATGAAGGGCCGCTTCATGCGGGTCAAAGACACTGAGGACGGGGTCGAGTTCGCGCCGGCCGGCGCGTCGATCTCGAATTTCACTGACCTTTCCGACACGCCCGTCGACTATACCGGAAGCGCCGGCATGGCGGTTCGCGTCAACGCGGCGGGGACAGCCCTGACGTTCACCAATGAGAGCGGAAGTCTCCGCGACCTCAACGACGTGCCGGATTCTTACGCAGGGGCAGCACACCAATACCTCCGGATCAAGGCGGATGAGACCGGGATCGAATTTGTGCCGTCCGGCGATCTGATCTCCATGTTCAGAGACCTCACCGACACGCCAGTGACCTATGAAGGTTATGGTGGCTTTGTCGTGCGCGTGCGCGAAGATGAATCCGGTCTGGAGTTCGTGGCGGGCGGTGGAGGCATCACCGAGTTCACGGAACTGACAGACGCTCCGAACAGCTTCACCGGCTTTGAGGGGGCGTACCTGCGGGTCAAGAATGACGGAACTGGGATCGAGTTTGTCTACTCCGGCGACTCTCTGGAAGACTTCACCGATCTCGCGGACACGCCGGACACTTTGTCTGGGGCTGGCGGTATGGTCGTTCGGGTCAAGGAGGATGAATCCGGTCTGGAGTTTTACGGTCTGCCGACTGGAGGCGGAGGCGGCGCGGGGACCTTCCTCGAATTGGCCGACACGCCTGACAATTTCACAGACGCTGGTGGAAAGTCGGTCCGCGTCAAGGCGGATGCAACCGGTCTGGAGTTCTTTGACCAGCCGGCCAGCGGCGCGAAAACCTTCCTCGGACTGACCGACACGCCGGCAGACTACAGCGGTCAGGCTGGCAAGACGGTCCGGGTCAACAGCGCAGCCGATGGTCTCGAATTTTATAATCCATCGGGTCTGACGGTAACCACCAAGACGGCCAACTACACCCTCGCGCTGCCCGACGCCTCTGGATACGTCCGCATGAACGTGGTCGCGACAAACACCCTGACCGTGCCGCCGAACTCGGTAGTAGCATTTCCAATCGGTACGGCGATCCCGATCCGCCAGATCGGAGCAGGCCAGACCACGGTCGTGGCTGGGACCGGCGTCGTCGTTAATACGTCCGAGACCCTGAAGCTGCGCAAGCAGCATTCCGGCGCGACCCTCATCAAGGTCGCTACTGATGTGTGGGACTTGGTTGGTGATGTGGAGTTGCTGCCGTGATCCCTTATCCGATTCTGATGGGAGCCAGCGCGGCGGCAATCCTAGCCGCTGTCGCCGGCAAGGAAGCACCACCTGCTGGCGGGCCGCTGGGCATCTACGACCAGACCAGCGCAGTTTCTGACGTTGATGCTTCGACCATTGCCGTAGCGCGGCCGGAGCGCGTGGTGGCCGGTACGTTGATGGTGGCCTTTGTCGCCACTGGAGCGAGTATTTCCTCCGTCACCCCGCCATCCGGTTGGGAGGTAGTTGTCAACCGGAAGGACGGGCGCTCCTACGGCGGGTGCTTTTATCGATACGCCACTGGTTCTGAGCCGAACTACTACACTTTTACATGTACCGGAGCGGCACAAATTAATGCCGTAGTTTTTGCCATCGGCGGCGCTGCGCTGACTTCGCCGATCAACGCGTTCGGAACTAATGGGGCTCCAGCCAATAATCCTACTCACGTCGTCCCGAGCCTTACTACCACTGTTGACGGCTGTCTCGTTCTCAGCGCAGCGATCGCAGGCTGGTCCGGCGTAACCTACACCGATCCGGGCGGCGTCACGCGAATATTCTACCAGCGCCCTACTGGACCATCCGGTGGGCAGTCCAACGCTCTCGTGATATGCAAAGAGGAAAAGACGACAGCAGGCGCGACTGGTACGCGGACGTACACCCCTAGCGAAGCCACCGAGTTTACGGCCTTTGGCATTGCAATTGCCCCCGGTAATTCTCCCATCGGCCCGGCGAAGTCGTTTCTCACGCCAGTCGTCGGCGCGATTTCAACGCTCAATCAGAATACGACCGGGACTACTGGCACCATCAATAAACCTGCTGGTGCTCAGGAAGGCGACCTTCTCGTGGCTCACATTAGCCTCGGGGTTTCCGCGACCGCTCTGGCTACGCCGTCCGGCTGGACATTGATAGATCAAGGCATCTACGGTAGCGCGCGGTCGTTCCTTCTGTACAAGGTAGTGACGGCCTCGGAGCCGTCCAGCTATACATTCACGTGGACTGGCACGACGCGGTGCTGCGCGGCCATCATGCAGGTGCTGAACGCCAACCCAAATAGGCCGATCCTACAGCACTCGCGCTATGGCGGACCAACGAACTCTAACCCTTTCATAGTCGGCGTTGGCGCGATCAATGGTGACAACAGACTGGTCCTCGCGATGGTTGATGGAGGTTGGGGAGGGCAGTCCATCACCACCGGGCCGTCTGGGTACACGAAGCTGTACGACTTCGCGACGGCAACTGCAGGTGGTGACGGCGTGACGGCAGCCGCCTTTTCGCGTGTGTATAACAGCCCCGGTTTCGTCAACTCCCTGTCGATAGTACCTGTCACAGGACTCAACTACGCCGCCTTCAGTTTGGTCATTAACCCGAGAACGGAGTAGCCAGCACTTTATCGGGGTGAGCCACTGAGGATTTTTCGGGACTTTTCAGGCGATATGTGTCAAGATTTGCTTGACATATATCGACTGATTTTCTTTACACGAAGATTCCGCCATGAACATCACTGGTCACAAACTCAGCGGGGTGCCGTACATCCCGGCACGCACGATCGGACGTGTGATCAATCCGACCTTCCTCGTCATGCACTACACGGCAGGATACACGGCCGCGTCGGCGATCGGCACCTTCCGGAGCACGGAGATCGCCGCCCATCTGGTGATCGATCGTGACGGCAAGGTGACGCAGATGGTGCCATTCAACTGTCGCGCCAACCACGCAGGGCCGTCCAAATGGGCCGGCGTCGAGATGCTGAACAACCACTCGATCGGATTCGAGTTCGTCAACATCGGATGGGCCAAGATGCGGGCGGATGGGCGTCTGGTGGATGCCTACGGAAAGGTTGTGCCTGAGGATCAGGCCAAAGAGTACATCGAGGCCCCGAACGAGCGCGTAGGTCCCGGCCGCATCTTCTGGTGCCCATACACGCCAGCCCAGATCGAGATCGGGATCGAGATCACCAAGGCGCTCCTCGATCGTTATCTGATCCGCGACATCGTCTCCCACGAGGAGATCGATACCCGTGGATGGAAGACGGACCCCGGCCCGGCATTCCCGATGAACCGCTTCACCGCGCTGATGCGCGGCGTATCCGACCCGATCAAGTCGCCGACGCCTAACGTCGTTGTAGTCGACACCGATGTTCTGAACGTCCGCTCCGGCCCCGGAACCGCTTACCCGATCGTGGGGCAGACGAAGCGCGGCTCCAGACTCGGTGTGATCTCAGTTCAGGACGACTGGACGAACGTCCATACCCTCAACGGAAACGCGTGGGTTTCCTCTCGCCTCGTGAAAGCTGCCTGATGGAAAACGACCCTAAGGACATCGTGAATCGCACCCGGCGAGCCCTATTCGTGTTCATCACGGTCGCATTCTGCCTGACCGTGGTGACGGTTATGGGCTTCAATCCGGAACTGACTGGCAAGGTCAGCGAGGTCGTCGCGGACGGCCTGCTCTCGCTCGCAATGTTCCTGTCGATCTCCTACGTCGCCGGCTCGACAATCGATTACTCGGGCGTACTCGCCCGCTTCGCCCAGCCACGCAGAATGGCGCTTCCCACTTCTGAACCGGAAGAGTTCAAGGGAGGTGTGGGCTGATGGTCTCGTTTATGAACCCGATCGGCATTTCCCCGGTCTCGATCGCCCTTCCCAATCGCAGGAACTCGTCGGCCCCGCCGATCGTCATCGAGCCCACTGCTCCGATCAACACAGGCAAGCCGATGATCTCCGGCGAGCCACGCGAAGGCGTCACCCTCGTGGCGACGCGCGGCGTGTGGAGCACTGGAGGCGTAGGTATTTCGAGTTACGAGTATCAGTGGTTGCGCGAGGGAGAGCCGATCCAAGACGCAACCAGTGAGACCTACACACTCACAGCCGACGACAATTACAACGCACTCTCCGTCGAAGTAATCGCTCGAAATGCCCTCGGCTTGGGCATCGCCGAGAGCGATCCAACAGGCCGTGTAGCGCCGGCTCCGCATGCGCCAGTCAATACTGAACTGCCCACGATCACAGGTATCGCTCGATCTCAGGAAGTGCTTGCGGCGAACTCCAACGGTCAGTGGACAGGTAACGGAGACGAGCTACTGGATTTCAATTACCAGTGGCTCACCGATGGCGTCGCTATGCCGGGCAAAACCGGAACCACGATTCTCCTCACCGACAACGAGGTCGGAAAGCGTATCAGCCTGCGCGTCACCGCAATCAACTCGGTCGGCGCTACAGTCGTGGAAAGTCTCCAGACTGCGGCCGTGATCGCAGCGCAGTTCCAGCCAGCCATCGTAAGCCGACCGACGATCACAGGCGTCGCGCGCTCCTCCTACACGCTGACCGTATCGACCGGTACATGGAATAATGGTGGGTCTCCGATCCACACCTACACCTATCAGTGGTTCGCTGACGACGTAGCGATCGCTGGGGCGACCACCAACACGTTCACGATCACGGACGCTGAGCTTGGAAAGAGAATCCGAGCCGAAGTGACGGCAATCAACGCGGTCGGCAGCATCACGGCTACAACGGTGCCAACAGCGGTTGTCGCTGAAGCCGTCTTGCCTCCGTCTGTCATCACGGCTCCGAGGATCACCGGCACCGCGCGTCAGTACGAGACGCTGACCGTTTCTGATGGCGAGTGGAACGCGAACGATGGGACGATCTCCGGATACACTTACGAGTGGAAGCGCTCGGGAGTGGTGATCCCCGGTGAGACCGGCAACACCTACACCCTCACGGCGGACGATGTTGGCAAACGCATTCAGGCCTTCGTGACGGCCACGAACGAAGCGGGCTCGACGACGCGTGCAACGTCACAGACATCGACTGTTACGCTGCCTCTGAAGCCCGTCGCCATTACCAAGCCCGTCGTCTCGGGAACGGTGGCCGTGGGCGAAGTCCTTACCACCACGGATGGTGTGTGGAACGACAACGGCAACCCAATTACGGCTATCATCTATCAGTGGCGTGCCGGTAGTACGAACATCGCCGGAGCGACCAACAACACATACACGGTTCAGTCTTCGGACATTGGTAAGCGCCTCAGCGCCACTGTCACAGCGATCAACGAAGGTGGAGGGACTTCCTCCATAACGGATCAGACGATCATCGTCCCCGTGCCTCCGGAAGCGCCAACGGTCATCACCAATCCCGTCATCACCGGACTGGCTAAGGGTGGGGTACTGTTGACGGCTTCCACCGGCACGTGGAATGTAAATGGCTCCCCGATCACGGAATACCTCTTCCAGTGGTACGCGGGCGGTCTGGAGATCGCAGGGGCTACGGCGGCAAACTTCACACCAGACGACAACCACGCCGGATCGGTCATCACAGTCGGCGTCCGGGCGATCAATGCCTTGGGAACTTCCGAGGAAGCGCGCAGCGCCGGCACTGCCCCGGTACGTCCGACCGTTGAACCTCCTACGAACAGGACACTGCCATTTATCACCCCGACCAACGCGTCTCCGGACAGCCTGCTTGATGCAGATTCTGGAAATTGGGACGGCAATGGTGAAGACCCTGTCTTCTCCTATCAGTGGTGGAAGGACGGTGTCGAAATCCCCGGTGCGAGCGCGATAACGCATCAGCTTACCGAGGACGACATCGGAGCGTTCTTCCACGTCGTGGTGACGGCAACCAACTCGGCAGGCTCCAAGTCGGCAAACTCCAGTCAGATCGGTCCGGTCACGTCGTCGATCTCGTCGAATCTGGTGCTCGACTACCGAGTTTATGATCTCGCCGGGATGCCCAAGGTGAACGTGTCCCTTCCACTGGATTACGAAATTCTCGCAGTTTGACAGGTATATCAATGGTAGCAGCAGCAGATGTGAAATGGCGGTTGTCGGGAGGGGTGGCTAACAACAACCCCCACGCCTCTTTGGGCGGCGAGATGTCCGCCGTCGATGTCACACCCGGAGTCCTGAACAACCTGTTCGACCCAGTTTCCTCTCCGGAAGCGCAAAACGGGAAGACGGAGTACCGCTGCGTCTATGTCCTGAACAATCACGCGTCGGACACTTTGATCGACGTTCGCGCGTATATCCAAGCGCAGACACCGAATACCGGGACGACGATCGACATCGCACTTGCCCCTACCAGCGGCGCTGCTCCAACAGGAAGCGAAAACAGAACCCCGGCCGATCCTTCGGCAGGATTGCAGGCGACCGCAGGAAATCTCCAGAGCAATATGGTCTGGTACTGCGTCGATTATGCACCGGAGCTTGGACTGTTCGTCGCCCTTTCACTCGGTGGCGGTACTTCCTCAGACGTGCGTGCGGCGACTTCTCCAGACGGACTGAACTGGACCGCCGCAGGCGCGACCGCCGACATCACGAAAAACTGTAACTGGCGCGACATCTCTTGGTCGCCAAAACTTAAACTGTTTGCTGGTGTTGCGGACTCTGGAACCACCCGTATTGCCATCAGCGCAGACGGCGTCTCTTGGGGCCAGCGCGTGACCAACTACATAGTCAAGGGCGTCAAATGGTTCCCGGAACTCGATGCCTTCCTCTACGTCCGCCTTGCCACAAACCATTTTGTCGGCGTTTCGCATGACGGCATGGACTGGTCCGTTGGTGTACAGTCCCCGGTCGCCTTGGGAGACAAAATTGGATTTGCCTATTCTCCGCCCCTCGGCCGCACCGTGATCTGCGGAGGAACCAGCATCATCCACTCGACCACTCCACTGGAAGGAGGGTGGGTGGCGGGCATCACCGTCCCCAGTGCAAATTTTAGCGGCGTTGCGTGGTCACCAAAGCTCGGAATGTTCATCGCATCAAATAGTGGGTCGGGAGGCAGCAAACTCTACAAGAGTGTGGACGGGATTAATTGGACACCATTGATTACATACGCTTTCCCTCCTGTACTCTACCACGCTAACTGGTCGGAAGGTCTAAGTGCATTTGTCGTCTGCGGGCTGAGCTTTGCTGCTATGTCTTTCGATGGTGTTGTTTGGACGGAGATCACCGTACCCGCATCCACAGGCTACCAGAGACTTCTTCCGGTCGGCACCAAGACCTATACGGTTGGTAACACAGGCACTGCCCGCAACTACGTCCTAGAGGCTCCGGAACTGGTTTTCAGTTCCCCGGCAGATGCCGAGAACGGTCTGGAGATCGGTGATCTCGGACCGGGGCAGCGGCGCGCCGTCTGGGTCCGGCGCACGGTTTCGCCCGGCGCGCCTGCGGTAGCCAACGACCCATTCACCCTCGCAATTCGCGGCTTCCCGCCGCTGGCCTAATCCAAAGGAGAACCATCCATGGCCTTCAAAACACGTCTTGAGTTCTGGAGACTGTCGACGACCGATGACGGCGTGAAGACCGTCGTCCTCGACGAGCCGATTGCCGACTCGATCGAAATCGACGCCAACATGGCTGACCCCATCGAGCTACCTGTCCTCGTCAACCGCGAGGCTTATGGCGTGTCGATCTACGGCGTCGCCGGCAATGCTACCGTGGAGATCACGGAGACGCCGACGAAGAGCCCTCTGCGCGGCCGACTGATCGTCGAAGGGTCGCAGCACTGGATCATCGCCAAGGGCGGCAAGTCGGTCTTCATCACCGAATACGTCTGATGTTCAACCCGCTCAGCCTCTTCTCCACCTTGAAGTCCGGAGTGATCACGGTCGCCGTGGTCGCCGGACTGACCCTTGTTGGGTCCTTGTGGGTCCAGAAAAACTTGGCAGAGAAGAGGATTGAATCCTTACAGATTGAGAAGGTCAACCTCCAAAACACTGTTATCGCTCGTGAGGTCGAGGTCAAGGGCCTGAAGATCGCCATCGAGTCCTTGGAGGATACCTTCCGCAGGATCGACGAACACAGAGGGGTCGAGGAAGAAATAAGCAGGGAAATCGAGAATGCGCCAAGTGAAAACGATGGTCCTGTCGCTCCTGTACTGCGTGATGCTATCCGCAGCGTTGAGCGGCTGTACAACCCCAACAAAAACTGACGTTTTCGTCGCATCTCCGACGATCCCAGATAGTCTGCGCACGTGCAGGAACGCGCCCGGCGCACCGAGGGAGCCCTACACCCAGAAGGACGTTGCGCGCTTTATCAATGGGTTGGCCGGAGCCCATCTTGACTGCCGGGAAAAGTTGTCCGGCGTTGTCAGAATCGTCGACCAGACAGAAAAATCATCTAAAAACGTTCCTAACTCCAATAGAGTTCCCTAAGCCGAAAGAGGTACACTTGATTCGGTTTCGCTTAAACGAATCCTTACCTTGTCAAGAGCCAAAGGATTCTTTTCTGACAGAAAGCCTTGACAGCCTCGTAAAGCCGTTCTAACTGTTTCGCATCGCACAAAAGTGCGGGGACAACGGGACAGGGAAACCAATGGAAGGTGCTGTAAAAAGAACTACAAAACCAACTCTGGACAGAGAAGGGTGCATCGCGTTTGGCAGACGACTAAGTCATGCCAGAGAAGCAGCGGCACTCACTCAAGCAGAATTGGCGCGCCGTCTCGGGTTTTCTCGATCTGCAATTGGTCAGTGGGAACTCGGGAACACCTACCCATCCATCGACAACGTCAAAAGCCTTGCGGATGCTGTCCGCTCGACTCCGGAATTTCTTCTCTTCGGCGTCGAGAATAGCAATCCCGAAAGAATGGCGAATGCTATCCCTTTGATCGACAAGATCGACGGCAAGGAGCGTGTCGTCACGTCTATCGTCCTGCCGAGGGACGCTCTCCAGCGCATCGGTTTGACCGGCGAGGAGAAGCTGCGGGCCGTCACCGTATTCTACGACGACGAGATCGAAGGCATGAAGGCCGGCGACATCGTCGTGGTCAATACGGAAGACAAGGACATCCGAGGCAAGGGGACCTTCGTTCTGGACAACCACGACCGCACGGCCATTGGTGAAGTCCAAGCGGTGCCGGGCTCCCATGACAAGATGATGCTCGTCAAGATCGGCGGCAACGACTTCGAGGTGCCGGTCGGCAGACTGCCGATCGTCGGCCGTGTGGTCAGTAGCGTACTCGTCGGCCGGCCACACTAAGTCAGGACTTGGGTACATCGATTACGCTCTGGCCGGGGTCACTCCCGGCCTTTTCGTTTCTGCACTCAACCCGCCATTCCCCCTCCTCAAGGTCGATTTCCTTGCGGGCTGCTTGGATGACAGGGTCAGACGAATCCTTGACGACAAGGCCGCAGTACCACTTGATGGGAAGCGGACCGGTCGTCTCTTTGTCGGGGATGAGTTCAGAGGTAACCGTGCCGGCGTCCAGATCGATCGTGGTCAGTCTCATCAGACGAACATCCAGAGCCCGTCTTCGTCCTCGGAGGCGAAGACACCACACGCTTCCAATTCCTCGATCTGCTCCTTGGTGATGACCTCGGCCAACTTCCTCACGTCGACCTCAAGCCAAATTTTGTCGTGCTCGGCCGCAGTCACCATGTCCATGACGTGACCATTTTCGTTCACCTGCTCGGGCAGGATCGACTCCAGCAGCATGAAGGCGTGCAGGTCGTTGCGCTTGGTGCCGAAGCGACCGTCGCAGGCGAAGTTGACGCCTGTGTTTGGCCGGTTGCTTGCTGCCTCGAAGGCCTCGATCATCTCGTCGACGGTCATATCAACCACTCTCCAGTTTGCCAGTCGATCCGACCTTCGCGGACTTCTCTCTGCGTGTGCATGGCGTCCACCAATCGATTCCAAATCAGACGCCAATCATCCCGGATAAAAATCCGATGCAGGGACTCTAAATGATACGTAGTTGCCATTTCCCCGAACCGCACCCTGTCCCAGTTACGGGCGTCGTAGATATGCGCCACTGTCAACACGTCGCCATAATCGGCGTCGAACTCTCGCGCGATGCGCAGGAATGGGTAGCTCTCCGGCTTCACGTCGCCACCCTCAGCCACTTCTTGCCGCTGTAGACGATCACGCCGGCCTTGCGCCACTTCTGCAACAGCCTGTCGGCCACGCGATCGGCGATCCAGTCCATGCGGGGCACGCCAAGCTTGACCAGCACGGCACTCAGTTCGCTTGCTCTGAACGAGCGACCGACCGGAAACCATGCCGCGACCGTGTCGATCGTCGCCTGCGGGACCTCGAATCCGTTGACCTTCATAGAACCCTCTCAGACTGAACCATCTCCCAGACGCTCTCTAGGATCGCGTGCGACACCTGATCCGGGAATTTCGGATCGTCGATGATGCCTTTTTCGTTGGGTGCAGCGCTCGCATTCGTGTGCGGGTTGTCAGCGTCCCAGAACCGGTAGCGGTTGCGGATGAACATGCCGACCGTCGAGTGGAACCGGACCATACCAGCGGCGCTCTCGACCTTGGCGATAACCTCCTTCTCCTCATCTCGAAGCTCGGAGAACAGATGCTTCGCGATCTCGTCAGGCGATGGATATTGGGTCACGTCGCACTCCTGTAAACACACCAACCGATGATCCCGCTGCCGATCGCCGCGAAGCATTCTCCGGCCGTTGTCGGCGGCAGGCCGGCAAGAGACACGGCGACGCTGAATAGGCACGTGCCGAAGATCGCCGAGCCCGCCACCACCTGCACCGTCGTCACCACAAATCCTCCGAAAACAGATCAGTCATGTTGTAGTCGCGACTGCTCGTCTGCCCAGCCAGTGAGGCTATGGCGCGCGCCTCGCGCCGGCCGACGAAGCGCCCATGCGACGTGACGAATCCCTGCTCCTCGGGGAGGATCACGAACTCAGGATTACCCTTCTGGTAGAGCGAATTGACCAGCCGGATCACTTCGCCGTGGCGCGCCGGAGGTAGGAGGGAATAAGTGCAGTTGTCGCGCTCCAGACGGACGGCTGCGGCGACGATGCACTCTTCTTCGTTCTTGTTCATGTGAACTCCACCTTGTCGACGCCGGACCTGTACGCGGTGCCGCTTTTCAGGTTGATGTAGACCCGCTCACCGTCGAAGTGCATGTAACAGCCGGTGAAGGTCACGCTCGTCCCGGTATCGTCGTCTACGACATCAACTGTGTAGGTCGCGGTAGGGTTGAACTCGTCATTGACTTGAATGAGTGCAGAGATGGTCAGTTGGGTCTCTTTGGTGACGGTGATGTTCATGTGTCCGTCTCCAGATCGAAGAGCCACCTGCCATGCACAGAGTTCCTGTAGACCAAGCTGAGATCGCTCCAGCAGTAGCGGCGCAGCCTCTCCGAATGATCGACCGGCTTGTAGAAGAGGCCCTTCAGCTTCTCCATGGTCAGAGGCTCCGGCTCTGCACTCATCTGGTTCGTTGTCGTGCCATAAAGAGCAAGCAGACTGTTTTCGAGGTACTGGAGGATGCGCTGTTCGATCGCGCTGTAGTCGATCCCAACGCCGTTTCCGTGGCGGTTGATCTCAATCGCTTCGTCGAGGTCTTGGGTGACGCGGCAGCGCCCGCCGTAGAACTCCTTGTAGACAGAGATCGCAGCCTCGTGGCGATCCCGCTTGAGTTCGTGCATCTCGAACCCGTCCATGGGTACAAGGCGTCCAGTCGGCGTCGTCTTGAACTCGATCATGGTGCCGTCGTCGAGCATCGCATCAGGTATGGGGCAGAGGTCCCAGTCGGGCCAATAAACCGGCACGTCTAGGAAATCACACAGCGCCGAGGCCGAGACGGTTGAGAGCAGAGCATTGGTAGGGAGAGCCATCAGATCACCAGCGCAGAAGGAGGATCACGGCAATAATCACCACGAGGGAGGGGAGGAGAATCGGGTCCATCAGTCACACCCCCTGCCACGAGATGACGACGAGGAAGACCGCCCCGTAGATGAGGTAGGCGATGCTTGTGACCTTGAGACCGGCCCACTGAGCGTGCCCGAGGGCGAGACCCTGACTCTCCTTCTTCTCCGAGACGAGGTGGCCGAGGTAGAAGGGGAAGAAGAAGACGCAGAGAGCACCTACACCTGCGACGAGTCCTAGCGTGTTACGACCTAGTGCGAAGAGGAAATCAGACATAAGTCCAGTCCATCTGCTTCGCGAGTTCGCGGGCATGCTCGATCGAGTCCGCGACGACAGGTCGCCAGTTCTTGGACCACGATGCCGACAAACCACCTTGCTGGATAAAGAAGGCCGCATCCTTGACGAAGGGGCCTCCACCTGTACTCGTGACGAGCACGTAGTGGGTCGGGCTATCCGCCTTGCGAAGAGGCTCTCCGACAGGGCGTACCTGACTCATGTCGATCGTCTTGGAATCCGAGCGTATGTCGGCGTTGCGGGTGCCTCGTCTCTCCGCCTTCACGACGGCAGCGGCCAGTTCATCAAGAATCGCAGGTTCGCCTTCATCGTGACTGCGATCCAAGCTGTCGTAGTAGGCAAGCGTCGCTTTTGCGGCAGCCAGTAGTTCAGGATCGGCGGTGCTGCTGCTGCTGCTGCTGCGTGGATGACCGAAGTCCTTCAGCGCGAAGTCGCGGAACGCCTTCTTGTCGTGATCCCATGCGCGGAGCAGCCACTGCGACTCCGGGTGCCACTCAGTCGAGCCCCAGTAGATATGGTCCGGCGTGATCGTGCGCTCGGCCGTCTCACCCTTCCAGTTGGTGTAGGTGAGCTTGATGGAGTGCTCGACGGACATGCTGAAGGCTTTGGGAGGCTCGTGAGGGCAGCGCTGGCCAAGTCGCCGATCACACGCATTGCAGCCGCTGCGCGGGTACGACTTACCTTCAGCCTGAAGGCGGTTGCGGCAGTTGTGCGGACGGTTATCCATGATCAGCCCCACACCATCCAAGAGGAATAGAAGAACCAGTAGACCGGCCAGAAGATCGCCGAGATCAGCGCGGGGAAGGCAACAGCGCGCAGAGCGAGAGCGGAGTAGACCTCCAAGGCGTGGGCGAAGGTGAGCCACGCGCCGATCATATAGGCGACGGCGAAGTAGCGACCGTCGTTGAAGATGTGCCAGAAAAGGCCCTTGGCGGTCTTCCAGATTGAGATGCGCATGCGCTGGTCCTTCTTGGCGAGCCCGAAATAGCGGGAGTATTCGTCGGCGTTCATGGGGAGCCCTAGTTGGTGATCGCGACCCAGCGGCCGGCGTGAGACGCGTCCTGCCGCTTGAGGAAGGTGTAGTTGCTTTCCGACCAGCGCTTGATCTCGTTGGTCAGGTTGTCGAGGATGAGATCGCCTTCACTGGTCCGCATCGTCAGCACGGCATGACCTTCGCCATCCGGCTTGCGCACGACCGTGATCAGGAGATTGGAGAGCGGGACGAGTCGCGACAGCGCCTTGCGCTTCTCCAGCACGATGTCCTCGCAGTCGCCGACGTTCTGGACGGGATAGGTCCAGAACTCTTCCTGTCCGTAGGTCTCGTGGTCGGTCCTCGGGCTGACCCGCAGATTGACGCCGATGTTGATCTGCTCGATCCGCTGGAACAGCTTCTTCGTCAGGTCGATCGGTGCGGCCGGCTGCATGGGACCACACTCGGCCGGCACGCGCCGGCAGAAGTCGTAGTGACCGTACGGGATCGAGGTCTGCCCGCCGATCGACATCGCGTAGAGAGCTATGGCCGCGAGCGCCGATTCCAT